GCAGAGCAAAAGCAAGAAGTATTTGAACCAATGTTCAAGAATTTTGAGACAGAAGAAATCTTAGAATATTTTAAAGAAATAGTAACTAAAATACCAAATGCTATTTTTTATAAACCAGCAAGTAGTTCTGGAAAATATCACAATTCACAACAGGTTGGTGAATATGGACAATTAATTCATATTTATATGTTTTCTGATATCCTTAATATGTTTTTGGATTTAGAATATAACAAACATAGATTCCCAAATCCAATTGAAAGAGATTTAATGAGATGTACTCCTGCATTACATGATATGTGTAAATACGGAATGGTTGGAAGCAGAACTCATACTACTAGTAAGCACCCTCTTATGGCTAAAGAAAAATTAATTGAAATTAATAATCAAAAAAACTTTAATCATCCATTAAAGGAAGACCAGCTTAAAGCATTATGTGAAATGTGCGAAAGACATTCTGGAGAATGGAATGTTTGGAAGGACAAACAAGCTTCTTATGGATATTGGGGAGATATTTACGATGAAGTAACAACTGGAGAGATGGAAAAACCACAAAACGATAGAGACATATTGATTCATGAATGCGATATGTTAGCTTCCAGAACTTTTCTTACATATGATATACCTGATGATTTAATCGAAAGATTTGAAAAGAATATCAAAATAAAATAACCCAATATCCAATCTCTCCTTTCTAAAGGTAATCAAAGGTAATCATAAAAGTAATCAAAAATATTTCTGTTTGACAAGAGAAGACCGCTGTGCTATTATACATTTGTTGTCGCCAAGACAACAAATAAGCTGGCATAGCACAGTCGGTAGTGCGTCGCATTGGTAGTGCGGAGGTCACGAGTTCGATTAACATATATCAATAATAATAGGGTTCAGAAAGTCTTTAAATACCAAGGATTTTTGAATCCTATTTTTTTGCTTTTTAAGAGGTAATCAAACAGGTAATCAATTATTTAAACCAATGCGAATTCTGGAATACTGTTAATTATCTCAGATTTCTTTTCTATAGATTTTCTATTTCTATGATAATATTTCTCAGAAGTAGTAATATCAGAATGACCCATTTGGTCTTTAATAAATCTTTTGTCTAAATGCGCATCTAATAAAATAGTATCGTATGTCGCTCTTATCTTATGAGGAGACTTTTTATAAATATTAGTATCTTTACACATTTTATAAACTCTTTTTCTGATTAATAGAGTAGTTAATCTTTTATCTTTTTCCATAAATATCCATTCTTTATTTTCAGAATATGCTTTTAAATTTCTAAGAAGCCATTGATAATTTGATGGAACAACTATTTCTCTATTACCAGCTTGAGTTTTAGAAAACATTTTAACTGTATAAATTGTTTTATTGTTTTCTTTATAACGAGTCTCTATACGTCTTATTTTTATCGTATTCTTTTCAACATTAATGTCTTCTGATTTTAAAGCTACAATCTCACCTATTCTTGCTCCAGTTATAAACATTAATAATACAGCTGAATTTCTAATATCTAAATTATCTTTAAGATATTTAATTGCAATTGAAGTTTCTTCTTCATTAAATACTTCTTCATAATCCTCTTTAATATTTTTTTGAAATTCATTATTACTTATCTCTAATTGGAACAATACATCTTCAGGTGTATAAGATATTAGCTTCTTTCGTTTTGCTCTTTTTAAAATACCTTTTGTAATAGTCTTTAAACTGCCAAAAGCTTTTGCTGATAATGAATGTTCAGGAATTTGTTTTTCAAGAAATTCTATAAATTCATTTTCAGTCACATCTTTAATATGCTTTTTCCCAAAAGTTGAATAATGTCTTTTAAATACTTGTTCTAATCTAGTATGGGATGATTTACTAATCTTATTTAATTCCAACCGATAATCATTCCACTCATAAAAAATGTCTTTTATAGTTGGAGAATTAATTGCTTCATCCCAATAAACAATAACTATGTCTTCAATATCTTTTTTACTACTTCTTTTCTTTAAAACCCTCCCTTTGTCTTCGTCTGGTAAATAAGTGTACCATTTACCATTTGTACCTTCCCATATTTTATAAGGATGGTTGGATAACAGTTCTTTTCTTTTTGTCATATTTATATTTGATTAGATATTGGGTTAATTAATTATCTCATTATTATTCAAATAAATCAAATCTATACAAAAAAAGGGGAAGATAAAAATCTTCCCCTATAATTCTATATTCAATTTTTAAATTGCTTGTCTAATTCTTGTACCAATAGAAGAGCCTGTTCTTTTAAAATCAAATAAAAGGATATCTATTGGTACTCCAGAAGAACCGACATTTATTCCAGTAAAAGTAATGCGTTTATTTTCTAAATTATAAAAACTAGGTCGCATTATCAATGTATCTCCATAAAGATTATATTCATAATAACCAACCATATTTTTACCTTGAGCTATTGCTTCAAGCATTTCATCTAAAGTTTTATCAGCATTGACTTCCCCATAAGGAGCATTAAAAAAGTGAACAGTAAGCATATTACTATCCACTACATCTCCAATTAATTCTTTTTTTAATTCTTTAAAAGCAGAAGAGTATTGCTGTTTACTTTCAGGTGAATTGCGAGAACTATTATCTTCATAACCCAATAATCTATAAATATTATTTAGAAAAGATGGTATACCTACTGGTATTTGTTTTGTTTCTTTCATATTTATATTTTATTTACCCCTCAGTAGGAGTTACTTCCTCTTCAGGCTCTACTTCAGGCTCTGTCTCCGCCTCTGGTTCAGGCTGAACAACCTCATGCTTATAGCACTGATTCATAACTGCTCTACCATCAGCGGTAAGCAAGGTTGCGCTGTGCTGAGGAAGTTCACTAACTGCCGCAGAAGCAAGAACCTCATGATATTTAGCTTCAGCTTTCAGTCTGGCTTTTGTAGGATTTTCATCATAGGCGAAATGAACAATGTGTCCATAGTTACCATCTGTATACTGCTGAATTTCAATAATATAAAACTGATTCATAATTTTTCTCCTTTAACATTATTATATAAAAAATCTGTTAGAAGATTTGATTTTTCTCTGTCCTATTTTTTATAAAAAATTTCTATATTTAGTTTTTATATTTATTCCTCGCTCACCTCTTCGGGTTCGGGAGAAGGCTCATACAGCGTATCAAATCGCTTATTTTCGATGATGTTTCCCTCTTCGTCCTGTAAAGTCAGCGTGACCCACTGATAATCTTTAGTAATTACTGCTGCTGCTGCTCGCTGATAATAAAACGCTAGTCCTGTGGCAAAACTCGACCTTGTAGTAAGAGTAGAATTAACAATCCCATCGGGACGTTTTTGAAGTTCTGTTAAAAATGTATACATAAGTTATGCTCCTTTCTTATATTGCCCTTTACGGCGTTGCTGTGATAATGGTGTCTCCTGCGACGCGATGTAGGATGTCATGTTGTAGGCTGTGTCCTCAGATGCTTTAAGCCGCTTCCTCCTGCATATATGATGCGTATGTTGACCAGTTGGTTGCAGTCTTATACGCCTCTAATATGCTGTGGTCTTCTGAGTATGGAACATAGATTATGCAGTCGGTTTGAATATTATTAAATATATTTTTCTTTGCAATTGCGGGTGGTGTTATTGGAAGAAAATGATATTCTGCCATTCCGCAACAATTACTAAACGCACTATTTCCAACGCTTGTTACTCCTTCGGGAATAGTTATACTTGAAAGACTGTAACAATAACTAAACGCATTACTTCCAATGCTTGTTACTCCTTCGGGAATAACTATGCTTGAAAGACTGTAACAATTACTAAACGCATAGATTCCAACGCTTGTTACTCCTTCGGGAATAACTATACTTGAAAGACTGAAACAATTAAAAAACGCATTACTTTCAACGCTTGTTACTCCTTCGGGAATAACTATACTTGAAAGACTGAAACAATTACTAAACGCACCACTTCCAACGCTTGTTACTCCTTCGGGAATAACTATACTTGAAAGACTGTGACAATTAAAAAACGCATCACTTCCAACGATTGTTACTCCTTCGGGAATAACTATACTTGAAAGACTGTAACAATTATAAAACGCATTACTTTCAACGCTTGTTACTCCTTCGGGAATAGTTATACTTGAAAGACTGTAACAATTACTAAACGCATAGCTTCCAACACTTGTTACTTCTTTGGGGATAGATATATTGGAAAGACTATAACAATTACTAAACGCAGAGTCTCCAATATTAGTGATGCCGTTTCCTAATTCAATTTTCTGTACAGCATTAGTATATACTCCCGAAACGTTGGTTGATGCTGAAGTAGATTTTTGTAAAATGAGTGCTCCAAAGAATGTAAACGAACCGCTTACAACTGTTAATTTTATTACATAATCGCCGGGGGCATATATATGCTGTGCTGTTGTTACTGTAGTAAGCGAAGTACCAGTAAGCGTCTCCGTATTGCTTCCATCCCCCCAATCAACTTCGACACTACCATTTACTCCAATGCCCAAATACGGGCTTGTTCGTCCTTCCTCAAAATGCACATAAATGCGAGTTTTCCCATCATCAGTAATGTACATCTGACCGATGTCACACTTGCCCATGGACTGCACCTGCGATTTCATGTCGGCAAGAGACCAGTTCCAACCCTGTGCAGTCAATCCATCGTGAGATGGATTCTCTGGCAGAGCAGTCAGAGCAAGAGCCTCTGCGGTTGTGTATGAATGCAGGATTGTGCCGTCATAGTCAATGAAATTGACGTCCTTTCTAGGGGCAGAGACAGTACTGCCGCCCCTACCATACCCACTCGCAAGTGTATGCACGGCATCAGAGAGATTCGTATCACTTCCCCCTGTTACCTCATTAGCGTAAGTGGTTAAGGCATTGATTGAATCAGTTAATGGAGTTGCCATATCAAATCACCCCCAATGCTGTAAGTGCGGAAGAATAATCCGCATAAACATCGTCAAGGTGCTGTTTGTCTTGTACAGACATTACCCCGTTTCGTGTGGTTGTTACAATCGGCACATTAGCCACTCCATCCTGTACGATACTCGTTCCATTTATTTGTACATCGTCAACCTTACCATCCAACACTCCAGCAACACTAACAACTTCAACATTCGTACCTTCATTAACATATTCACCAGCCGTTAATGCAGTCTTTGCTCTATATAACTTACCACCAATAATAAACAACTCGCCTACCACATGAGCAGATTCAAATGGGTCTGATTCATGTGATGCAATGAGTGGTGTTATACCTAACATATTTTGGATTGAGTCTTTAGCGTTATCTGTATATTGACCAAGTGGAAGAGTGGAATTTTTCTCGTCCGCTCCAGAAGCTTTTGCTAAACCATAAAATACCGAATAATGCTGATTCGCTGGCATAACTGGTCTATATGAAGTACTAGCACCTTTCATCTCTGCACCATTTGCCCCCGCTATTAAAAGCAATCCATCAGATTTACGAATTTTGGTTCCAGTCGTCTCTGATACTTTGACAACTCCAAGAGCGGTAGTACTTGCAATTGGCACATCAGCCACACCATTATTGACGATAGAAGTACTATCGATTTGCACATCCGTCAAATACCCACTCAAATCAACACTAGCACTACCAAACATTTCCCAAGCGCCATTTACATAAACCCACTCGGTAAATAAATCTGGACTTGTTCCACCTGCTGTAGGGACTAAATAAAATGTTTTATCATCTGGATTTGCTATAGTAGGAATTCTAGTTTCAGCATTATACTCACTAGCACTACAAATATGAATCTCCATATCTGTAGCTGGTTCTCCTTTTTCTCCCTTTTCACCTCTAATAGATGTGGTAGTATATTGAGTCCCATCAGTGAAATTAATCGTTAATGTATAATCATTATTCAACACAGTTGATGCAATACCATTACCAATATCACCTTTTAACCCTTTTTCTCCACGTATAGACGGAGTGGTATAAGATGTACCATCCGTGAAAGTTATAGTTAATGTATAGTCAGAATTAAGAGCAGTGTTCTCAATACCATTTCCAGTTTTACCAATATCACCCTTATCACCTTTAGTACCACGAGCGTCAACATTGGTATTTACATATTCATTCTTACTTGCATCCCATACATACCAATAACCATCAACAACTTTTGGATAATGAGTAACATTAGTAGCGGATTGATTTTTAAATTCTTCTGCTTGACTTGCGCTTTCAGATGCATTAATTGCAGACTGGTTAGCCTCATTTGCAGACTGACTTGCGTTATCAGCAGATTCAGAAGCACTTAACGAAGCATTGTCTGCTGATATCATACTTTGATATGCTTCACGAGCATTTTCAAAAACATTATCAGCGGTATCGTCAATCTGAGTTTTTAGCGATTGAACATCACCCTTAATAGTTTGGGCACCATCTTTTGCAGTAATGGTTTCGTCTCTATAACCCTTAGTCTCATCCCTGTAATCAACAATATTCTGCTTTGCTTGTTCCGCTTCGTTCTTAAAAGTCTCAGCCTCATCTCTAAAACCTTTTGCTTCAGCGGATGCATCATTAGCAACTTGTGCTTTTTGATTAGCTGTGTCTTTACTCTCAAGCGCACTTTGAGCATAGCCCTTTGCTTCATCAGAATAATCCAAAGCCTTACGTTCAGATTCAGCAGAATTCTGTGCAGATTGTTCAGAAGCATTTGCCGACTCTCTGGCACTCTGAGCGTCTTGACTAACCGCACTTGCGGTAGAATTAATCTCTTCTTTTAAACTAACAACTTCTTCTTTGATAGTTGCGACTTGAGTTTTATCAGCATTTGTCTTATCCGCATTTTCATTTGTAATATCAACCGCATTATTTAATTCAGCTATTGCCTTATCAATTGCTGACTGTTGTACAGGAAGAGGTTCTTCGTCTGTAGGTTTTGCCCTTTTAATTAATGGTATTTTGACTTCATAAATTGTTTCCCCATCATCAGTTCCATTATGAAGATATATCCAAGCATATATCTCTAAAGCGCCACTCCAAAAATATTCATCGGGAATTTCTACAAGTTTGTCACTACCAATCTGTGTTTTGGATTCACCCCTATTCTTATTTGAAAAATGCACTTCAAAAACTTGAGGCAGATTTAAATCCGCAAAATATAAATATTGTCCATGATTATATTGATATTGTGATTTAGAGGTGATGAGATGTTTACCTTTAAAATAAAGATAAATTATATTTTGTTTTAAACTCATATTTATCCTCCACAATTTATTTTCTAATTTAAAAAGAGGAGAGTAGTTTGACCCACCCTCCTCATAATATTATTTACTTGTTATTTATTTTTATCCGACACTTTTCTGACCAATCTTGGTAATCAAATCACTAACATAGTTAGAACCACGACTCATTACTATACCAGTCAGAACCATGCCAATATACTCGTTGACCACGAGTCCAAGCGGCACGAACATATTTGCGCTAAATGCAAATGCAAGTCCAATACCGATTATAATGGTTACAATCTGCGTAATGCCTGTCTTCCTGTCACCCTCATAAAACATGTTGGCAATAGTCTTACCATACTCAACAAGACCCTCAATTAAAACTGCAACTGCAACAATAACTGCAATATTCATAATTCATTCCTCCTTATTTACCAACCTTAAAATCATTCTTTTCCAAATGTTCTTGATAATCATTCTTTATATATTCAATTGTCGCTTCAGTCTGATGGTTCTTAAATCTTGGATGTAAATCACAATAATTAATATAATTTGTTATATCTTGCATAACTTGTGTATAACTGTCAAAACTATGATTCCATCCTTCAATAATCTCATCCATGAATTTAAGAATACGGACTCGACACGCAACCGCACCTCTTTCACTTAATTCACCGTCAAGCTTATCAATCTTTTCATCTAACTTCTGAATCATATCAAGAATCTTTTTCGAACAATCATCTTTATTATCTTTACGTTGTAATAAAAACTGTATAAATCCCCATAAAGCATTTGAGCCTATAACAGCTATAAAAATTGCTATAACAGCATCTTTTTCCATTGGTCTATTCCTCCATTATATTATTTTCTTTTTACATAGGAAGAATAGACATAGCCATACTTCCCGTTATACTTGATTAAATACCAGTCACCATCTTGATGACATACGCCTATCTCTGTTCCTTTACGAAGAGGACTGAAACTACAAGTTTTTGCGGAAGTAGTAGGCTGAAGTCTGACATTTAATGTGCCACCATTTGTTTTAACAATACCGTTCCATTTAACAGTATGGATATCATCAACTACAGGGTCGGGATTTGATATTTCACTAACCTTTGTTTTACCAATATACTGGCTCTGTACATATCCAAACTTTCCATTATATTTAATAAGATACCAATCGCCTTGCTCATAAGACACGCCAACTTCTGTGCCTTGCTTTAAGCCACTAAAAGAACATTCTTTTGCCTTTGTGTTAGGCTGAAGTCTGACTGCAAGTTTTGTGTTCTTACCAATATTAACATAACCCTTCCATTTAACCGTATGCATATCATCTGCAACAACAACCTTATTTGTATCAAATGTGATAGCAGTAGAAGAGTAAGCTGGACGGCAGAACTTCGCATTAACACTACTAAGATTATATGTTTTCTGACAAACACCGCCACCATTTGGTACAACGGTAGATGCGCCACTAGTATTACCTTCAATTGTGGTAAATGTGTTGCCATTAACCGCAATAACTAATCCTGTGTGAGCATATGCACCATTTTTCCAAAAGATTACAATATCACCAACTTTTGGAGTAGAATATTTTGTAAATAATCCAGCAAGAGTAGGACAGTAAACATAAGGATAATGTTTAAGCAATTGTTTTGCACGTTCTTTACCAAGCGCAGTTTGAAATACCCAACAAATGAACGCCGCACACCAGTAAGAGCCGTTCCATTCTGGTTTCACAGCCCAGTATTTAACATAATTTCTATCCCCAGCGTTTGCCGTCTTACTATCAAGCTGACTGTTAGAACGTTTCTCAAGATATCCAATCTCAGCTTTCGCAACTTCAATAACCTTTTCAAGTTCAGATTTCTCTATAGGCTTTTCTTCTTTTACTGGTTCAGAACTTGTATTTGTCACATGATTAAAAGAAGTTTCCTTCCCATCAATCATCATGTGGAAGTTGTAATATTGATTAGACATATCAACTACACCACTAATGCCATTAACAAATTCTTTAGATGAATATTGCCACATGACAAAATAGCCTGTATACTTTGTCATTGTTACGCCATATTCAGCAACCCAAGTATTCTTAACGGCATCACTTGGAATTTGGCTCATATCGATATTGTTATAAAACCAAGACCGTGACGCATAAATTCCGCATGGGATTCCCCATTTTAACAAATCCTCACAGATAATGCGGAGCATTCTTGTTCGCTTTTCTTTAGACAACTTATCAGAACGTCCACTCTTATCTCTCTGAACAACTTCACTATCAAGAAATACAGGCATCTTAATCCTACTGTTTATTACTTCATTTTTAATAAATAAAGCTTCCTCATGTGCCTCTGAATCTGTAATAGAACATGGAAAAAAGTAAAAGCTATGTTCAATACCATATTCTTCACAGGCTTTTCTGTATTCCTTATACCTTGGATCATAAGTTATAATGCCAGTCTTACTTCCTCTGTAACCGATTCTTATTATTACAGGAATTTTTGTAGCTTTAACTTTTGACCAATTCGTTACATTATTAAATTGTGAAATATCTATTACTTTTCTCTTAATAACCATAAATCCTCCTTTCTAAATAATTAAAGGACTCTAGTTTCCCAGAGTCCTCGTCATCGGTTACCACTTCTTAGATTTAGCATTTAACAGAGAATTAATTTCATCTTGAATAAGCTGACCATATCCTCTGCCAAACTTCTTATCAAGATTTCTAATTCTCTCTTCATTTTGACCAAAATTTAATTTACCGCTTATAATCTGTTTCGCCACGTTCACCATAAGTGTTACTCGCTTCTGAACGACAGTAGGATTATATCCAATATCAAGAAGCTTTGTTACCCTTGTTTCACTAGTACCATACTTATTCATAAATACATTGCGTACAATATTAACAAGACCTGTTGTCTTCAGTGTATTCACTCCTTTATAAGGTACAGAATATGTATATTCTTTACCGCCTTTATAGATTGTAAATTTACCATTCGCAACTGTGAAGTTAATATCGCCGATACACTCAAATACCTTAATACCAGCTTGTCTACAACGATTTGCGCCAAACTCTGTAAAGTCGGTTGTTCCAACTCCATTAGGTTCAAGTTGATTATACCAACAATAATCAGCACCTTGATTCTTCAAACCGTTCGCTTGAGAACGAGGGCAGTTGTTGCCGTGGTGTGGAATCTTAAAACATTTAACCTTAACACGGAATTTTCCCTTACTATTAGCATTTTCTTTTGCGTCCATCTCCTTAATAAAATCCCAGACTCTCTCAGAACCATCGCCACTCGTCCAATAATACCATTCGTAAAAATAACAACACAGGCTTCCATCATTGACATAAGACCAACCATTATCATCGTCATCTTCAACACGACTTGGTTGCTTCCTATAAACCTTGAATTTAATATCCCCAAGTTCGACTTTATCACCATGTTTTAAAAACTTTACAGGAATCTTTTTGTTCTTGGCTTCAGATATAATTCTGTTAAGATATTCAATATCTTCACGGACAGCTTTACTGCCTTTGTTATTCCTAAGTCCGCCCTCAAGTGTTTTAGGGTCATAACAATAAAAAGCTAATACTGTAAAATAATCATCTCTAATAATTTTCTTAAGACCATCCGCATGGTCGTAATGAGGATGGGAGAGCAGAAGATATACTTTCTTAATCCCATTTCTCTTTAAATAGTTAATGAGGGCTGTGGCACATTCGTCACAACCCCCATCAATAATAAAACATATTTTATTTTTATCATCTATGAACACGGTTGAATCACCATGTCGTGTTTCTCTACTGGGTCTGTTGAACCCAGCTATCCAACCTCTAATCATATATAGTCACCCCTTTAACATATTAACTCATTGTTATTGTTTTCCATGACCCCCATACATTATTAGTGTTTCGACTTCTTACCCACATCGTAGGTGACGTACCATTCATGGGAACGGCAATTTGATAGCAACTAAAATTACTAACCCCATTACCATTTAAAAAGAGACTTCTTACTATTATCCAACCGCTATTGGGTTTATTTTTATTCGTTGAATCACTATTAAGATAATAAATAAGATTTGGATTAACAGCATCATTACAATCTGTAACCTTTGTTAAAGTAGAACTGACAATCGGTGTATATGTAAAATCACCATTTGTAATAGATACTTTATATAAATTTGCATATGCGGTATTTGGGATATATAATCCACATCCTGTATCATGAGTTGGTCTATTTAAAAGAAAAGTACCACCAGTTGCTTCTGGTTTATCAGTTACAGCATTTACCATATAATAAACACCACTTTCACCCATTGTTTGCATACTGCCAGTATTAACAACACGAAATCTATTTATTATTTTTGTTAATAATTTTTTTAAATTTAACATATTATATTCTCCTTTTAATCATCATATACATCATCGTCCCAGCCAGCATTTATTATTGCCGTTGCCAATTCAGCATCGACATCTAATCCTGCAACATTTACACCAAAACATATATTTCCACTCCAGTCTATAGTTAATGCATTTGAACGATGTTCTTCAGCTTCTCCATTTCCTACAATAAAAGCATATTTTGATTCTGTTTGTAATTCTTGCTCATTAAATCTACCTATTACAAATTCCCCATCCTTTTCTGCATATAACCCTTGTCCAAATATAGAAGACAACATACCGTCTTCACCAGTTCTTGTACCAAATGTCATAGCTGGCGCTTTAGTATATGCCGTGCTTGATATGACAGAAGTATATGAATATCTAGAAGCAAAAGTATCAAAAGATGCTTTTTTTTCATTATTTCCTGATGTTCTTGTACAAGACCCTTTCAAAACTGATAAATCAAGCGTTCTTTCGCCATTATATGTTAATGTAAAATTGCATGTTAAATTATAAGAATCATTATAATCATTTATAAAATTAGCTGTTATTTCATAAGTGGTTGTTTTAGAAACACCATAATTACAGGAAAAAGCAGGAGACTCAGGAATGACAATAGAATGTGTACTATCTGGTGTAGAAATGTAACCACTGCCATCATAATAACTAATACGAGTTGCATCTGCATTAACAGAATTAACCTTTACATTATTTAAAATAGACGAAGAATTGTTTATCCCAATTATCACACTAATATTTCTTATATAAAATGTATTCTCAGAAACTGAATCTCCAGCATCTAATGTTATTGTAGAACCAGATATATATGCACCAACTTCCCCAGCAGGTGCGGCTTCTGCTTCAGTTTCAAATGTTTTATTAGTAGAAACAATAGAAAAAACAGGCGCACCATTTTCGTTGATTGCGCTTACAGAATCTTTTTCAATTACAAATCTCTGTTCATTATTCGCCCCAATAATTGCACCACCTGTACCAAATGTAGCCAACTCTTTCTTATATACAGGGTCGTAGAACTTAGTATTATCACCAGTAAAACTAGCAAGTGTTAAAGTACCATTTCTTATATCAACAGAATCGTTATCAATAAATACGTTTCTACCAGTTGCTTCACTAGGCTTTTGTTCGCCATCATTCATATCAGCAACCATAATACCAGTGCTATCCATTGATAAATAATTGGTGGCTACTTTTTTTGCGTCTTCAATTTCTTCTACATAATCTTCTGGAGCAGGTGTCCAAGACGTAGCTTTATTACCTTTTTCTAGTTTAAGGTTTTTTGCTTCGATATAATCTCCTACAGCATAATGAGCGGCATTGGTATTATTTGCTCTAATTGCTAAATAAAGACGTACTGCGGTTTCTGGAACAGTAAATGTATATACTAATTTGCCAGACATATTAGTACCTTTATCCGCTTGCGTTATAGGAAATTGTTCATTATGCGGAACAACACCCCATGAACCACTTTGATTCGGCGACCATGCCAAAAAAGCACCCATATAATATGTTGTAGTATTTGCTTTACCAGTATCCGAAGATAAAATTTTCCAAGATAAATCAGCAGATAATGTATAAGTTTCTCCAGCTTCCAACCCTAACATACATGGTGTTGCTGTATTACTAGATGCGCCAAAGTAAATATATTGCCAATTAGCAGAAGTATTTGTAAATTTAACTCCATGTTCAGCAACAGAATAAGTACCTCTACCAGTTGTGTTTGAAATCTGCCCAAATATATGCGGTCTATAAATTCCAGAACCAGAAGCTTTAGGATATAAAGTTCCTATAATAAGATTCCTTCCACCAACTTCAATATTATCAATAGCAGTTTTATAATCGGTAACTTTAACCCATTTACTTCCATCCCATCTATATGAACTACCATCAGTACCATCTACAAGATAATCTCCAGTTTCTACATTCTCATAAGTTCCAGATGTTGTACCATAATATACAGTTGTCTTTCCATCTAATTTATCAAACAACTCAGACGTAGCTGAATATTCAATCCATGTATTTGTTGCTGAATCATATCTATATGTTCTATCTTTTTTATAGTCTGTATATACATCTGTTTCTGTACAATACCATAAGTCACCATCATGTTTTGCCCTATCAGTTGTGCTCGACCAAGATGGAGCAGTAGCTTGATAATAAGTTTGAATCTTTTCATCAATTTGCGCTTGAAGGTCTGTACGAAGATTTGAAACTTCTTCTTCAATATCCTCTGGAGCAGGTGTCCAATCTGTTGCGGATGTGCCTAAAGACAATTGAGGCTCTTTAACTTGGAAACTGTTGTGATATGATTTTTGAGCATATAAATTTAATCTAAACCAACAATTATTAAAATTAACTTCGCCAGCACTGCCATTTGAAGTAAATAAATAATCAGCTAAAATTTCAGATAAACAAACTGTTTGCCAATTTCCATTGCCAGTGAAATATATATATTGTTGCGTATATTTTGAAAGAATGGTGTTTGTTTCAGAATTTGTCACACCAAATTCTACGTCAATACAACACATATCACCATCACTAGCCTTAACTTTCATAGATATTATACAGGGCTTGTTTCTTATTAAATTATAATTTATATTCTTTGACGAAGATTTTAATCCTCTAAATACATCAGACGTAGCAATTGGGAATGTGGCAACTCCATTGGAGATAGTCGTACCATTTGTTACAGTCCATTCAGTAAGATGTTCAGTTTCACGCAGAAAATTTCTTGCAGTTCCAGTATTAACATTAACACGTTCCATTTTGAATCCGCACATATCAAGAGAAGAACCAGCAACGTTATTATTAAAAAAATAAAAATATAATCTTTTATATGAGGTGTCTTGAGTAGACACGTTTGGGTCTGTATCTCCAAAAGTATGTACTACTTCCACCCATTGCCATTCAGTATTCTCAACATTATATTTAACAAGCCATGATGAGCCCATACTACCCAAATTTATGCTCAGTTTAGGTTCACCAGCATGTTTTCTTACCCAACATCCAATTCTATATGTATGTCCGTTTATAAAAGGTGGAGTTCCATTGTCATAAAAACATAAACCTCGTCCTTTTGTAGACGCAGAACTATCTGTAATTCTATAGAAATGTGTTGCATTAGGGTCTGGTAAATTGGCTTCCGCAATAAACTGTCCAGTAATAGTAGTATTACTTGCGTTAGATAAATATCTATCCCAAGGTGCGTCAACTTTTGTTAAAGATGAAGCATAAACATCCATTAATAAATTTTCACTAGTACCTGTGCTACCTTTAAGCGCAAGTGCATAAGTAAATTTTTTTGTAAAAGCTTTACCATCCACAGTAATAGGAATATTTAATACTCCATTTTTAGTAATCATAGATGTAGTGACATTTACTTTAAATGCCGCATTAACTGTACCGTTATTTAACAAACTTGTAGTCATGCCAGTTGGTTGACCAGTAATCGTACCAATGGTAGCCGCAATCTGCGTTGTCCCCTTATAGGCAATAACATTACATTCAATTTCACTGGCAATAGCAGAAGTTGTATTTCCAGCAAATGTATGATTCTCATTTGTTAATATAATTGAATATGCATCTTTACCGTCAGCACCGTCTTCTACAAGCTTGATTGGGTCTGACCAATTACTCCCAGCAATAGTAGCAGTTGTTCCATTACCAATTGCAGTCGCAGATACAACCCAACAAGGACTACCATTAATTGTTGGTATGTTTCTAGTCCAGCTATTTGGTTCTGCACTAAGCTTACCAGTAGAAAATGTATAAGTGACAGAGGTTGTAGGTTTTGTTACACTTGTCCCACGCTTATATAAAAATATAGTTGCTTGATTAAGTCCATTTGTTCCATTCGTACCATTAGTACCATTTGTTCCGTTAGTCCCATTGAACTGAATAGGTGTTGACCATTCTCCAGTACCAATTGTATCTGTTGTACCATTTGAACTTGCAACAGCCGCAGTAACATAACACTGCCCACTACCAGTCGTTGGTATTTCCTGTGTCCAACTATCTAATGTACCAGTAAGTTTCTTTGTACTAAATGTATATGTCGTATTTCCACTTGGAACAGATGGAGCAGTAGTGCCTTTTTTATACAAATATACTGTAGCCGTATTTATACCATTCGTACCATTTGTACCATTTTTAGAAACTGTATATGAAACTGCCGTAGCACTATCTGAATATGTAACAGTAACTCTTGTCCACATATATTGACCAGCCGTAGCAGTTTTAGGTGTTGTATCCCATCCGCTTGTCGGTGGAGTAGTACCATTAGTAGATTGAGCATATTCCGTCACTGTTGAAGATACGGTCGGACTTGTACCATCCTTACCATTTGTTCCATCTTTACCATCTTTACCGTTTGTTCCATTAGTACCATTTACTGCATTTCTTGAAACACTATAAGCCTCTGTAGAACTTCCATCACTATAATTAACAATAGTTCTTGTCCAAAGATACTCACCCTGTCCTACAGATACAGATTGAACATCTGTTTCCCAAGTTCCAGTAGGTTTAACAGTACCACTTGTTCCCTTTTGATAAGTAACAGATGTTGATGTAATTGTAATATTTGTACCATCAATACCATCGCTCACAACAGGAACAGTCTGTTGGTCAAGGAGAGTGGTAGTACCACCTTTAAGATATAAACTACATCTAATTGCTACAGTGTCACTTGGGATTGTATAAGTCTTAGTAGCCGCATCTTCATTAATCCTTGATGTCCAAGTTGAATTATTTGTTGTTGTTTCAATTTTAATTCTCCCAGTATAGTTTGCCATCGCATTACTACCAGTCTGCGATTTAGCGGTAACAGTGATTGTACTGGGAGATAGATTTCCATTTTTATCTTTAACAATAGCCAAGTTTGATACAATAAGAGCATATGTTACAGAAGCCGCACCAGTCGCACCTCTTATACTTGTCCTATTACCAGTTAATACAGTTGTGCCATCACTTGATATTGATAACACGGTATATCTATAATAACTATTTAAAATAATATCTCCCTCTCTGATAGGAACATCAGAATCACCTGTCAGATGGGAGACATCGAAAGTATAATTTGGAGTAGTAGGAGCGGCAGAAGATGTCCATATTTGTGACCCTTCTTGCACCTCAGTTATTGTATATGTGCTATATGTTACCATTCTATATCCTTTCTATTCCTTTAAATACTAACCTTAACATCGGCAGTCAATTTTTTAGTTACAAATGAACTATCAATATAAATAACTTTTCCATTTGTAGCCATTCCACTTGGAACTATTGATTGACCGTTCATATCTCTATATGTCCATTTATATTCCCCAGTTGGTAAATCAGATGCGTCCGCATCTTTCCAAGCAGAACCATTATGTTTTCTTAGGGTAACAGTTCTATGAGTACTATCCAAAAGATAATAATAATCGTTTTTCGAACCGCCAGAAGGGTCTGCCGTTAAAAACCTATCGGACTTTAATGCGTCAACTTCTTCACCAGTTCCAGTATCGGTAACTATAACATATAACGCACCTACGCCTTGTTTGTTAACAATCTGATTTCCAATAGAAGAAAAGATTTGCGCTTGAATCGGGTCTAATTTATCAAGGAGAACATAGTACGCCTCATATGGTTTCGCACTATTATTATAATTACAAGTTACTTTGTACGATGCATACCCATGCACAGTAGAGTTATTAATTGTTAACGTACTTTCTCCTACAACTGCTGGACTTGTGCCTTGCCCAGCAATAAGCCTATAACCACCCTGTGTTCCCTCTTCTGGGTCATACACATACCACTTCCAATCTGTAGCACTGGCGGTGACATCAGACGAACCATCCATTAATCTTCCATGCATTGTTATATCTTGCGATTCTCTACTCGTGAAAACATTTCCACCAATCGTATATACCTCAAACAGCTTTGCATTTGTGCCATTAGCACCAGCCGTACTTCTTGTCCATCTATAAGTATGTACAATATTCTTACCCTCACAGGAGAATGTAATTGACACAGTACCAGTAGGACTGGTAATAGTAGTATTAGCGCCAATTTCACAAGTAATATGACCAATATTGGTTGCAGTCGCATCAGTAATTTCAGCCGTTTTACCTAAAATTAATACACTTCCAGCAACAGTACATGGAACTTGTGTTGTCCCTTTATATGCAACAAAAGGTATGTCAATCGGAACACTAGCTAACGTTTTATTATTAGAAGAACAAGGTATTACATCTGCTTGATTACCAAGTATAACATTGATTGCGTCAGCGCCCTTGTTTCCATCTTTACCAGTAGCACCCTTTGCTCCATCAGATGTGATAACAATTGTTTGTGTATCTAAAAGCGTAGTTGTGCCACCATTCGCATAAAGACTAACGGTCATATAACCATTATCTTTTGCCGATGCCATTTCACTTGAATTAATTTCATGACTTGATTCATCTACGTTCCTTTTATAAATTTCATCATTTCCAGAAGTAATTACAATTCTTCCACTATATAAAGTTCTTTCCCCATTACCCGTCTGTGAATATGCACGTACCCATAATGACGACGGGGTATATGTAATAGCACTTGTAGATTCAGTGCTTTCCGCATGTGCGTTTGTTGCATTTATTGCAACACCATCACATACCAATGAATATATTGTTGGGTCTTTACCATCAGCACCCTTCGCAACCTTTACAATAGAAAATGTTTTAATAATTTGAGCATATTGCTCTCTTTTATCTGTGCATGTAAAAGTAATAGAACGTGTGTCTCCAGTAATACCAGTAACTTCTACAGTGTCATTATTAGCAACAGTTTTTGATGCTGTATATGTAATTCCAGATGCGCTTCCAGAACTGGGGGACAATTCAATAGTCCAGTTAGACGTATCAACCTTACCAGCGTTATAAATTATAATTTGGCTTTTTGCCTGTGAATAATCAATTGAGCCTGTAGTAGGTACTGCTACCATCTGGTCTTCGTTTGTTAAAACAGCAGTAATAGTGTCAGTTCCCTTTGCACCATCTTTTAATTTAACAATGGTATGCAAATCAAAAACGTTTTCATCGGTTGTGGTTAATCTTATATTTAATACACCATCTTGTGTAAACATTGCGCTATGCGTTGTTTCATTAACCACAAAAGTGGATGTGTTTGAAGAATTTGGAAATTTTGTCCAAGCCCCAGTTGAAGGGTTTTTATATTGCCATTCTGATAAATCAACGCCACTATACATAGCTGTTAAGGCGATATCAGCAGAGCTAACCAATTTTTGGTCTGAATCGTATTTATAAACTGTATCACCAACAATACTACATGTTTTGGTAGTAGCCTCTAATTTGATAAGGCTGAATGTTATTTGTCCTTCTGCCGTTAACGCAACATTAACATAAGGGTCTTTGTATGTTACAGTGACAATATATGTAATCATTGCAGGACATGTAGGAGATGTTGCATCAAATTGATTTTGATTTACAATCAGATTACCACTACTTACAGTTTCTCCAGATTTGAGATTTGTTATATTTCCAATACCCTCACGCCTTTTCCAAACAATGCTATTATTAGGGTCATCAAGAATATCTGAGGGTACAAGAACCGTGTTATTATAATAAATTTTAGGTTCTAATATTAAATTATTTGAACCCCAATTAGGTGTATACGTTCCTCCCGTTCCTGTGTTGGGGTCATACACAATCGAAAGTGGTAAATTACTTGTAGGATAAACTGATAACGAACCAGCATCTGTAATATCCACAATCGTTATTGAACCATATGTTGTCTGAGCCATATATTTATTCCTTTCTATCAAATAAGTGTAACTTCACATTTAAAAATGCCTTTACTTTGAACATCAGCAGAAGAGAGTGTTATAGTCTTTGTGTTCTCTCTGCTCCAACTTTTATCTTCACGACCATTCATATCGTATTTAATCCAATGATATGTAGAAACTTTATTTGAAATATCTTCATTTCCACGCCTGACATTGCAAGTTAATATAGTATTAATTCCACGATTTTTAAATATGTTTCCAGCACTAGAATCTATCTCGACAATAACTGGCATAGCATCTTCAACAGATTCATCAATTACATCATCCACATATTCAACAAGTGGTTTACCACCAAGGGTAATTGAATTTCCAGCTATCTTAACCTCGCCATCAGAATCTACATAGATATACTTTTCTACATATTTTCTACCTTCTTCATCTTCCTTCTCTTTTTGGACAACAAACAGGTCGGTATTATCTTCTCCGTCTTTTGCGGTAATCTTTAGACCACCATCACCCATTTCAAATTTGCCAGATTCAGAAAATATTTTAAGATTTTCGCCTAATAACAATTGACCAACAATCGTAGAAGCAATAATACCATAATCTTCTTTGGTTGTTTTTGTTTCAGGGTCATAATACATAAAATGACCAAGACCAGCTTTTACCGTTTCCCAATCATCATTTGTATAATATATACCTTTATTTAAAAGCTTAATTTGTTCAGGACTATATTCATCATCAAAATCATTTTTAGCCCTCATTAAAGCACCTTGCGAATTTAATACAAAATTTTGTGTATCAACATCATTAATTATTTTATTTTGATTTAATATAAGTCCTTGTTTTTGAGTTTGTTGAATTGTTTGATTTGCTTTATTACCTTTTTCTGCCTGTCTCATCACAGCATTATAACTAGTTGCCATTGTACGAGCTTGAGATAGAAGACTGGCAATGTCAGACATTGTATCTCCTGTATAAATTACATCAGAAAATTCCACATCTAATTCTTCTGGATTCTCATAATCAATTTCCCAATTAATTAATCTTAATTTATAAACCTTATCATCAACTCTAACTCTTAACCAGTTACCACTATCAAACAAATCAATAAACCTTTTTAAAGCAGAAGATATCACACTTGGTTCATCACCTACATTATGAACCTGACCATTACCATCTACATATAATCCTTCTCCAATATATTGAATTTGAGAAGTATCGTCAGTTATTAATATTCTTCTAAATTCAGGAATTAAAAACAAATTATATAAAGAACAACTAATAGAATGTTGAATAGTAGAAGCTTTGATAATTTCTTTTTGTGCTCTTTTAAAATATTCTTGAGCTTTTTCTATTACTTCACTATCGGTTAAACCATCAGATATAAAATTAGTATTTGAATATTCCGTTTCTCTTCTATATAGCATTAATTCAGAATATAATTTATCACCAAAATAATTTCGCATATCAAGAGTATTAATTATATCTTCTCGAATAAAATCTATATCTTCAATAATTTGTTCAACAATTCTAATTTCTTCTTCTCTAACAGTTTCTTCTTCCATAATCAATTTTCGTTTTTTCCAATAAGGATGATAAAATTCTTCATAATATGGACTATCTGCCGTGCCTTGATTTGCATCAGCTAAAATATCCATAGTGGCTGAACACAAATCATCAAGAAGACTTAATGCATCTAAAGAATATTTTTTGAGTCTTGGTTTAAATATAGTTTCTAATTCTTCATCTGTATAATCTTCTTGAAGAAAAGATACATCACCTATATCTTCAACTTTATGTTCTTCCATCATTTTCTGAATTTTTTGTTTTAAAAACTGAGCACCGTCATTATTAAACTCAATACTTAGAATTGTACTTGCTGTATCCTCATCATCAGTTAAAGAAGTTACTGTTATAGTTCCTGACCAAATATTATTTTCATATGTTGAATCATTTGTTTCAATTTTATATCTTGAACTATCTACATAAACTTTAGCGTATGTTTGTACAGCTGTATTAGCAGCTGTTAAAGATAGAGCAGAAGAGTCTTCTGTTCCAATTGGAGACATAGATTCAACAGTTAATTTTTCTATTTGTTCTTGTGCTGTTGTTTCAACAACTTCGCCAGAAGCTGGCATCATAATTGTTTGCAAGCAATCTTTAAAATTAACTGCATTATAATCATAATTAGTTAATTCTCCATACCCTTTAACTATAGCATCCATCACTGGAATAGCTTCTTTAATATAATTTTGATATTTATTAACTAATTTATTATATTCTTCTACATTATTTGCTGGAAGAAATATATCATAATCTTTTAAATAACTATCATATAAAGTTTCGTATTCATTTAATTTTTCCACTAATTCATCTGACATGTCTTCTTTCATTTCATCAGAAAAATAAGAAAGATAATTAGAACCATTTGGATTACAGTTTCTAATAGCTGCCTCCATGTATTCATCACCAGCACCCATCTTAAAAAAATTCTTAACTTGGTCTGTATTAGATGAAAATGAAATAGATTCTGTTAAATTTTCTGCATTAACAAAAATCCCAGTATCTTTACCATAACCATATTTAATCTTTTTACTTCCACAATTAGTGCAAACGCCTTGTGTATAATTTCCACGTTCTTTACAATCTTCGCAATAATCCATTAAATCATAAGCAGATAATGTCCTATGAAATATATTATCATCAAGATTATTCGGTGCTTCACCAAATATAAATAAACATCCAACTTCCTGAGCAATCGTTTGTCTTAATGCATCAGCTATAGAAGTGCCATTAAAACTAAATTCTCTTTGAATGTTTTTTAAAGTGTCGTCTACATGGACAATAGAATAGTGCGATGCCTTATCAGATAATATACGATGTAACAAAGAAGCTTTAGGATGTTCAGGATTAAAAAATACAGTCCCATATTCCTTCCCACCTATAGTAATTATTTCATAATCATCTCTGGCTATATCATTCTCTGTATTAATTTCAACATCATATAGCATTAATTGTCCAAGTTCAGCTTCATTAGCATGAATACCTGTAACATGTTTTATAGTATCATTGCTTTCATCTATATTTACGGTAATTTCATACCATCTAAACCTACGGTCTGCAACAGTTGGTAAAAATATAAGTTTAAAATCTTTTATAAAATCCCAATAAATATTTTTTGTACCATTTACTTCCTTATAAATATCAAAGCTTATTTCACCAGCATCTCCCATAGGATGGTTGCATTTTAAATTTTTTATATTATTAATAACTCCAATCTTTCTACCAGAACGAGTACATAATACAATAATTGGAGTTAATATATTCTTATCAATATCAGTTTCTATTTTTCCATTATATCTATAATCCATCATGAGAAAGTCACCTTCCTTACAGGATTATAAGTAATCTTACAATCACAATTTAAATTCGATTTAAATTTATTAATCGTGTTTCCATACATATTATATATTTTAGGAAAGACCCAATTAAAATTATTATAAATATCATGGGACTCAATAGAAGAGGACACTTGCATTAATTTATCAAATGTAATTATTTCACCACTAACACACCCTTTAATTTCAGTTGTTGTTTCAACATCATTAAAAGTATTTGTAAGTTTTAAATCTCCACCTTCTTTTAATTCTATAACAACCGTTGGAATAATACTTCCCTCATCGTATGAAAAATCTGCTAAAACCAATTCAGCGTTCCCACCTAATTCTTTTTCATATAAAGTTTCATTCCCAATTGCATAAGGACGATTTGAAATAAAAGTGGCGTTAAATCCAATTGTATCTTCACCTATTTTTACCCATTGAATATTAAAAGAACCTTCCCAATATACATCTGCATATTCTAAATCATCTAATATTTTAAATTTATGAGAAGTAGGACGATTGAGCCAATACTGTATATCTTCAATTTCTTGAATCGTAAAATATGGATTATCCATATTATCTTCACAATAATTCTTGCCAATAGAAAATTCTACTTCCAATCTATCTTCAAAAACACTGGTAATAAAAGGTTGATATCTTCCACCAAATAAAGATATTGAATTATAAGTTCTTTGTGAATCTGTTTCAATATCACTGTCTTGAACACCATCAAAACTAATAATAGCCAATCCTTTATCGCTTAAAGCTATGCCATCATATTCAAAGTCTCTAAATCTCACTCTCATCCCTCCTCTCATTTAAAATGAATTCACCCTATTCCTTTTACAGAATAGGGTGATATATTAACGTATAACATAACTATACTTTTTATAATTATTATTACCATTAGCTTGACCTAATGTAATCTCTTGAACCCATTTTTCCAGCTTTTTATTATTCATTAAATCATTTACAAATTTATTTGCATCTTGAACACCATTAGCGATAAATTGCATATTCACAACAGGTGGTTGATTATTAGAATTATTATTATTACTTTGAATGACTTTTATATCAGGTGCAGTATATTGTTTAAGATATTTAGCTGGATCAGTTAATGCCTGATACATATTTTTCATGGCATTATTAGGAATCACAGAATCACCTTTACTCAAAGGAGTGAGAATAGCACCATCTGATTTCCTGATAATTGCTTCAGGTTTATTACCTTCATTTGTCCAATAAAGGTCATCACGAGAAACACCTTTAGTACCAGATTTATAACCTTTCCATTTACCATCTGTATCAAATGTGAGCCATCCCCTGTTTGTTTTCTTTTTACCATTAGCAACCATAAAGCCGTTTGCATCAAGATAATAATCACCTTTAACAGGTTTTACGGTTACTGTACCTTTATGAATCCACTGATTTTTAATCATCTTTTTTGTTTTAGGGTCAAAGAAATTCCATTGCCCAGATTTTCTTTTATACCAGCCACTTGAAGCTTTACCATCAGCTCCAAAATGATACAAACCATCTCCAACCTGTCTCCAGTCATTCACAATCATAGCTCCAGTTTTACCATCAAAATAATACTTAGCGCCATTAATAGTTTGAAGACCTTTTTGATTAACACCATTTTTATCAAAATAAAACTTTCTATTATTAATAGTCTGAAGACCAGTAGACATCTTACCATTAGCTCCAAAATGATACAAATCTTTACCTACTTGTCTCCAGTTATTAGTAACCATACCATTTTTGTCAAAATAATATTTAGTACCATTAATAGTCTGAAGACCTTTTTGGTTAACACCAGCATTATCAAAATAGAATTTTTTACCATTAATAGTTTGAAGTCCTTTTAGCATTTCGCCATTTTGATTGAAATAATATAATTTACCACCAACATTTCTCCAAGTATTAGTAGCCCTAGAACCATCACTATCTAAATGGTATGTCTTTCCACCAATATTGATAAACTGAGAACCAGACATTTGTTCACCGTTATTAAAACGATATGTCTTACCATTCTTAGCAGCCCAACCTGTATATTTTTCATCAAGTGTACCATCGTCTCTGAAATAACCATTCTTAGTTTTTCCGTTTGCATCAGTATAAGATTGGATATGAGTACCACTTTCCTTAACTTTATCAGCCATAATTCTATTTTTAGCTCCTTGTTCAGAAGCATTTTGAGCTGATAAGAAATATTTAACAATAGTATCAACACCCTCAGCAATACTAGTCACAGCAGGATTTTCAAAACTACCATTAAAATAACTAACTAAATTATTAGACATTGTATCAATAGCAGCTTTTAATGTATCAGAAGGAGTATAACCATAAGAATTCGCTACATCATTAATGGTATCTTTAATTACATTCTTATTTTCGTTTGTAGCATTAATTACTTCTCTAACAATTCCTTCAATGTTTTTAAGTTTATTTTCTAAGAATTCTTCAAACTTTTCTTCAAAGTCTCCAAGCATATCCTTAGTTTCAGACAAACGTCTGTCTTCTTGAGTCTCTTGAAGGTCTTGTCTCTTTTCATTAATTTGGTCTCTTAACTGCTGACGTTTAGTAGCACCTTCTTCAGAATTATCATTTTGAATTGCTCTATATTGCTTTTCAAGTTTATTAATTTCTTTTTGTTGGTCAGCTACTTTTTTAGCATAATCAGTTTGGTCTTTTTGAGTTTCTAATAAATCTTCATAATCTTCAATTAGTTTCTTTACATAATCAATCTGTTTTTTAATACCATCTTCAGTTAAATCGACCATAGATTCTTTCATCTTTTTGGCATTAGCAGATGCATCTTGTTGAGCTTCTTTAAGCTCTTTTAATTTATCTACAAGATTCTGATCATATTTATTTTCAGCTTTTGCCATCTGACGATTAACTTCATTAATTTCAGATTGATAACGTTGAACTTCTCTGAAATATGTATCATATTCTTGAGCAAGCAGTGCAAATCCAGTAATACCTTGATTAGTAATAGTACCTTGCTCATCAAACATTTCATCTTCATTGAGCAAATCATAGAAAAACTCTAATTCATTAACAACTCCACCAATAGCATCATGAACTTTTTCCCATCTGTCATAATTAATATCTCTAATATTATTTGCAAAAGTGATGAGATTTGTATTTGCTTCAGCAATAGATTCACTGACTTCGTTGATAGACTGTTGCATCTCATACCAAGCTTCAGACCCTTTAGTAATTTTACCTGAATTAACAGCTCTATCTCTTAATCTGATTAAACTATTATATTCATCTGTTAATTGAACAAGACGTTTTCTCTCTAGTGCAATTTGTTGAGTAACGTTGGTTACTGAACCAAGTCTACCAGCTTCTGACAATTGGTCATTATAAGCATCAATTAAATCAATACTATGTTGAGTATTAGCTATAACCTCTTCATAATAACTTTGTTGATTATCAAAAAGTTGCTTATATAATTCACCTTCTTTTTCTCTAAGGTCAATAACAGCATCCTTTGCGGCTAAGGCTTTTTCATAATAAGTCTTATATTCGTTTATTTTATCCCATAAATCAGAATCTTTTACATCTTCAATTCTAAACGCACCATTTTGAACTTTAGTTCTCCAACCAGCAGATAAACCAACAGAATTAGCCTTTTTAATATATGTAGTATAAGCTTTTTCTTGGTCTTTAATTTCAGTAGACACATTCTTTAAATTAGAAGCAATAGCGTTGTTGCGTTTTGCCCATGCAGAATATGTACTGCTGATGGTTTTATCAAGATTAGAAATTTGACGCTCAATACGAGCAATAAGGATTTCAACTTCATCTAATGTGTTCTTAGTTTCTTTAGCATCTTTGGAAGAAGAATTACCTCCACCAGACCTACCAGAACCACCGCCTGAAGATCTGCCAGAACCACCGCTTGATTTTTTAGAACTAGACTTTTTATTGCTACTAGTAGAAACTCTGGCTCTAGTAGCTCCATTTCTAGAACCACTAGAATAAGCAGTACCATTGGCAAATCCAACTAAATGTCCACGACCTTTATTAGAAGTGACATAACCATTTTCTAATAATTCTTTCGCCTGCTCGTGGTTGAAAACAATATCTCCACGCTTAAGATTAACAAATTCAGCACCATCATCACCAACAGTAAACCAATTACCATCACGAACAACTATTTCTGTTCCCAGCTCTCCTGTAAGAGCAGTTTGATTTTTAGGAAGACCCCAATTACCACCAGCATAAGCAGAACCTCTAGAAAATGCAGTACCATATGCATGAGCTGTACCATTGGCTGCTGGTATTTTTGTGGTTTTTTCAAAGGTTTCAATGGTTAATGACTTATAAGTGGTCATATTGTTTAATTTATTATCAATAGTATTAAGCTTATCTATAGCATTACCACCAAGATTAGCGTATCCCCACCAAGTAGTACCGTTATAATCTTCTCCCTTGCTTATTAAAGTATTAACAGCATTCATTCCTTGAGAATTGTCACCATTGAATTTAGCTTCTGCTGGATTTTCTTCTATTTCCTGCTTTCCTTGTAAAATTTCTTCTTGCTTTTGTTTTGCTAGTTCAGTATTAGCATCTACATCAACAACTATATCCTTACCATCCATAGCATTCATGCGTTCTTCATCTGCTGCTAATTTTTGGTTATAAGCTTCGTCATTGATATCCATTGTAGTAGAAGAGTAATTCTCTTCTTTATTAATTTCGGTCTTAATATGAGTTTCATCTTTATTAACAGAAACACTTGTATCTTCAGCCGCTTTGTCTATATCTTTTTCTAACTCTTCAGTATCTCCATGTAATAATACATCAACATCTCTTTCTCCCGATTCAAGCATTTCAAATATTTCTGCTGATGTTTTTTGAGGGTCAATATTTAAACTTCCTAATATGTCAAGAGTTCCTTCTTCATAAATAATAGATAAAAGTTGTTTTACTTTTTCATCTTCAGAAAAATTAAACTTAATATTATGTTCTTTTTCGAGTTCTTTAGCATTAGCCAAGTATTGTTCTAATTCATCTTTGGCATTTTTAACATCGTTAAAAGCCTCAACAGTATTACCTTTAAACTCTGGGTCTGCTTCATAATTATCAATTATATTTAATTGGTCAATAGCGTCATAAAGAATATTTAAGAATGATTCGGCAGTAGAAGTATCTATTGCACCAGAATCTTTCAATCCTTCAATATATTCTTTAGCTTTTTCTAATCCTTGTGCATCAGTAATAGAATCCCAATTATATTCTGACAATTCTTTTGGAAGATTTCCTACATCTTCAACTAATTGTTTTATTGAATCAGTTGCCTTTTCAGCTACTTTTATTTTTAAATCTATATCACCTTTATCAGCAGCTTCTCTTTCAAGAGCAACTAAATAAGCTAACATATCTTGAGCATTTTCAATTAAATCCGTTTTAACATCAGGAGCTAATTCATCACTATTTTGGATTTTCTGAATATAATCATAAACATCACTAACATGTCCACTTAATACGTCATATGCTTCATCAGATTTTAAGAACTCTTCATCAAATTTACTAAAATCAATATTATTAAATCCATCAAGTTCTTCTTGAGCTGCTACAGCCTTATCTTTTAATTCATTCATCGCCCACATAGGCTGGTCAAGATTTAATTCAAAACCTGCACTAACAGCGGCACGAAGCATAGATTGGAAAAATTCAACATCTATTCCTAAAGCTTCAGCGGCTTCTCTATCTCTACCAAGTCCAAAATCATATGTGCCATCATCTTTAATCCATTTTTCATTATCTTCAAGCCCACGCTGTTCTTGTTTTTCTTTAAGAGCATCAAAGAAATTAAAAATACCATTAGATGTTAATTTACCGCTGTCATCAAATTGGAAGAAATCATGAATTGAAAATGAAGTGCCCTCAATTTTTTCATCGAGTTTATCAAACATTTCAGCACATTCTTCACCACTTGCGGTAAATGCATCAAATGATTCTCCATAAATCAAATCAAGATAACTTCTAACAGTATCATCACCACTCCAACCACGGTCAATCAAATCTTTAACCGTATCATAACCAGCGGCAATTTTATCATACATATCATACTCATTACCATTTGACTGAGCATTAATCCATGTCTGATAAGCAGAAGTAGAAGCTTGATATGCCATCATCAAATCTTGAGTATCTTGTATTCTTTGTAAAATATCTTTTCGTCGAGATAAAAGACCAGAAGTATCTTGCCCTTGACTACTCATTGAAACAATTTCATCATTACAACGTTTAAGGGCATCATATTGAGCATCTAATGTATTTTGGAATTCAGTATTCATTAATGCCTTTTGTTTATCAGTTAATGTTTGAAGATTTTCAGCATTAATATGATAACCATTTGCACTTCTTTCAAGAGCATAAACATAATCATCTCCAAACATCTCTTTAAAAGCATCAATATTTTGAGTGGAAATACCAGCACCAGAAGAAGATTCAGATAATACTGTATTTAATTTAGATACATTTTCAATTGCAGTAGCAACTTCTTGAGAAAACTGATTATAAGCATCACTAGCAGAAAGAGCAGCATCTTCGACACCACCATAAATGATTTCATTATCAACTAACATATCAATCATAGCGCTTGCATCATCCATGGTGTATCCTAATGCATTCATTAAATCTTCTAAAGCATATCTATAAACCTGACTTCCATTCGCACTATCATCAAAAGCCTGTTCAGCATCAACTCTATCTATATCTAAATCTATAACCCTTTTTAAAGCTTGATATAATTGTTTGTCTTCTTTAGTATATTTGCCAGTTGCTTTAGTAACATCTTTTAAATCTTTTTCTTGACTTTGCATATACTCATCAAAAGATTTACCTTGTTTAATGGCTTCTTTCCATTCATTTTGATAATTAGCAATATATCCTAACGACCTCGATTGCCACTCATGAAGTCTGTCTTCAGCAATTTTTTCAGGAGTCCAAACAGCAGATCCACCCTGAATATTATTTCCAATTTGAGCAATTACATTTGATATTTTTTGGTCATCAATTATTAAACCTTCAGCATCAAGTTTTAATAATTCTTCATTAGTCCAACCTTCACCAGCATTTTTAATTAATGTGTCTATATAATTATAAAGAGTATCTCTGTTTAATAATTTTCCTTTGCCTGTGCCATCGTCAATAATAGGCGTAAAAGCAATTTCTATACCATCAAATTTTTCAGATGCTCCAAAAGCTGTAGAATAATCACCTATAATATCTTCAACAGATTCTCCCCAAGATTCAAGAGCATCTTTTTGCTTTTCTGCTTCTTCTTTGTCCCAGAAGATAATAGGTCTATTTGTATTATCAATATTACCAATTTTATCTATGCCTGCTTTTTTTAAATAATTATTATAATTATCAGATATCTGTTTTTCTCTTTCATATTCATCAAATCGAGATAAATCATCACCTAATTGAAGAGCATTTTTAAGCGCCTTGGTAGCATCTTCGGTTTTATTTTTTGTATCAACAATAGAAGTATCTATTTGGTCAAATAACATTGAATATTGATTATTGCTAGGTACTTTTAAGAATTCATCTTTGGCTTTAGTAGCTTCTTCAAAAGCTTCACGAGCTTCATTTATTTTCTTTGTATCTCCAGATATATATGCAGATTCAAGGTCTGAGACGGAAGATTGATAATTTGAATATACATTATAATCTTGAGCGCCACCTGTTGCCATCAGTTTAATAGGTAACCCTTCAAAATAAACCGATTCATTTTCTTGTCTTATTTTAGTTATCGTATCTATATAAGTATTAAGATATGTTAATAAATCATCAGTTCTTTTTTGGAATTGTTCATTATTAGGATTTTGTTTTTGAAGCGTTTCGATTTGTTCAATTAATTCATTTATTTTTTCTTCTGCTTCTATAGGAGTACCACTAATAACACGATAAGGACTAAGAGACCCAGAATCACGACTAGGTTTTCTTAATTCTCCATATTGTTTAAGCAGGTCAGCGAGAGCTTTGTCTTCATCTGTTTTAATATCATTAATATCAAAAGCCTCACCTAAAGAATAATCACTTTCAGTAGTCATTGCTTTTTTAGCTATTTCAAATCCTTTTTGATAATCAGCACTATTCCAAATTTTATTTGCTTCGGCTTGAGATATATTAGATATTATATCAAGCTGCTCTCGGAGTTTACCGTTTACTAAATCAATTTTACCTGCATTTTCACCATATTGTTCTGTAATTTGTTTTTGTATATTATATATTTCTTGTTTTGTTTGTAAAGTTTCTTGTTCAGATAAGTTGCCAGTATCTAATTTGGTTTTTAATTCTTCATATTGGGATGCGTAATCAGAAAGGGATTGTTTTTGAGATTGCCATTCTTCACCAGTAGTCCTAGCTGAATCTACAAGTTCTTTTCGTACTTGTTCTTGGTGTTTAATGAACGCATGAATCAAAGTACCAATAATACCGATAGCCGTGCCAACACCCATTATCATTGGAATAGCAGCAGAAAAACTACCTCCTATTGCTTTACCAGCGGATATACCCGTAGAAGCTAATGACCCCATTAGATTCTCTTGTTTAGCAAGAGCTTTTATTGCTTCTTTACTACCTTTGATTAATTCATAAGCAAAACCTTTACCGTTCTGATATCCAACTATACTTCTTACTCCCACAATAGCGGTAAAAGCTGTACCTAATAAACCAACATTATCAACAACTTGAACAATTGCTTTTCCTAAATCTATGAAAAAATTAACAGTATCTCTATTCATACTATTAGCCCACATTTGCTGATAAGCATTTTGTAATTGAGCTATATGACCATTGATACTGTTCATATACTTTTCATTTTCTTCCATTGCTGAATTTTCTGCTTCTTGAGAAGATTTATAAGCATCCCTAAGAAGTTGAGGATTTTGGAAAATAGAAGCAGCGATATTTGCACGATTCTTTCCTGCAACAGATTCTAATAATAAATTAGCATTATTTCTACCAAGTTGTTTATCTGTTTCAAGAATTTCATCATAAACATCCGCAATACCTAACATAATCTCATAAGTAGATTTATAATTTCCATTATTATCTAAAATATCAAATCCTTTAAAATTGTTAGAAGCAACTGCCGTCGCTTCTTTAATTGTGTCTCTAAGTTTTGATTGAGTTGTTAACATTGAATCTGTTTCTTCACCCAGTTCTTCAAGTTCTTCTTTTGCTGATTTAGTGCCAGTAAGACGAAGAGCGATAGTACGCATACCAGTTCCTACTTTATTTGCATCTTGAACTACTGCATTACCAGCTGTAATAAGTGCAAGAGCTTCATCCATATCATTACCAGCTGTTTTTAAAGCAGAAGCAGAATTTTGAAGAGCAGTAGCAGCCTCTGAAGTTGAGATTGCATAATTATTCAATCTGTTACTTTCGGTTTATCAACCTACTGACTATAATTATTAAAAATTATAGCGATAAGGACGTTAATCCTTATTCTCACATTTCATTAAAATTAGATTATAGTGTGAGTTCGGACTGTATATTACATCCTTTATAAAGGATGAATAGCTTCAATATTATTGTTACCAATAATATCCCGCAGTCTCTACGGTTTCAATGTATTATATAAAATTTTTTTAATATCCTCATTAGTTAAATCAAACCTTAATCTTATTAAAGGGATGTTATGTTTTAAACAATATTCATCTTTAATAGAATCTCTTTCTTGAGTTTTTTTTAGCCCTTCTTCTCCACCAAAAAAATCTTTAGAAACAAAATGCTGTTGACCATCATATTCTATTAAATATAATATGTTCATATCACTATCGAAAATTGCAAAGTCGAATTTTAATTTATATTTATATTTACAATCCGAAAAAGAATACTGACGAATGTATATTATTCCCATTTTTTGCAAAAGTTTCTCAATATAATCTTCATGTGAAGATAATATTCTACATCCACAAGATGTAGTATGACCATTAACGACTTTTGCTGGTAAAATAGAAAAGACATTACCACATAAAGGGCATTCACATTTCCAAATCCATTGTCCAAAATCATTCATATAATCCCGTTCAATGAATCTAATATCTGTATCAGAAATAAAATTAGACCAATCTTTTGTATTCGTCTCAGATATTCTTTCTTTCCAAAGACAACCACAAGACTGGGTATGTCCAGATTGTACATCATTTTTATTTAATATTACCGTATTACCACAATCACAAACACATTTTACTTTTACTGGAGTTTCTTCCCATATTATCTCTTGTACAACAAGTCTTCCAAAACGTTGGCTAGTTATATCTCGTCCGTTTTTTTCTATCCAACGCATTTTTCTTGCGCATCCGCAAGAATGGTATCTTTTATTTTTTAAAGTGCTTGCTCCGATAGTAACAATTTTTCCGCAATCACATTGACATTTACAATATTTTCGACTTTGACCTTTATCATCTTTTTTAAAAATTGTATCTATTACCGTTAGCATATCAAATTTTTGTCCATCTAATATTATACGTCCCATTTTTCTCCTTTTATTTATTTTATTTATAATACATTGTCTTACCTCGGTCTTAACTATCTCTAGCCTTTAACCGATATAGCTATTTGCTGATATAATATTTACGTATTATATCTGTATGTTACCATACATTTAGGCTATTTTCAAACCTACTTCATTTAATTTATCTATTATATTCATTTTAGATAAATCATCATAAGCAGCCCCCATAGCAATTAAACTCTTAGTTGCTTCATCAACACTTTCAAATTCAGATACATTCATTAAAATATTAGCAACTTTTGCAGATTCAGCGGCTTCACTTAAACTTTCACCCAAACGCATAAAATCGGCAGTACTATTTTGAATTTGTAACGCAGTTGCTCCTATTGCATCAGCTGTATCAAAAGTTGTTTTTTGATAATTTTGAAGTGTAGATATTGTTTCATTGGAAACTTTTTGCATTTCCGTTAAAGCTGTATCAAATTCTCTAATAATATTTATTCCTTGTTTAAAATAACCCCATAAACGATAAAAACCAGTGAATGATGCAAGAGTAGTAAATAAACCTCTCCATTTAGTGGTCAATTCATCTGCAAGAGTCTTAAATAAGCTTTCTGGTTCTTGTACTTTTTTAGTTGCTACTGCAACAGTGCCCATTGCTTTATCATAAGTAAATTCAAATTCTGATATTTTTCCTTTTGTATCTTGTATTATTCTTGAAAATTTAATAAATTCATTACCGTCTTTATCGGTTATTATTCCAGTTCGAGATGATTCGGTTATTTTCCCTTTCGCTTCTACATATTTATCTATTACTTTATTAAGTTCTTCAATATCAGATGTTTTAGGAATATTTTGTTCTATTACCCGACCCATCTGATTATTTATATTCATTGAATCTGACGATAATACTTTTTTTAATTCTTCTAATCTTAAAACCAATTCATGTATTTTCTCTTTATCTTCTTCATATTTTTGAGTTTGTTCTTTAGTTGTACCTTTGGTTAAATTAGTAGTTAATTCATTTAATTGCTTTTGAGTTTCTACAAATTGGTTGTAAATTTCGGTATAGCGTTCAATTTTATCTCCAGCACTGCTAGGGTCAGGTATATCTTTAAACCAATTATTTAAGTTGTTAATCTTATTTCCATTTATTTCCGTATTAATAATTTTCATACGGTTTAATTGTTCATTTACTTTATTTAACTGTTCATTAAAAGTACCATAAGCATTAGAAACTTCAACAATATTACCGACTCTATTTCCACTTTCATCTGTTGTATTATACTTATTTACAGCCTCTCGAAGTGCATCATAATAAGTTGTTAATATCCCTAATTCTTTTTCAACATTCACTAATTCTTTTGTTGGGTCTTCAGTATTCCAATTAATAGCTAATTTATCATATGTCGATTGAGCTTTATCTAATTTAGTTCTTCTAGATATTTCTCCAAACATCATATTGGGGATAGGACTTAAAGAAGAAGAACCTTTTCTTGCATTGCTCACAACATTATTATATACAGTTTCTAATTCACTTTTTAATGTTTCTGCTCTTTGTAAACTTTTTTCATTTATAAGAGAAGCATCATTAGCCAACTGATTTAATTCTTTCATTTGATTTGATTGAACAAAATTTTCAGATGTTTTATTATTAAAAGATGCTATCCATTGTTGTAATTTTTCACGTTCTCTTTGATTTCTTTCAAGCTCTTTAGTAAAACTGGCAATTCTTTTTTGTTCATTATCAATTAATTGGATATTAGTTTGTATTATTTTAGATTCTCCAGTTTCTTTATCGGTAATACTCTTAAAACTGTCAGTAATAATACTTTTATCTTCTGGATTTTCTCTAGTAATAGTAGCAGATTTTAATTTAAAACCTGAAGTAACATTAAATACACTTTTTGTATGATTATAACCTTGTGATTTATACCATTCTGCAAATCTTTCTTCCATTGATTGATATGCTTCTTCATATGATTTAAATCCTTTTTCAAATTCATCAGATTCTTGCTGATATATTTTGGCTAATTCTTTTTCTGCGCCGACAACTTCTCCTTCAAATACTTCAATATGAGGAATTGTTTCAAGTTCTGTTTTTTGTTGTTCAATTTGTTTAGTTGTTTCTTTAACTGCTTTTTGAATTCTAACTTGTGTATGTTCAACATCTTCTGCATATCCATCATCTACCATGGTAAAACCATTTGTAGAAATCATAGAAGTATTTTGAGATTGTTTTGTTTTTTTGTTTTTATTAGAATCATTATCTCCATAAGATTCTCCTACTATAGTGAAATTAGTAGAAGATTGCTCTTTTCTTGATTTATTTGCTTTATTTTTAGCTTTTTCTATTTGATCATTTGACTCTTTTAATTTTTGATTTTCATTTTCAACTTCTTTTGCATTAGACTTGGCACTTTCTGCGACAGATTTGTCAACATCAGATAATTTTTGTTTATTATTAATGACTTCTGTTAGTATTTTTACAGATTCTTTTAACGCTTCATTTTCTAACTTTAATTGTTCATCTGACTGTGTTGTCTTAGTAGAAGTATTATTTTTTGTTCTATTTTTATAGTATTCATATTGTCTATATAATTTATCTTGATTTGACTCAGATTCAGTTAATCTGTGAAGAGACATTTGCCCACCAGCATTTTTATATTCATCATACAATGAATACATTAATGTTAATTTATCTTTATTGCCTCTAGCAACAAATTTTCCTTTATCATTAACCATTGAATCATATAAACTTTGTATATATTCAAATTGAGAATTTAAATTACTTTTACTAGCCTGACCAGATATTCTTTCAATTAAATCAACTATATCATTTAAAGAATTAACTATATTATCAAATGGAGTAGTAGAAATTTCTAATTTGTTTATTTTACTAAAATCTATTGATTTTATATTATTAGCCAATTCTACAATTAATAAATTAAGTATAATAATACCATTTTTAATATTTTCTATTTGACCGACATAATCTTTTTGCTCAGTCATACCAGCAATAGTAACAATCATTTCCGCTAATATTTTTAAATCATTGCGAAGTCCATCTAACGAATTTTTAATATTATCAACGAGGGTAAGGATATTTTGTTCTGATGCTTCAGTATTATTTTCAACTTGTTGAACGGTTTGTTGTATTTGTTGAGCTTGTTGTTGGGTTTGGTTGTTTTTATTAGAAATATTTGATGCGTTTAAAACAGAAGAAGTTGTACGTTCTTTAATTTTTTCTTGTAATTCAGAAACTGATTTATTTTTAGTTTCTGTTATTTTTTGTCCAGTTTTAACTAAAGAATCTGTAGCTGTTTTTTGTTCTTGTTGTATAGCTTGACCTGCTTTTTCGGCACTAGTTGCTAATTTTTGATTTAAATTAATTACTTGTTCTGTCTCTTGTTTAATCCCTAAAATATTATTTTTAGCTTGTTGAGAAACTTCATCTATTTGTTTACCAGAAGCAACAATTCTTTTTGAATCAATTGTATCAAAAAGAACATTCCCAGATTTTTTAGTCCCAAAAGAAGTTCCAGATAAATCTATGCCTTGATATCCCAATTGTTTTAAAAAACGTGTTTTAATATCATCTACACCATATTCCTTTTTGAAATCATACATCTGCTTAGGAATTATAGTACCGTCTGATTTTATACCGCTTTTTGATACCAATTCAGACATATTGCTAATAAAACTATCAAATTCATCAATTGTCATTTTAAAATTAGGAAATAATTTTTGAGCGGTTTTATATAAAGAATTTATATCTACATCTTTTAAATTATCTTCAAATCCAGTAAAACCACTTCCTAATGAAATACATAACTGTTCTAAATGATGTATAAATTCATAAAATTCTTGTGCGATTTCTTCAGTATGCGCTTCATATAATTTTAAATCACTTGTATCAATAGCATAAAATTTTTCTAAAGACTTATCAGAAATTGGAGTTTTAGAAAAACTACTTATATCTTTTGTTGTATATAAACCCGTACCACCTCCCCATCCACGACCAGAATCTTTTATTCCTGCAAACCAAGATTTTAATTCATCTCCAAATGGATGAGACGATCTTTGAGATTGCCCATTAATATTTCCATAATGATACATTAAGCCGTTTATTTTTTTTTCTTTTTCTTCATTTGTTAATTCTTTAGACGCTTCTTTTTCTTGATGAATTGATTGTGCTGCTTCTTCTGCACTATGAGCTAATTTATTATTAGAATCAATTACTTGTTTATTTGAATTAACTGTTTCTTGAGATATTTGTTCTGTTTGTTCTTCTTGCGGCTCTTTTTTTGAAGGGATAACAAGTTTTTGCCTAGGCGTTCTTGTTTTTGGTTGTGAAAAAGATGATGGGTGAGTTATGTCATTATTTCCTTGATTATTTGTTAAAGGTTTTAAATTTTTAGAAGTATTTATACCCGTTTTACCTATATCTTGAAGGGTTTGATTAATCTCTTTAAGTAAAGATAAAATTTCATTTAATTGTTCTTTATCAGTTTCTAATATTCCAGATGGTATAAAAATATCGCTACCTAAATCTGTCTTGTCGGTCTTTTTTTTAACTGATTTATTATTTTTTATATACTTTTTATATTCGTTATTAAAGTATTTTATTTTTTCTGCGTCAGATTCTCCAGATAATAAATCCGTAATTGGTCTAATACCACCTCTAGCTTGGTATGTTGAATATAAAGAAAATAACTCACGTAATTGTTTTTTCTTTTCTTTTATAAGTTCTAATTCTTTTTCTTCTTTTCCTTTTGTTCCTTGAGACAATAATCCTAAATCGAGTTTAGAATAATTATTTTTAATTATTTCAAATTGACTTTCAAGCCCATTTTTGTTTAATTTTGTAGATACATTATCAATAGCAGCTGTTAATTTTTTAAAACTTTCTGAAATTCCTTCCAAGTTTTTAGAATATAATTCTAAATTTTCAGAAGAAAATGAAGCATTAAATTTTTCATCTGCTGTTTTAATTGTATCAATTTCTTTGGAAAAATCTTTTAAACTAGCAAGGAGTTGAGTTATTGAAGTGGCAATACCTTCAAAATTTTGCTGTGTTTGTTTAATTCCTGTTTCATTTAAAATTTTCCCCATTGTATTATTTAATTCTTGAGCCTGTTCTTGAAGACGCATAGAAATATCATTAAAATAAGAATTAATTGCTTCAGATAATTTATTTTCGTCTTCTTTAATAGGATTAAAATTAAATTGAATAGGATGTTCGTCTATTTGTGATTGTGCATTACCAATTATTTCTCCAATTTGAGCTGTTATATCTCTTTTCGCATTTTCTTTTAATTTAACTGGAATTTCAATAGCCCCTTTAACCACAAAACCTTTAGTTCCATTTTCAATCGTTCCAGATATTTGTTTTTGAAAAAAAGCCCCTATATCAATTGAAGAAAACATTGTTTCGATTGCTTGTCTTGTCTGATTGGACAATTGGCTACCTAGTACTTTAGAAGCTTGTTCAGATATTTTAATTATTGAATCTAGTTTTTCTGGAGATAAAAAAGGTTTATCATTATTAGCATCTGTATAAGCAGCATCAACCTGTACCAATGCTTCTGCATATTTAAACAAAGCAGAAGCGGCTTCTTGATATTCTTTACTATATCCACCTTTTATTCCCTTTTTATTTGCTTCGTTAAAATTTTGAAACAAAAATTCTGCTTCATTAAAAGCTTTTTCAAGTTGACTTATATTAGTAATATCATTTATATTAGTTCTATTACTTAAAAAACTTTCTGATTCTTTTTTTAAAAGAGTATATTGTAAAGCAACCTCTTTCATATTAGAGGACATTTTTTCCATTTGAGCATTTAAAGTATCAGTATTGAGATTCCTGACTGTTTCTTGTAATGTCCCAAAAGTATGTCTAAAACTATCAAATTTTTTATTTAAATTATCTACATTTCTTTCAAGTGCTCCCACTTGTGCATCAACAGCTGTAGTACCACTTTTTGTTGTTGATTCTATTAATTTTAAATTTTCTGCTACTTTCGATAATTGTTCTTTTAAATCAGTTGCATCTTCTGCTATTTTGTCAAAACCTTGTGCTTTCTGACTGGCAGATTGTATTTCTTGAAGAGCTTCTCTCATTCCTTTAACAAAATCCTTAGCATCGGATACAATTCTAATTACCATATTTTTACTATCTGCCATTATTATACCTCCTTAAATTATTTAAAATTTAAAATAGAATATGAACCAGATTTTGCATTGGCAATAGCATTACTCCCTATTCCTCCATCATTTGAGTCTATTGAATCAAATAAAATTTTTTGATAAGTCAACATATGTTCTAAAATCCATGGAGGAGTAATTTCTATTGAAGGTTCACCATGAATACCCATCAATGAAATATTTAAAACATAATCATTAGAATCATGGTGTTTACCCATTTTATCTGGAAAAATTTCAACCCCTCCATAAAACCTAGTTCCATGAGGATTTTTATAATATTTTTTACCAGTATTATATAATGAATATTGACGTTTATAATCTTTGGGATCATAAGACGCATAAAATTGTTGTACGGAATAATTATACTCTTCAGTTAATGCATCTCTGACCTGTATTGCTATATTTTTGGCAATATTATTTCCATATTTCTGCACATCTTTTTCTAATTCTTTTGGTATTTCTAATTGAATAGACATTTATTTCACCTCTTTAAATTTGTCAATCAATTCATTCCAATCAACCTCTTTACTAATCTGTTCAATTCCTCCTAAAAATTTATCAATCACTCCATGAATTATAGGAGCATATTTAAGAACCTGATTAGAAATAAAAGCATGAGGTTCATAATAATTAGTCATCATATCATCACTCTTCATTTTTAATATACTATCCAAAGTTGTAATTAAATTCTCAGGCATTAATTGACAAACAGCTTCAACCAATCCTGCTTTAGAAAGAAGATTAAATTCCTCCATCCATTTATCAGAATGAACAGTAATATTAGTATAATGATTAAAAATAGTATAAATATACATAATATATTTTTTACATGTATTAATTTTTACGTTGCCATTTTTGTCATAACAACTATTAGCAAGAATCTGGTCACATAATACTTCAACTACTTCAAAGTTAATATAATCAACAAATTTAACAGCAGTTTTTAAATAAGATTCTTTAACAGTTGCCGTACTAAACTTAGTATATTTATTTACAAAATCCCTAACATCAATTTCAATCGTATTTTTAATTTCCATATCAATTCTCCTTTTCAATCAAAAAAATAGAAGAGAAGAGCACATTATTCTATTTACTCTTCCTAACGCCAATCACAATCGTTTACATACGCTTGTCCAATATTTATAGCATCAGCTTCATTATCATCTACATCTTTATTATATATGTCTTTTATTATTTTAATTGAAGCTGCTTTACAATCATCTCTTTTACGAGCAGTAATTCCAACTAATTTTCTCCATTCAGATGGAGTGTATTCTACATAATACACATTAAATTCCCCAGTCTGAAAATTCATTGGAGTATCCATATTCAATTGTACACAATATGCCCATACACCACCAATTAATTTAACCAGTGTATTAATTGTAGACATATTTTGTCTTTTACCCGAACCCACAATATCCTTTTCTATAACTAGAATATCTGGCTCATATTTATTAATAAGTTGAATTATATCTATATACATTATTAGTAATCTGTCTTCAGTTTCTTTTACATGAGACCAATCTAAAACTCCCGATTCTTCATATATACCATTCCCAAATATAGCCCACCCCGTCTTTGTGGAACTCGTATCTAAAGATAGAAGAATAGTTTCTTTATTATGTTTGCCATATTCATTATTCATACAGTATTTTCCTCTAAAGCATAATTAAGCCAAAGTTTATACGCTTCTTGTGTTTCTTCTTTTAAAAACACCATAACAAGTACCGATTCTTCTTTTTTATTTACACTAGTATATATATCTATGGGATATATTTTATTACTTATATATAATTTGGCTTGCTTCATATTAACTAATCTAACAACCTCATTCGCATTATATGGTCTAGGTTTTAGATTTGATTGAATATAATCTATATCTTTCATCCCTTTCCTCCTTTATAAAAATACAAAAAAAGGGCATAACTCACGAACAGTGAGTTACACCCTAGTATTTCATTTTTAAAAATCACTGTTCAATTAATACAATAAATACGAATTACTTACCATGCTTATGAGCAATAGCTTTAGGATATACCTTCTTTGATTCTGATTGAAGATTAGATTTAAAATTAGATACAGTATCATTTGCCATATCTTTTACAATATCTTTTTTTATTTCTTCATTTTTGATATTATCTTCAAACTTTACTTCGGTCTTATCTTCGGAATCAATTTCTTCCATAATTTCTTTATAGGCTTTACCATAACTTCCTTTATACTTCATATGTCTGGAAGTATCTTTGGTATCAATAATTTTTTTTGCGTCTTCTTTAGAAATTTTATTATAAATATAATCAGTTAATAAAGAAGTAATGTCTTTACAATCTTCACTACAATAACTAAACATCCATACAGGCTTATCTTGAAAAGCGCTGCATGAATTACAGTACTCATATACTTTGCCACATAAAATGCAGCTCCTATCATATCTTGCCATATCTGTTTATCTCCTTTTTGAATGTTTATTTATTTATTATATATTATATACATATTAGGATTATTTTATAATACCTAATTCTTTTCCTTTTCTAATATAACGTCTAACGGTATTAGTGCAAACATCTATCTTTTGAGCTATTTTAGAATAATCTATACAACCATTATTAAATAATTCACATGCAGTTTTTAGTCTGTTACACTGAGCGTATTTATCTGCCTTTTCAATATCTATCTCTTTTAAAATAGTAGATAAATTAGATTCTTTTATTGAATTAACTATATACCAATTTTCAGACAAACTACAATCTAATTCTATGTATTTATCTATTCCATTGCTTAAAGCCAATTGACGTTTTGTTTTATCAATTTTTCTTTGCAAATCAACTTTATACCAACCATCTTCATAATGTTGTCTACCATGTGTCTCTATAATCCAATTGTAATCTGGTAGATAAAAATCATATTTATATTTACCACACCAATCATAATCACTTTTAGATAATTGGTATTTAAAACTGATTTTGTTTTGTTTTAAAATATAAACTAAAAACTTTTCAGGATAACTAAATCCATCTGAACAATAAGGACATCCAAAACTCTGAAAATATAAATTATAAAAGGACATCTTCTTTTCATATCCACAAGTTGGACATTTCATTAAAGTGGATTTATTAGTCGTTTTTGTATGATTATATCCAAATTCTTTATCAACTAGATATACCATTAAATCAGGAGCAGTAGTACTAATATCATTAACACCTTTAATAACTTTTGTTCCTGCACAACAACTACAGCCTTTTTTATCTTTTAAATCTGTTTCGTTAATCCAAAAATCATCCATAGTACAATCATAACCACATACGTTACATTTATACTGATACCATTTATAATTACGTTCGTATCCTTTTTTAAAATCAGGATTATCTTTAGAATAATATTTAGCAGTGATTGTTATATCTGTTTTATACCCTTTTTTATCATATTGAATATTTTCTCCAATATGATATTTCCAATCTACTTCTTCATCAAATATTTTAGCAATTTTTCCTTTACGAATATATTTACCATAAACCATTGTGGTTTTATTATTATATTTTATATACACTTTATCTCTACTTTCGTAATTTATGATTTCAAAAAAATCTTTTAACCCATCATATTCAAATGGAATTTTTAATCCAATTGCTTTACTCCAGTCATATATAATTCGTGTATCATTTTTCTTTGTTGGGATTTGTGATAAATCACATTTTCTCATTTAATTATTCCTCCTTAAAATAATTTCTCCTAATTAATAAAAGAAGAGGGGTAGGAGTTCCCCTCTTATCAATACAGTTCATGACGCTGTATCTATCTTTTAAGAAATAATATGGTGCGTTTTGAGGCGCACCATATCTAATATTTAACATATATAATATATACATATTAATTATATATATTATTCATATAATGTCAAGAGATTAATCTTCCTCTGCATCTTCTGTAGCATAGTAAACCTGATACAGAGTCTTATCAACGGAACAGTACAATTATACCCTCGGTTTCCCGATATTTCTTAGGGGTTTAGAGCACATCATCATCTTGTATTAATAAACAAGAGCAAGGCACTTCAGATAAAAGAATTTCACTTTTATCCTACAGACTTCATCATCTCATTAAGATGGTATGTCCTGCTCGTTTGACCTTCAAGAATATTACTATTCAAGCTTGGCACTGGATTGCCATTTTAAAGGTTTCCCAGTTAGCATAATTTCTAATCGTCATTTCCTACGATTCCTAAACGTAAATTACACACCATATATTTATATGTTCACCTTGTTTAACGTGGACAACTTGTCCCGAATTTTATCCACCTGTAAATCACCTGTAAAATCAATAGAGGTGTCATCACCACCCAGCGCAATAGTAGTCTCAGGACTAGGCTGGAAGGAAGGAAGCACAATATAAACCATTCTGTTACTTTCCCTGTGCAAAGGGTACTGACCATTTCTGGCGAGTAGGAGTTTCCACCTACTTCTCACGTTTCTTATTTAGATTATTGCGTGAGGTCGGACTATATATCATCCCTACTAAATTAGGGCAACAGCTTCAATAATATAATTACTTATATCATCCTGTAGTCTCTGCGGATTCTTGATGTAATATCAAGTCTTTCCTCAGGATTACCCATCTCTGAGCTTCCCCTGATATAGCTGTTATTGACGTTCGTTTTTTAACGATACTGAACGTACATAGATTACTCTATGATAGCCATTTATGATTTCGTAATAACGTTTATAAATAAACGAAATCCCGAAGCTCTAAGCGTATCGGCTTCGCATGGATCAACACACAGACCCTTCATTGTAAGTTTAACAGTCTTAGGGAACTTATCAGCGGAGTTCAGAATATAAACACCTTCGTTCACATTTCTATCAAACTTAACAACATACTGTTCCTCATTTGTATCTGTAGGAGCAGTAAGCTTTGTGCCAGCAAGACCAAATGCTGTAGCAGAAGCTGTAGCATCCTGAGTATAAGCCTTACCCATAGCACCATTAGTAGCAAGAGCATTAACAGTCAGTCTAGCACCAGCTGTATAACCAGTACCAAGGTCAACTGTTTCACCTCTCTTAACAGTGATAATCTTAGGCATCAGAATAGGAGCTTCAGTAGTAGCAAGTTTAGCATCATTACCAGACTGAGCAGCCAGAACGTTAAGGTTCAGCATTGCGTTAGTAGCGGTAAATGTACCAGTCTTAGCTCTCCAGAATCTCTTAATCAGAGTACCATCTTTATCAGTTGTATCTTTGGACTCAGCAGAAATTTCGATAGAAGCATCGGAAAGCTGAGTAAGAACATACAGAGGTGTTCCATCGAACTTTTCAGCCATAGCCATTTGGATTCTATCAATAATCAAATCACCTAATTTAAAAGCCATGATAGTATTCTCCTTTCAAATTTATTTTTTATTTGCGGGTTTTATATCTCTCATGAAATCAAACTCTTCTTTATCAATTCCTTTTGTATCAATAAAACCACTATACATTCCTTTAAGTAGAGCAGTGGTAGATTCATAAACCTGAAGACGTTGTACACTTCTCATAAATTCATAAATACCAACTTCTCTTAATTCATTTTTTTTATATTTAAAACCAGCATGACAACAACAAGATTCAATCAATGGTAAAAAGGTAGAAGTAGTATCTTCTTTTTTAGCATTAGCTAAATTCATTCTATCTTCTTCAATAATCCATTTCTTAGTTGTTTTCCCTTTGGCTTTTTCAACTTTAGGAAAGATATTAAACATCGTTCTTATATATAGAGCAATGTTCTTATATATATCTTCATTTATTTCAATGTCTAATTCAGAATTCCAAAGAACCATTTCCTGTTTAGGTTCTGATTCTTCTTTATTATCAGATTCATCCTCATTTGGAATTTGTTTCATGTAAGCATCAAATGAAGATAAATCTAAATCCCCAAATAATATTTCTGTATTTTCAACTTTTAAAGTTTTAATTAATAATGAAAATAATTGAAAATCGGATATCTCATTCCAATCAATTCCCATGTCCCACAGTAATAATCTATAAGATGTTGTATTTCCAATAAATACATTGAGCATTGACCAGAATTCAGATTCTCCAAATTTTTTATCATATTCTAATATTCCACCAATAGTAGGTTGGTATACAAGAATTTTATCTGAGACTTGATATGGGTCACCAAAATATAACTGTAATAAACTAATATCAGAATTTGAAGGTGTCATATTTATTATTTCTCCCCATATGTTTATTAACAAGATTAGGAGTTTTAATTAAAAAACGCATTCTTCTACTATAATAATCAGCATCCAGTATATAAGGTCTATCTTCTTCAAGAACCACTTGGAATCCTAAAGCATTAGTCCAACATAACAAATCTCTGACTATATAGCCCAATAAATCAGTTCTTACAATTCCATATTCTGTTTCCATATCATCCTCATGAACAACACACATAACTTCAATGTATTGTTTTTTAATAGTGTCATTATAATAATCAACACCATCATCTCTGATATCAAACATAACAAAATTTAAAACTTCTTTTTGCAAACCATTAAGTTTTAAAAAAGGAACAATTTGTTCATGTTTAATTTTTTCATTATATTCAATTATTTCCTGTCTTTTTTTTAATTCTTCTTCAGTTGGATTATCTACATCTGAATATTCATTCAATGGCTTAGGTTCTAAAACACCAAGCACATCTTTTAAATCTGGGTCTTCATTAAACATTTTTAATAGTTTATCTTTTTTATATATTATGTCATTGTTATTTCTATCATCTAAGTCCCTAGAAATTCCTTTTATATCCCTTTTCATTTTTGAACCTCCAACTCAATAGAAGATACATAATCACCATTCGAGTCTTGAACGGATAAAATAAACTTTTCACCCACTAACTTATTAGTTTTAGCAGGTTTAATAGAAATAGTAGATTTATCTATTTGACGCATTACAATTAAATCACATAAGTGTTTAATTTCTTCTTCTGATAATTCAGAAGTGCCATTATAATCAATACGCCATTCTGCATTTAAATCTTGAAGTTTACCTTTTAAGAAAAACTCAACATTAAAATAAGAAGTTTTTGCTATATGTAATATCTTGTCCTGCGCACGATTTCGTTGTAATACACCATCCTCATCAATAATAGCAGACCACAAATAACTTCTTGCGGTATCATCTACATGAGATTCTTGTTTAGTAACAACTTCACCAGAACCGTTATAATAATTACAAAGCATCAAATCTACATTATCTCTAGTTTCATCTAATTCATCCTGCTTTAAAGTTAATTTAATAACCCCTTGAGGTATTAAATCTTGAACTTTTGTAACAGAATAAACTTTTGGGTCAAGCATATTATGTGTAAGCATGAATCTATGCTCATGTTGAAGATAACGAGTATCACAAAGATTATAATCAGACAACTTATCTCCATATAAAAGATAAGTATCTGGTAACCATGCGTTTGTAATATTATCCAAAGCCGTTGAATAATCCGCAGTCCAAACACCACTCGTATAACTATTAGCATTTCTAATTGCTGACCATACATTTAATATTTTATTCTCACCATTCACTCTTGCTACCCATCTTAAATTCCAATTGCATTTAATAATATTATATCTAACAAACTCATTAGCATCATTTCTGCCAACTATCATCCATAATTTATTAACATCAAAATTTTCATCTTTAAAAGGGTCAGATGGTTCATAATCTTCAAAACCAATTTCATAATCTTCATCATTAGGAATAAACACATATGTTCCAACAGGATAATGAATACGAGGTCTGAATTGAAGATAATAATCAACCGCATCTTTTAAAATTGATGGAGTAGCATGTTTAGAATATTTTGCATCTTCATAAATCCATCCTTCTTCTTTATCTAATATATATACTCGTTTATATCCTATATCCCCTGTAAAAGTAGCATTCATCACCATAGCAGAATTATACTGTCTAACCTGTGATAAATTCCTACCTTTGTTATTTAACATAGTTTGATACATATCAGAAGTAATCAATTAGATACCTCTTGTATTTTATCTACTAGCGAGTGGGCATCTAGGATACATTTTCTATAATTATGATAATTAAAAGGATTCTGCTTTGTTTCTCTATATGCTGTCTGCAATAAACAAGTAATCTCTACAATCTGTGGAGGATAGAAGAGTAGTTCATTTAAACTGTCTATCTCTTGCATTAAAGAAACAAAATATTTATTAAAATCTACATTAGGATATTCATTTATTTTTTTAGGGTCTTTATATAGAATTAACCAATGAATTTTACTATGTAGTTGTTTTTTAAATTGTTCAAACTGCTCATCACTAAAGTGACCATATAAATATTTCATATTACTCACCTCGCAGTCTTGAACTTTTAGATGTACCATTAATATATGAATTATTAGAATAACCTCTATCTCTAATTAAACTCCTTTGATGATTAATTAAATCATCACGAAGATTTCTTAATTCAGATAAATGAGTTTGTTGTGCATAAAATTTTTCATCCGAAGTACCAAAAAATTGAGCAATATTAGTCAAACTATATATCTTCGGTTCAAGCCAACAAAGTGCCATACCATAAGCAAGGACTTCAATGACAAATTGTTTATCACCAAAGTCCTCATCTATTACATTATTTAATTCATATTCTATCATACCGTCTACATCTATTAATTCCCCTGTATCAGGGTCTTCATCTTGATAAGGGTCTGATAAAGTGACAGTCGAAAACAATCTATTAACATAAGGTTTCCCAATAGAAGAGTGCAGCCAACTACACAAAAGAGCCTCTCTATATTCATCACTTATATTCTTATCAAAGATGTCATATCCTTCAATCTTTAAAAAGAATTGAGAATAAACTTCTTTATAGTTAATGGTCTGAAGAGGCATTGTGTACCTCCTTAATCATTGTTATACAATTCAGTCAGAAGCATTAGTTTTGTTCCAAAGTAATCATCCAAAGCTTTAATACGAGCAACACTATCAAAAGTCTTATTACTAATCTTTCCAGCTGCCATATTTTTAATAGTCTCTCTTACACCCACTGGCATATTATTTAAAGCTTCTTTCATTTGAGATGGAGTAAGTCTAAAGAACTCTTCAAAATCTTCAGGTGTATACATAGAATCATAAAAATCTTTCAGCTTAGTCTGTTCATTAATAAAGTCTTCATCCATAACCATAATAAATGGTTTAAAAATAATAGAACTTCTTGAACGAACAGCCGCAATTAAATCTTTATATTCAATATATTCTTCAGCTCCAAGCGCCTCAAAAGTATAAATCTGACCAGTCTTAATTCCTTTTACAAAAGTCTTACCAGAAGCTACTGATTGACATAATACTAAATCATCAGGTTCAAACTTCTTTATATTCTTTTTAGATGTAACTGGAGCAGCTACTTCTTCTTCTTCGATTTCTGCCTCAGGCTTTTCACTAATTACTTCAGTATTTCCGTCTACAATTTCAACTGTTTTGGCTTTAGAAGCAAAAGCATTTGTTTTTTGAGTTGTTTTCTTTGTCATTTATCTTCTCCTTTTAATCAATTATATTTTTTATTCAAGTACCCATGCACCGAAATAAGCACCAATCTTAGTTGTAACGCCAAAGCTTCTTTGCATCTCATACTTCATAACGTCATCAATACGACCATGCTCTTCACCACGCTCTGTGATTTCGTCAATAAGAGTCTCACCTTGGTCAACAACCCAGACGAACTTATTATCAGAAGTCTTAGGCATGATAAGCAGAATCTTGTCATCAACCAGTCTCTTTGTAACATCATTATTATCAAATCTCTGAGGGATTTCAATAAGGTCTGTTGTTTCATAGAAACCAAGTCTGCCAAGACGAGCAACATCTTCCTTCTGAATTTCTGCTCTCCAATCAACTTCTGCAAGAGCATTCAGTTTCTTAAGAGCAGTACGAGTACCAAGAATATAAACGTCAGAATCATTCAGACCACCAACGTTTTCGATAATAGTATCAAGTTCATCTTTAACAAGAGCACCATTACCAATAAAATTCTTTTTCTTATCTTCAGCTACAGGAATCTGCTTATAAGCATCCATAACAGATTCATAAACCATATCTGTCAGTTTCTTTGTGAAAGCCTGACCCAGCTTAGTTACCAGTTTAGCCCAATCTTCCTGACCTACAAGATAACGAGCAATATCTGCACCAACAGCTGCACCATATGTGCTCATAGGAATAGTCGTGGACTCACCAGCACCAAGTCTTTGTAATGAAAAGTCATGATGATGACCTGCGACTTTACTAACAGACAGAATGGTTTTATCCTCTGTATAGAACTCTACATCATCACCAAGTGCGATATTACGGTAATCAACAAAATCATTAAAGAAATCATTCTCACGAAGACCAGTATTAACCTTCAGGTCAACAAGCTCTTCAATTACTTCAAAGAACTCTTCGCCATGACGATTAAGCGCTCTTTTAATATCTCTTTTTGTGGGAGTTTTATTAGTATCAAGACCAAGAACTGAGAAGACGATATTACGCATCTTGGCTTCAGCTTCTTTCTTATTTACTTTATTTCCTTCTTCATCACAAATATCCAGACCATCACTCAGGTCGAACATCAGATTCTTGACAGAATCCCATTCATAACCATTCTCTCCACCAGAAAAGAGGTTATTTAAATGAGTTGTACTAAATTTCATAATAGCCATTTTTCATTCCTCCTTTCTTCAAAATTATGCACCAATTACAAGCTTGCCATCTGCATTGCAAGAAGTAATCTTTTTACCAACCGCAGGTTCACCTACGAAACATTCTTTAGAATATTCCATAATGTCACCACGAATCAGAGTATAAGCTTTAGCTACAGTACCAGCAGGAAGGTAGAAATTCTTTTCATCAGCGAACCTCTTAGTAAAATCTTCTGCAATAATAACAGGCATGTGGATAAACAGAACATCAGCATCAGCATCAACACTGTTAACCTCTACATACCAATTGCCATTAGTAGCTTGCTGTTTAATTTCAAGTTCAAATGTAGGAGCAGCAGCTTCAGCATAACGGTCAAGTTCCTGCCAAGCACCACGACCAACAATTTTTCCGTTAGGTGTATCTTTCTCCAAAGTAATGTTATAGATATGAGGAGAGCCAGCAGAAGCGGCTACTTTGGTCGGGAATGATACACCAAATGTTTCAATGGTATACTTAATTGCCATATCTTCATTCTCCTTTCGATTATATTATTTACTTTTTACTAAACAGATTTCCGTAACGACTCTTAGGTTTTTTAGTATTTTGTGTTGGTAACCTAAACATATTCGTCTTTGTAGTCTCTGTTGTATTCTTATTTTCAAAATTAATCTGATTTCCAGCTTTAACATATGCAAGAAGATATGCATCACACTTTTGCTGAACATCTTCAATTGTATAATTAAGATGGAGTTTATCATCATTAATTTCATTTACAAGATTATCATAATCTTCTGAATTTCCAGCTAATAAAGAAAATTCGGGCTTAGTTATAATAGTTTGTTTTTCAACTTTAGCTTCGGCGTTATGATACTCATTTAATTCTTTTTCATATAAAGAATAATTGGTTTTCATTTTATCAACCTCAGCCTCTTCATCGGCTGTAAGATATACCGCTCTAACAGCTACTCTGTCTCCTGTAAGAGAATAAACTCCTTTACGAACTTTATAACTTTGTCTATAAGCAGTACCAGTCCAATAATCAACCATTACAACACAATCATCATAAACAATACAAGAATAATAAGTTCCATCAGATTCAGAATATGTATCATTAACAAGAGTTGTTAATGCATATTGAATATCATTTAGACTTGTTTTAAAATTCATATTATTTACGGAATATTCAATACTATATTCTTGTGTGTCTTCTGCATTCTCATTATCGTTTTCTTCTTGATTATCATCAGAATCATCTTCTTGATTGTCATCTTCTTGATTATTATCTTCAGATTCATTTTCCTGATTATCTTCAAAATTTTCAGAATCATCTTCAGTCGAAGGAGTATTATCCTCGCCACTAGATTCTCCAAACAGCTCTTCAAATTTTGTCTCTAATTCTTCGTCAGACATAGATTCATAATCAAAATCAATGTCTTCAGCAGTTTTACCATACTTGGCAAGCAGCTCTTCAAATTTATTCATTTGACTTTCTCCTCCTTTCTCCAAAGATTGTATATTGAAAGATGCAAGTGTCTCATTTAATTTATTAATAGCATCTAACAAATCATTATTTAAACTAAACATACTATTTTTTTCTTTGCTGAAGTCTGTTAGTTTTATATTACTTCCTTCCATACCTTCTTCCACAATATTTCCCTCTGAGTCTTTTCCCAAAATAGTCACACCATTTAAATAGAAATCTTCAATTAATAGAAGTTTTTCTTTGGCATCATATGAAAGTTGGGTAACACTAATTTCAATACTTACAGCAGCCTGTCCCATTCTTTCTAAAATATCTTTCGCATTAGAATATTCTTCGTAAAGATAACCATCTACATTTACATAATATTTTTTCTTTTTATCATCATATTCTAGAGAAGGGGAGCTTGATTCAGGAATAATACCAACCATACGTTCATCGTATACAGTATTTCCGTCTTCATCTTCATGTATAGCGTGCCATCCAAACACCTCTTCCTCTTCCCCATCTTCATTGGTTATTTTATGAATATAAGCTAAAATAGGTTTATTCTTAAAAGTAGGAAGAGCTTTTTTCATAACCTTAGTAGTAATAGAAGAACCATTCCTATTACGGTCTGTATGACAAGCTTGTAAATGTACAGGCGCTAATCCTTCATATACATTTTCATTTTCAAAAGATAAAGAACCTAATACTTGAACAACTATTTCAGTATCAGATTCTTTAGAATTGAAATTAACATTTTTATTTTGTTTTAGGAAGAAAGAATATAAATCATCAAATGTAAACAATTTCCTGTTTGGCATATGATATCCATCCTTTCTATATATTAAATAAACATCTGATTAGTATATTCTATATTATCTTTATCATGATTAGAAAAATTAAATTCCTTATCATTAAGAAATACCCATTTACCCCCCTCTTTTGGAAGTTCGGTATATCCTTCTTTTTTTAATAATAACCAAATTTCTTTATCAGATGTTTTGATAAAATTTTTTTTACTCATTTAATTCTCCTTATTATCCATTTGAACGGTCTCGTTTGTCACGACTAGCTTCTCCGCTGTCTGTAAGGTCTTCAGGGTCTTTTTTTAAATCTTCTCCACCTACATTACTTGTTGTATGGGAAGACTGAAGAGGAGAAGTAAATATATTTCCAAGTCCTAATATATCTTCCTCAAAATGATTCAGTGCCAAAGTTTCTAATTCAGAAAAACCAGACAATGTATTTACAGCAAGTTTTGTCGGAAGAGAATAGGTGGCATTTTCTAAAAGCTCTTTTCTTAAATCTGGTTTAGTAAAATAAGATACTTCAAAGAATTTAACTCTACAAGGGCTACTAAGATAATAACCAAGAAATCTATTTAACCATCCTTGCACTTGAGGCAGAAGAGAAGAGAGTGCCATCTTTGTATCTAATTTAGTTGCTGCTAACAAACCAGTAGTACCTTGAATAGCTTGAGAGTTAAGCAATTGAGCACCACCACTATTATTCAAAACGTTTTTTGTAGCATTAGATACTTTATTAATATCAGTTGTTTTATTGTCATCAAATGAAATTGTGTCCAATTTTCCTGGCACTATAGCAGCAGATGTATAATCTGGAATAGCATCTTCACACATTCTGTCAAAATATTTAATTATTAACTCGGGGTCTACTTTCCAATCATCAACTTGTTTACCAAGCGTCTCCATGGATAAATAAATCATTTTATAAATATCTTGCTCATCTGCTATAGCTTGAACATTTTTTGTATCTTCTAATGAAATAATATCATTAAGCAAACCACTAAAAGGCGGGACAATAACCATCCAATCTTCAACGTTATGCTTAAAACATGCTGTATATTTTTCTGGCATTAACATCCAGCGATTATTAGTTGTATCTTTAAGATATTCCTTATACATAGTAGTAAAAGGCTCGCCCCAATAATCAAGCAAATCTCTGTTTGTGCCATTAAAATACATCATATTAAAAGCATATGCAAAATCTCCATTTGTAAATTGTCCGACAATCTTACAATATTCTGGAGGTAATGGCATAATATATAATCCGTCATCATTATAATAAGCCACACCATAAAACACATCTTGTGTAAAACAAGTTATAAATATTTTTAGAAAATTGGCTTGTAAACTCATATTATCTAACATAACAGCCGTATCATAATAATTTTTTAAAATCTGTTTATCATTATTATTTTGAGTTAAAGAATAACTGGGTATTATACTTCTTGCTCCAAGTTCAAACATACAAGCATTATATATAATAATCCTTCTATATGTTTGACTACGATAAAACATATACCATGAAAGATTTCTTAAATTATTTTCGTTACTTCCTATATTTCTTAAATAACTAAGTAATTGCTCCTTATCAAAAGTGGCAATTGATTTTCTATAGTTTTTTGTTATATCTCCAAGTTGATGTAACGCATTAATAGCAGTTGTAAAATTATATTTTTGTTCATCTGAAAACTGCTCTTTAATTTTATTTAATTCTTGCAGATTTATTTGTTTATTTGATGCGCTATTCGCTGCATCGTATTCGGTTGTCTTTCTTCGAGCCAAAGCGCACCTCCTATAATGTTCTCATATTTAAACGTCCTTTTTTTATAGTTAATCTTTCTACTAAAGATTGAGTATCTTCATAATGGGGACGTAGTTGTAATTCTAATTGTGAAGCACACCAGTAATTATAAGCGATAGAAGAGTATCTATCCTTCCTACAACCTGATGGTTCAAATACGGTTATTTTATTGTTTTTAATATAATATTTTAATTTAACCAATTCATATACACCTAGCGTACATTGAGCATATGGCATTTTCATTCTGGCTTGTTCCATTGGGGTCATCTTTTTAAATGATTTATATTCTTCAGCAATTACTTCATCTGCATTTTGTTCTGGAATTAAAAAATTAATTCTACCATTGTTAATGGCATTTCTTAACAATACACAAATTGTATTATTAAAATCAGCTGTTGCTTTTACTGACCACACCACCCTCAAGGCGTTAGGAACTTTACATCTAGCAGCCATTTCATCATTATTACAACAGCTTAATGCTCCATATACTTCTCCTGTCTCTGGGTCATACTGGTCTTTAGCTATAAAATCTGCTATACCTAAACCTACTCCATTGGTATCAACTACTAAGTCGGTACATTTGTACTTATAAAAATATCTCATTATTATTATTCCTAATTCATCAGTAGTTAATCCTTCAAAATTCTCTCCATAAACAAAATTAGATTGGTAAGTTGTAGTAGTAGTTCTTATAGCATCATTTATATAAATAGATGAAGCATCATTTTTCTTTTTGTTTGTTGATGCCATAAGTGCAATATCTACAGACATAATTCTTTTACCACCAGCAGGAGGATTGGGTATTGAAAATTTCTCATTATAATAATCTAAAGGATAAAGACAATGTTTAACTCTTCTTATTTTATTTAAAGAATCAAATTTAAATAATCCACCTTCAGTATCTCCATACCATAAACATTCATCTTCCATCGAAAAAGCAATTTCATTAAAATCTGCTTCAGACATTTGGTCTTCAACTTGTCCTCTATCCAACAAATGCTCTCTAATAGATAATTGATATGGAAGTCCGCATATAAAGTATTTTTGTTTATCACTAAAAAAATTTGCAGTATAAGTTTGAGCTTTGGTATACGCCCATGAACTTTTAAAATATGCAGATGATAAATACAATTCTTTGTTTCGTTCTATTAAATGAGCATATTCTGGTTTATCCAAATATTTAGGATGTCTAGGAGCTTTTAAAAATTCTCTTATAACACTATCAAGTATTTTTTTATCTACCATTCTAAACTCATCTACAACAATTATATTAGCTCTGGCAGAACGAGAGTTTTCAGTACTAGTTCTTGTTTTAATCCAAGACCCCCCTTTAAATCTAATAGTTGCATCATTTTGCCCTATTTTCATTTCTTCAATACAAGATTGAAGAATAGGAGAGTGTGGATATATTTCATCTTGAATTTTTAAAAGCACTTCATTTGCTTGTTTTAATGTTGCTGATGTTACTACAATTTTACTATTAGGATATAAAATACATCTACACACACAAAACACCGCAGTTAACCAAGTTTTTCCAGCACCACGGGCAGCAATATACATAAAATAATTATAGTGCATCATTGCCCAGATAAGAATTGCTTGAAACCATTTTAAATTTATATTTAATATATCTTTACAAAACCTTTGAGGATTAGCACGATAATAACCAGCTCTCCAAGCTATAGTCTCCATTATTTTCTGAGACTTTTCTTGCTCAAGTTCTTTTATATTTTTTTTATTTTCAACTACCATTTAATTCACGGTCAGCTTCTTCTCCGAATATTTTATTAAACAGAGTTTCACTGTCAGCTCCTTCATCATATTGAGGTTTTGTAACAGTATATTTAGACATAAATTTTTCATATATTGTAGAAAAAGCATTTTTAATTCCCATCATTACAGCCATGTGACCTTTAAAGAAAACATCAACTAACATTCCAATATGGTCAATATCTTTAAATTCCCCTTCAGGTTCTGGAACGGGTTTTTCTTCTTCCCATTTTTCAATCAATTGGTCAAATGATAATTGACTGGTCAAACTATCTCCACTACTTTGATTAGGTTTAATACCCAAAGAGCCTAATAAATCTTGTAAAGATTTATCTAAATCTTTTGTGTCTCTATTAGCTTTAGTTGCTCTATCAATTTCTAATTGTTTAAAACAAACACGTTTAAATAATTCTTCTTGAGCTTTATTATCACAAGGATATCTAGTTACCCAATCTTCATATTCTTTTTCAAGAAAATATAATTCTTCAGATGGATATTTACCAAACCGCTTACGACCAGTTTTTATTAATTCTTTAATTTCTTCATCATCTTCATCCGTTGATTCTGTATGAGTTCCAAAATCAGAATTAGCAAAAGTTTTATCTGTATATTGTGGGAGAGAAGATAAAGCAACAATCATCTTTTGCCACGCTGTTTCTATTGTTCGTTCTCCTACATCTGCTTTAACAGCTTGTAACATTTTATTATATAAAGCATCATCAAACGGTTTATCCATCATCCTTAAAACATTAATAGTCTTTTCACGATTGTCTTTATACGTTCCATCTTTTTTATTGTAATCAGTAGCAGCTTTCATAGTACATTTTTTACACATATGAAAATAACCACTAGCATTTGTTTTACTTTGATAAAAATTACTTTTAGACTGAAACGTATTACAACAATGACAATAATAATAATCAAATTCAATTAAATGATTATAATCAGTAGCAAGTGTATTATATGCTTCTTTTACTTGCTTTACTGTCATTTTCTTTATTTCGTCTTCAGTCTTTGCTTGTTTCATAAAAGCCATTTAATCCACTTCCTCCTTTTTAATCATTTTTTATTAAAGCTCCCAGACGGACTTGAACCATCAACCTATTGATTACAAATCAATTGCGCTACCAATTGCGCCATAAGAGCAAAAGTACATTAGGAAGTATAAATGACGTATCATGCCGTTTATACCTCCTAATCCCATATAATCTAATTCGAAGCAACTCGAATTTAATTTAATATAAACTTATAAGTTTCATTATGACCTTCATATTCATGGAAACCATAAATCATCACAGCGGCTTTACTTCCTTTCATTATTGAATCGGCAAAAGGGTCACTGCCCACAAACGAAGGACTGACTAATACTTCCGTGTCATAAGTACATCCATCATTTCCTGTAATAATTTTATGATTGTGTTGATGTCCTAAAACAATATAATCAATCATTTCATTCTTTTTAGAAGATATACTATTTAATAGGGTATTTATATCTTTAACCTGATGACCATGCATAGCAATTATCTTATATTGTAAAATTTCAAATTCTTTATAATCACTTGCTTCTTCATCAACAAACACTTCTATATTTTTATTATTAGCAAGACTGTCTTTAATATAATGTCCTATAATGTATTCCATATCTTCGCCCATAAGTTCACTGGCTTTTGTGCCAAGATATCTCATTTGAGAATGGTTCGAAGAAATAATATGATAATAATACACATGAGTATATTTAGAAATATTATTTAAAAACTGACTCATTACCTGACTTACCTGAACAGTAGCTTTCACAACTGTTGAATCATTTATTTTTAAATCATTCATATGAATACACCCTTGAATAAAATCACCAAGTCCAACAACATATAGAACTTTACAATCATGCTTCTTAATAAAATTAATAGTCTTCTCGGTTAAATCGACAAATCTAGCAATCATAATATCAGGTGAATATTCATTGTATTCAGTTTTAAAAGTAGCACCAGAATGTATGTCTGCAATAGTTAAAAGATATTGCTCTTCATCATCTTCGTATATTTGGGCTAAATCAGAGTCATACTCTATGTCAAAAACAGGAGATGGAAGAGTAGTAACCATATTACCAATCTGTTCATAATATAATTCTTTTCTTGCTTGTATCCTGTCTATTTTATTTCTTTCAATATTTAAAGTCTGTAATTTAATACGTTCTTTTTTTAATTCACTTATTTTTTTTTCTAAATCGTCATTATGTTCTTCAATAACCTTGGCTTGACTATCATTATATCCTTCAGAATATAATCTAAAATTTTTTCTATATTTAGATTCAGTAAAAGTTGTACCAAGTATATTATTAATTATATCTGCGACATCTTGCCAACTCCCGATATTATCTTTTTCAGAACAAATACGATTAATTAAATCTTTATCAGATTCATTTTCTAATCGGTTATATTCCATATTCACTCCTTTTAATAGATATAATCCATTGTACAATCTTCTCCAATTATCTTATCTACAACACCATATTCTTTTGCTTTATTTCCAAAAAAGAAAAATTCAATATCATAATGAGCATCATAGAATTCTTCTGTCATTGAAGTAGAAGATAAAACATGATTTTTATAACGATTATCAAGTTCTTCAATAAACTTCATAGTATCTTTAGCTTTGCTTGTGCTATTACTAATAGTTACATCTCCATCGTGCATTAAAAAGATTGTATTGTTAAAACAAATTCTTTCATGACCTGCGATAAAAATATGAAAAGCTGCACTAGCTACTAATGACATACCAACTACTTTAATAGGAGTCATAGATGTTTTAATAATATCTACTAATTGCATAGCAATAATGCTATCTCCACCTCCACTATTAATATAAATAGTAATAGGTTTTCTATCTTTAGTAGAAAGCCCTTTATCACATTGATTCCATTTAAGAATATAAATAATACAATTTTCAATTAAATTGTCAGAAATATCATCATTAAGAAGTAAAATTCGATTATCATAATAATCTCTAATAACTTCATCATAAAAAGTACTATCACCAGTTGTATCAAGAATTGATTTTAAATCCATATTTATTTCTCCTTTTAATCCTTTATTTTAAAATAATGGGGTTAAAAAATTTGACCTTTTTAACCCCAATAGTAATCATTTTAAATCCCTCAATGAGGAATAATACACCTTTAGGTGTAGAGCGATTTAGGAGGGATTTGAACCCTCGCTCCCCAGCGTGACAGGCTGGTGCTTTAAACCGAACTAAGCTACTAAACCATAAAAAATGGGGAGATAGATATTCTATCTCCCCATATAATTTACTGACGTTTAAGCTCATCAATACAATGTTGTATTGTCGCTTTATCCTTAGATGTCGCATCTTGTAACATCATCTCAAGTTTATTAATCATTTGGTCTGTAGCTGTATGTCTACTGTAACCATTATCATAACCATAACTATTATTACGACCACCACGATTATTATAAGAATTATAATCATTATCATAATAACCATAAGACGGATTCATACGATAATTACTATAACCACCTCTATAAGAACCTTCTTCGTCATAACCCATACGTTCTTCTTTTTCACAAATATCCATAATATCTTTAATAATATCTACAACAGTATCTGCGATTTCAAGAGTAGTAGGATTAAGTTCTCCTTGAGCATTAATTTTTCTCACTTCATCACAAAGCATATTTTTTAAATTATCTAATTCTTTCATATCTACTACCTCCTTCCTTAAGCAGTTCTATCTACTGTCAGATTAGAATTCTGAACATTAATAGGAACACCGCTTGTATTTTCTACAGAGATAGTAAGACAGCAGCCAGCAGGAACTGTAATATTCGCAACACTGGTCACATTAAAATACGCCCCTAATGCAGTGGGAGTCACACGAGCACGACTTGTTTGAATAGCTTCTCCATCAATTGCAAGAGCGAGACTTATTTCTCCAGCCGCTCCAGAATCAGGAATAGCTATATTGCCATTAAATTCAACTTTATATCTTGCAAATTTGGCACAAGGGTTGTTAACGATACCTCTAAGAGTAAGGATTCCAGAACCATTCCTATGAATCACATAACCACGAGTACAAGGAATAGAATCTTCAAGTAATACATTTTGACCAGCTTCCACAAGCTGAATCGGATTGTATACATACTCAGCCATGATATCACCCCCAATTATGCATTACATCCACAACCGCAGCCATAATTTGGCTGACAGCAATTAGGATTCTGGACGATCCATGCGGGTCTAGGCGTGGGCATGAGATATTGTTCTAATATATTTGTCTGGGCTGCATTATCAGCAAGAATCTGTGCTGTCTGTGCATTCTGAGACGCAAGTCTATCAGATGTGTTGATAGTAGAACGAAGAGCATCAATCTCATTCTGCATACCAGCAATACGATTTTCATAATTCTGCTTAATACCATCCATTTCAAGCTGGCAAAGCTTATCCATAACAGCCTGTACTTTTGCATCTGTGTTAGCACGAGTGGCAGCTGCTTCAGCAGAAATCAGCTGTTTTGTTTCAGCTACTGCAAGCCTGTTATCACAACAACAATTTTGGAATGCCATTCCTACATCATTAAAGCTCTGCATTGTAGCCGCTTGATTGTTTGCCATTGTTTGAAGCAAATTTGTCTGAGCATTACAACGAGAAATTTCTGCATTTGCAAAACCATTAGAAACTGTACCGTTAAGACCAGTAATACCATTCATAATTGCGGATTGGTCAAATCCTCTTTGAACATCATTGTTGATAACATATGGCATTGCACCACCGCCATTATTACCAAATCCATTACCACCCCAATTACCCATCAGAGCGAATAAGAAAAGAACGATAATCCAAAAAGAACCATCACCCCAATTACCAAAACCGTTACCATTACCAGTCACCGCAGCAACATCTGCTGCACTAAGTCCACCATTGTTACCATCAGTTAATCCCATAATTAATTACCTTCCTTTAATAACTAAATATAATATCAACGAGTTACTATACATAAACTTTGCAAAGTGTTAGTACCGTTTTTATCTAAATAAACCACGCATTGATTGAGCCATTGATATAATCTGATTTAATTGCTGATTATTCATTGCTCCATTATTAACCATGTTTTGAAATCCAGCTTGAGGATTTTGAAGCATCTCTTGCGGATTATTAACATTTCTTGAAGCTAACCATTGCATTGGATTATTTTTAAATTTATTATATTCAGACATGATATACTGCATGTTCATGAACGGATTATTATTCAATGTTTTTCCTCCTCTCCAAATCGTCTATCAAATTCATCTGAAACAATTTTTCTTATATCTTCTAAAGAAAAGACAGGTTGAGTTACATCTATCTCTTCTACGAATACATATTTTCTTTTCTTATTAGGGGAAGACCCATCTAATAAAATAAATTCTTTCTCATTTTGATTATTTGGTTGAGTAGGATTTTGAGAAAAATTCTGTGTTGGCATATTATAATTACCATTCCAAAAGTTTTGATTATTATTTTGTGGTATAAATTGAGGAGGAGAAGAGTGAATCATATTATTATTTGATTGTGAAATCATATTCTTTCCTCCATTCATATAACTATTATCAATTGGAGTATTTTGTGGAACTCCTTGATAATTAGGATTAACATTATTAATCCCAACATTATTGTTATATGAATTATTTTGATTTAAATGTGTTTGATTTATATTATTTGAAGTCATATCCATTATTTATTAATTTCCTTTCTCCAATAATAAAGTGGGAAATCATTACCTGAATCCCACGTATCAAAATAATTACCATCTTCAATTGCAACCACATGCTGGTCAGTAGCCAGCAAATATATACCTTTTGGATTATCTATACAGAATTGTTTTACAGTATATCTTTTAGGATAAGTATCAGGAATAATATATCTTCTAAAACCTTTAGTAAATAAATAACCTCCCCAAACACTGTTTGAAGAGGGCATATCATGCATCATAAAACCTTGAACACATACTTCCATATATGTTCTTTCCCAGTCTTGGTCGGTAACTTTAGATATTGCTCTAACAACACAATCACCGACTAATTTATTTTCAGGATTAGAATTATATTCTACATACATATTATTCTCCATTCTTTTTATAATTAAAAAAGGATAGAGCTAATTAAAAATAAATATAAGAAATCCCCATCACGTAATTAAACATGACAGGGATAACTCGCTATTTTATATATTTAATTTTATATTACTTGATATTAGCAAGGAGGTCTTTAACAGCCTTACCAAAACGAACAGAAGCTTTCTTCTTTGCAGGAATATTAATTACTTCACCAGTCATAGGGTTTCTACCAGTTCGTGGAGCAGTATCCTTTACAGAAAAAATAACACCGTCAAAAAGCTTTACGTCATCCTGAGTCTCAAGAGCTTCATAAAAAACTTCCTGAACAATATCAAAAATTCTCATAGCTTCCTTGTGAGTAATATCAGCTCTACCAGCAATTTCTTTTGTCAGTTCTTTCTTTGTAATCATAATCTTTTTTCTCCTTTAATCTTTTTAATCCTATAATCATTTATATATTTATATATAAATAATTATTATATTTATAACTCTATATATTATTATATATTATATTAATAATTATATATTATATATAATAATTATATTCCAATACTTAGAAAATATATTTATTATAAAAAAACCTAATAAAATAAGGATATTTTAATAATATAATTTATTTATTGATTTTATTAAATATTATTTACTTCTTTGTTTTTGATATTTTTTGAGAAACATTCTAAAAACTGCTTTGAATTTAATTCATATAAAGTCTTTAATAATAATGGTCTATTTTTATTTAAGTTTGTTTTTATTGGTCTACCTTTATGTTTTACTTTAGAAGATGTATTAAAAGCCCTATTGATTAAATAAGACATTAATCCTAAATACTTTTTAGTAAAAGTTATTTGTTTTATATCTTCAATTAATTGGTCAAAATCAGAATTGAGTAATAAATAATCTTCTTCATTTTCAGTGTCATCAATTTCATTATTTTTATTATAATTAAAAATCCTCAATGAATATTTATTTATTAGTTCTTCAACTTTTCTACTCTTAGTTTTACTAATATCTAATTCATAAGTATTTAAAAATTTATCTATAGAATAAGTAGAAGAATTAGTACTTATTCTTGGATTAATATTCATATTATACAAAGAATTCATTGGACATTTTATTTCTGAATTATACATTGAATTTCTTCTTTCAATCTGTTTATCAGTTAATTCAGATAACTTAACACCATTACGTTTATCATTTTTCTTTTTAATTGCTTTCCAGAAAATAGGATACCCATTCGTATTAATATTCATATCACGTTGAATTCTGTCTATTTCTTCTGAAATATTTATATTATATGTACGTTTACTATTGTCAATTGCAGCCTGAGCTATAACTGATAATATACATACATAATCTGTAAATTTTTTGTCTAAATAAGAATAAGAATATGATAATGCCAATTGCGCTAAATTTGAAGAACCACCTATATCCCCCTGACTAGCAGCCAATTTATTATCTATTTTAGCAAAATCTTCTAATGAATTTGTATAAATATTTTTTTCTTTAGGAATATTATTTACAATCGTGGGATAATTTTGAATACAATATTTAGCATGAACTACGATATCTGATTGATTTGTTGTATATATTGAATCGCTATCCTGATCACTACCATTGTTTCTATCTTGAAAATCTGTACCAATCATATTAATAGCTATACAATTTTTTCCAATATTAAAATATTTTTCCAATCTCCAATCATAATGATTATGTAAATATCCTAAATTATTACGACTATTAAAAGGATTTCTAAATTCTGCAAGATATTCATTATCTTCAAATCTTTCCGTATAACATTGTATACATCCGTCTTCGTGTTCAAATGTTGGGTCAGATTCTGGGTCTTCTCCAACAGTATATAATAACATCGCAAAAGGAGAACCGACTATTGTAAGATTATCTCCATTATTAATTATTCTCCCCATTTTAGCATTGGCTATATAGCTTTGAATTATTCTATCTCGTCTATCTTTAAAATAAGAGCATTGTTCAAATTCAGAATCCTGTTTAATTAATGCAATCAATACTTCAAAATCATTTGAAAAATTTGCATTTCTTTTTAAATAGTCTAAAAAAACATTTATATTGTTTTTTAATTGATAAATATAATCCTTGGTACATTGAACCGCACCTTCGATAGTGTTTATATCTAAAGCATTCACCATCTGATAAGACTGATATTGAACATTGCCAAGCTTACTTGGATGAGCAGTTTTAACAATTCCAAACCAATTATCGTTATCCTGTTTAACTCGCTTGCACCAATACTCATAAGTAATACCATTAAATTTTATCCACTTAATAGCGTTATCTGTAGTTACCATTTTAATATCAGTAACTTTATGTTCATTACCCCACATGTCTTTAATCACTGCATTTTCATATTCATCTCCATAATAATCTTTAAACCATTGTTGAAGATAACAATCAAAAGCAGCCGCTTTAAACATATGTTGTCTCAAAAGAATATAACCATTTCCCCATGTTGGAAATAAACTATGGTCAATTAATGCTTGTCCATCAAATAAAACATTGCCCAATTTATAATTCTCTTTTTTAACAGCTTGACAATGACCTTTATCATCAAGTTCTATACTAATTGCGCTTCCTAAAAAAGATGATTCAACATCTTTTAATATTAATATATCCTTTGGGTCAATCTTAACTTTCCCGACAATAGAAGAAGCAACCAATGAAGAATAAGCTCCGATTTCAACAATGGGAGCATTTTCTTTTGGGAGCTGAATTCCCATATATAAATAATCCCTTGCAATATCATAAAGTTCCTCACGAATAAACATACATGAGCCAGTTTTGGCTTTACCAGTAGAGCGGAAGAGCATTTTATAATGTATCTTTTCTGTATCAGTTATTTTGCCTTTTTTACTATATACATTATAAAAAATATCTACTCCCTGAGTATAATAAAGAATTCTAAGCTGGTCTTTTGTATATCTTACAAATTTATCTTTATTATCTTCGGCTTTAGATTTTAAAGAATTTAAAAAATCAATCTTTTGTTGTTTTTGCTCTTCAGATATTTTTTTATCTTTTTCATATGATTTAATTCGTTTATTTAAATGAGCAATTTCTTCTTCATAAGTACGGCTACCATATTTAAAAGTAATACAAATTATATCTCTAGTTGATTCACCCTTATAAACATCCAATCCATGCGCTACCATATAATCTTTAAAAAGGCTGTTAATCAACATAGCTTCAGTAATATCATATCTATCACGCACTCCTATATTTTTTTCCATAATTGAGCCAGCTGCAAAATTATTAATGCGTAATCCAAACTCTGACATAAATCACCATCCTTTATTTTTTATCATCCATATGAAGCTCCTTCAAAATCTTAACATTCTTAACTAATGACTCAATTAAATTTTCAACATCTTTTTCTGTAGTATATTCATCAAAACTTATTCTAATAGTAGAACGAGCTTCATCATCTGTAAGACCAATTGCCTTTAAAACTCTGCTAGGAACATTTTCTCCAGAGGAACAAGCGCTTCCAGCAGATACAATAACCCCATCCAAATCCATAAGAGTAATTAATTCTTGAGCAGGAATATTCGGAATCGTCAAACTAATAATATGTGGAGAACAATATTCACCATTTTGCTTAATCCCCTCAATTATTTTATTACCATCAATAAGACCAAGTTTTTTCTTAATCGACCAACTCGTATCAGCAATATTTTTTAATCTAAGAGCTTTTGTTTTTTTAATTTCTTCAAGACGATTTCCCATTGCAGTAATTAAATAACTTGGTTCAGTTCCTGCACGAAGATTATTCTCTTGATGTCCACCTGTTAATAATGGCTGTAATTTAATTCCTTCTTTTACATATAAAAATCCACAGCCTCTAACACCACCAAATTTATGAAAACTGGCAGATAACATATCAATACCCATACCTTGAACATCTATATCCCTATATTCAATAGCTTGTGTAGCATCCACTAATAGACGTCCTCTATACTGATGAACCAATTTTGAAATCTCATAAATATTTTCAGTAGAACCAATTTCATTATTAACATATGAAACACACATAAGTTTTGGGTTAGTAAAAGTATAATTTGTTTCAATATACTTTAATACTGCTTCAAACTTATCTAAATTAATTTGCCCTCCAGAAGATACGGGTACATAATAATTTCCAACGCAATAAGACCAACCCATAGTTTTATAAATAGAAGGGTGGTCAATAGCAGAACACATTACAATATCCCAATTACTTCTCATAACAAGATTATTACTTTCGGTTGCACCCGATGTAAAAATAATTTCTTCGGGCTTACAATTAATATAATCAGCAACTTGTCTTCTTGCATGTTCAATTTGCAATTTTACTTTTCTGGATTCTTCAGAAGTGGAAGAGGGATTATACCAGTAATCCCTCATACCTGTTTCTATATCTTTAATAACTTGTTTTGTCGGCTTAGTAGTAGCCGCACAATCAAAATATGCCATAATTAATTCTCCTTAGTATAAAGGATTATAATCGTTTATATTTAAAATTTCACTATCGTAAATATAATCCTGTATTGCAATTTCTACTCGCTGATGCAAATCTTCAGAAATATCCTCTAAATCAACGCATGATTTTGGTTTAACAGCTTCACACAAATCCATAACTAATATTTCAAAATTTAAACCATCACTAAATGAAATCTTACTCAATCTTTTTCCACTTCCTCTCTAATAATTTCAAACATCTCGTCAATAGTCTTGTCCCCAATAGGATATGTAATAGGGGACAAACTACTTCTTGCAAATACACCCTTAACTAAATCAATAAAAAAAGTTACAGTCCCATCGTCACCACCATAAAACATATTCCATTCTTTATCGCTAAGTCTGTCTTTGATATGTAACTGCTCAATGGCAAGATTATCAAAACTCACAATCTTAAACCCATTGATAACCTCATCAAGTCCACCTTCAAGATATTTCATCTGAGTAATGATAGGTATAAACATACCATCATAATATTTTTTACCCCTACCAGTTTTCTTATATCCAAGAATTAGGATTTTTAAACCATGCCCCATAAGATACTGAATATCTTCCCAAGGTGTAATTCCAGCAATAACATGAATTATAGCGTTTGGATATTCTTTTACTTTTTCAATAAACCCTTCCTGCCTTGGATCTGTAAGAGAAATACCAATCCCTTTAATATATCCCTGCCTAATCCACACATTCATCTGTTTTCTTACATCATCGTCCATAAAATGATTCTGATTAATAGTCACATTGCAGATGATATGATGATGATTCATAAGGTATAAGAACGTGCTAAAATCGGGATGAACAGGCTTCTGAAGATTAATTGCAATTTCCGTGTAAGGACGCATTGAGCCAAAGAAACGCCAACCTAAAATCTGACCATGTCTACCAGTGGGAGAACATCCGTAATAACACCACTCACATCCATTATCGCAACACTGTGAAACTTGCACATCCATAGATTCTGGGAAGTCAAACTTGAACTCATCATCCATTGTGAAGTGTTCTTTTGTACCATCTTCATAAATAGTTGTGTATGTATTACCATTCTTATATGTAGCTATTCTTTTCATTATTACCTCTCAATCACAATCTGTATGCAACCATAAATAAGGGTTAAAAATAAAATTGATTAATTGTTCTGTATCATATAAATTAATAATACAGTTTTCAGTATCATATTTACCATAAGGTATTGATTGATGGTCTAAATAATCACCAGCCATTTCATCCCCATCAAACATGGTTTTATCAATCCATATTCCTTTACAACCATTCCCTACATAATTCACAAAAGATGTATTAAATCTTTTCCATGAAGACCCTTTAAATAAATCTTCAAGATTACAACCATAATAGATATACATCCAAGTAACTATATAGGTCAGTTTTTCACGCTGACCTTTATAGTCCTTTTCATCTTTTCCATAATATTTTGTAAGGCTAACATGGACATATCCGTCATCTGCAATTTTCAATTTAGATTTATGCATATGTTTTTGAGATATCTGAAGAGTATGAATACTAGAACTGTTTGTTTCAAATGTCTCAAATCTAATTTGTCTCTTCATAATTTCTCCAATTATCCATCATAACCATAAATAGAAACTGCAACCACTTCATCACCATGTTCTGTTGTATATTCTGTAGTTTCTATGTCATAATAATTTCCATAAGGGCTTTCACAAGGGTTATCCCAAAAGTCATCTGAATATTTTTCATATTCTTTACTTTCATTTTTATTAACCCATGTGTCATTCATCCAATCCCATACCCAATCAGGGTCATTCCATTTCCTGTTCCAATCTTCATATTCTTTTTTAGTCATAATAGTAAGAGTATTTACAGAACTTGAATTAGTTTCCCATACGCTTGTTCTAATCTGTTTTTTCATTTTCGCTCTCCTCATAAAGGAAATAATCGAAACTTCCCCTTTTGGGAAATTGTAATACAATAGAATCTTTATTAATTAATCCACACTTAAACATATCAGAAAGGGTACTATATTCATCCCCCGTTATAATCACAACAACATCTTTCCTAACAAGATAATCTTCTAATGACAGATTATTATCTTTTAAAAATCTTTTAAGTAATCCCGCAGATTGATGGTCTATTCCTCCAAACTTTGGTACATCAAACCAAGCTTCTTCAATAGGTCTACCATCTATATCTACATTTTTATACATACCCCTAACCAAATCGTCTTCAGATGAATCTTTCCGTTCATCTTTATCTACATAAATAAGTTTCTGATAAGGCACTTCTTCAACTTCATCAAGATTATCTCCACCACCTACATAGACTTCAAAAGGTCTATCATCCCATCTGTCCCATTCAATATCGTCACATCCAATAAGACGAATGAGCAAAGGTTTAAACATCTCATCAAATGTCTTCTCGCTTTCAAGATAAGACTTAATACTGTAATTATTCCCACAATACTCTGCTACAGCATAAGCAAGTTTATCTGTAAATGTCACAAGAACATTGAAAGGAGAGCGTCCAAACTCATTATCCCAAGGGTCAATCTTTACAACTTCCTTTTCATCATTTTTATGATGTTCTTTGTACCAATCCTCATTAAGATAAAATTCATTACGAATTTCTTCCTGTGTCATTCGAATGTTTGAATTTTTCTTTGTAACCACTAAGCTATGCATCGATGAACTGTTAGTTTCGAAACAACCTTTTCTAACTTGATATTTCATTTTTTACCTCGTTAATAATTCAATGGTTTTTGAAATAGGAGATACACGCCAGCTCACTAAGTCAACAACCATATAAGGAGTTATAACAATTCCTAAAACTAATATGACTCCAATTACAAGAATTAATATTATTCCTCGCCAACTATCCAAATTAAACCATCTTTTTTTTGAACCTATAACAAGAATAACAACCGCTAATACTAAAGCAGTAATCCAAAACGCCAGACCAATCTTGTCCATTGTTGTATAATATCTACAAAGTTCATCTACCAAATAGTTTGCTGTTACTCCAAATTTCTCACAAAGTTTTTCAATAGCCTGTTCCCCCATTAATCAATTCCTCCGTTCTTATATATACAATCTTCAATTTTATCTGTAAAACTAACTGGAAATTCTTTGTTAATAGTTATAGTTGGAAACTCATTGTCATCGAAACAAATCTCAACATTCAGGGTGGTATCGTATTTTGTATTACCAACAATATCTTCCGCATTATTCTCAATGTCTTTGCAAGCCTGTTTTAATAATTCAATTCTTAGTTCTTTATTCATTTATTCTTCCTTAAATATGGCAATCAACAATAGTACAGATTAAATCACTATCAAGATTTGGTTTAATAAATCTATCATAAAATTCCAAATCCCATTTAAGTTCATCTTCAGGTTCTCCATCTGTACAAGCCCACCAGCCCATATTAGATGGAGCATGCCATTTTCCATCAGGGGTTATAACTGCAAAAAAAGTAATCATTTCTTTAGTTTTTATATAAGTATCTGCGTCTCTATATCTTCTCTTATACCAATCTGGATTCCAGAAAAAATATTCATCTTTTTTTTCTCCATCTTTAAGTTCGTCTTTTTCAACATTGATTTCCCACCAACGTCTTAATTTTTCTTTTTCAATAGGAGATGAAGGAATAAACCATTGAATATATTTAAGAGGAGCAACATTTACATATCTCATATAATGAAAATCTTCACGTAAATTTTTTATATCAATATCAGTGCAATATTTCCTCTTAATTTCATCAACAGCATTTAATCTACCTTCATCAGTCAACATTAATTCGCCATCAAATCTGCCACCAATCTGATACCAGTCCCATTTAGAGTTTGGGTTATATGTAGAGTACAAATCACCATTAATATCAATAAGTCCACAGTCATTAGCAAAAATTTTAAGAAGTTCTTTATTACTACGATGTTTATATCCATATTCTTCCTTTGCCTTTTTAATGGCTTCATCATACTCATATTTTAAATAAGGCTCTACTTCAAGATTTTCATCATAAGGAGCAAGAAGTCCTTCAATGTCTTGATTTTCTTTATGAATTACTAATACCGCATAATGACTCATATTTTATTCCTCTTTACTTTCTTTAGGAGATGAATTTATATCAAGCATTGGGACAGAATTCCCTCCAACTACAGAAGGTCTCCAATTCCCAATAGATTCAGCTTGGACTCTTTCAACATCAATTCGTTTTAATTCAATAAGTTCTGGTGTTAAAGATTCTGCTATTTTTCTATTAGATTCAGCTTCAGCCTCTGCTGCAATTCGTTCTCTTTCAGCCGCAGCTTCTGCTTCTTGCTTTTTTCTTGCAATTTCTGCATCAGATTTAATCTTTGCTTCTTTTGTTTCAGCTTCAGCATCTGCAAGTTTCTTTTCATTTATATATTTAGCATTTTCTGCTTCAAGTTTAGCGAGGTCTCTTTTTTCAAGAGCGGCGTTATACTCTTCGCTAAAATCCATATTGCCAATATTAACAGAATTAACTGTAAGGACTGATTCTTTATAATACTTATTAATTTCTTCCTGCAAATATTTAAGTGTGAGAGGTTCAATATAACTTCTATTTGTCACTTGGTCATTAGGAAGTTCTACGGCAGCACGTTTAATAGCAGTACTAATAATACTTCCTTTTAAAAGTCTATAATCCCATTCTTCAACATTAGACCAAATCCAAGCTGCTTTTTCTGAATTAATTTGAAAACTAATTCTAATGTTTTCCGCATATACAGGGGTTCTTTCAGAACTTTCTCCCCAAATCTTATCTTCATATTTTGTATCCTGTTGTTTACAATTTATTTTATCTACATGATAAATAATAGGAATAGAAAAATATTGCCCAGAAGGAAGTACTTCTCCCGAAATCTGACCATATGTTGTTTTAATTCCTACATACCCACTTGGGACAATAACAATTGAAAATCCCCAAATAAACAATACAGCTCCTAAAACAAATCCTATAACTCCAAATGCTTTTCCTTCATCAATTATTACCAACCACGCAACAGATATTCCTAAAATAATCAGACCAATAATCACCAACAATAATTTCATATTAAATCCTCCTTTTGTATATTATATGTAATTTATCTATTAATCACATTAAAATGACAATGTTCCAATATATCTAATGCTTTTTCATGCCATTCTGGAGTAGACCCAGCACAGCAAGCTGCATCAATAGTGATAGGAATATTAGGGAATGCTGCTTTCAATGTCATAGCATTTGCTAATATACAGAAGTCAGTGTCAAGTCCTACTATTTCTACTTCTGTAATATCTTTAACTAAAGATCCGTCAGGGTAAGGGTATCCAAAAGTTTCTTTTTCTATATAAAAAATATTATCACGACTTAAATAACTGGATATTAAATTTAAAATATCTTCATGTATTTGCCATCCTTTTGTTTTATAAAGACAATGTTTAATAGGAAGATGTTTTCCTTCTTCTGTTTCTAAGTAATCAGTATGATGAGTATCTTGAGTTAAAACAATAAAATCAAAATTGACATTTTTAATTTTTTCTACTACCTTAGGTACAATAGCTTGAGCTTCGGGGCTACCTAATACTCCATCAATAAAATCATTCTGCATATCAATTACAACTAAAAGCTTCAAATAAATACCTCCATATATATTATATACATGTTAGCATTAATATTAAAGATTGTCAAGGTCTATTGGAGTAGCAGGAGATTTACCCCATTTCATCCAATATTCTGAACACTGTGATAGAGTACAATTCTTGTCTTTTGTTCTTTCAAAGTTTTCACACAGGTCACAACCAGTTCGATGAACAATAAAAAATGCGAGTTCTGCATCATTCATTTTTCGTACCATATCAAAATTGGTTTCTTGAATTGGAATAATTGTATGTTTGTCTTTTTTAAATTTCTTCATTCGTTCACCTCTTTATTTAACCATACGATAGTAGCTTCTACGGCATCTTCAAATATAAACCATTCAATTCCTGATGGGTCTGCGTATACATCATTACCATCTATATCTTGTCTTACAAAAGTAACAAGATATTCTGCCAAATCATAATCATCTAAATTAAATAAGTAGTCTTTATTTATCATTTCTTTTCCTCCGTTTACTAAGCTTAAGATATTGTCTAATATCAGTTTCTTTTAATGCTAATATTTTTTTAGATTTATTTTTATCATAAATCCTAACTGCTTGAATCTTATCAATCATTGTGTTATCAAGATTTACCGAATTGTTATTCATTGGGGCAGTACCGATTAAATCAATCCGTATCTTTACCTGTTTCTTCTCCATTTAAATACTCCTGTTCTTTTTGTTCTAATTGAAGCTGTTTCTTCCTATATTTATGTAGCCTGTTTGCCAAGCACCAATCACACCCCCCATGACATCTGCATGAGGGGTCGATTGCTTTAGAGCCACGATATTCTTTCCTATACTCTTTATGATGTTGAATTCCTTTATCTAAACTCATTTTTTCTTTCATGCTCCAATTGCAAATCAAAAGCGTAGAAAAACAGTGTTCTTATATCTTCTGATATTTTTAATAATTTGTTATATTTTGTTTCATAAAGAGCATAATTATTATCGCTTATATTTGTAATCTTAAAACGCCAAAAAGAAGAAGCATCACATCTCCAATCTATTTTTGCTGTTTTTTCTTTAGGTTCATACCATTGCATTTTATTCTCCTGTATTAAATATAATTGTGCCATCTTTAAGCTCACTATTAGAAACAATTTTAATTAAATAATCATATATATATTTATTATCTGCTGTTGAAGTCAAAGGATTAATCTCTGATTCAATTGGAGTATTAAATAATCTAAATAACCAATTATATGTATTATCATTCATATTAATCGATTGGATAAAAATACTATTTTTTTCACAATCATTAATTGATTGAAGAATCTTTTTTGCAAGACTGGGTACATATCCAGAACAAAAATAATAAGATGCAGGACAGTGAATATTTTCATTAAAAGTAATTGATGTATTATTCATATATAATATCTCCTTATTAATTATTCATCTTCATCTTCATCTTCGTAATCTTCATCTTCATCCATGAACATACTGTATTCTTTTTTTGTAGGAACTATATCTTCTGTACCATCTTTCTTTTTTCTTACTCTGAATATTACTGTTGATTTATCTTCGGGGAAAACCAGAAGGTCTAATGCGTTTACTGGTTCTTTTGGCTGCTTACCCAGACGAAAAGGATAAAGAGCACAATCTGTGTCTAAACATTTCTTTACTTCTTTGGTTGTAATTGAACACTGTCTGCATTTAGCAATAATTGCTGTTCTGTAAGTAAGTTTCTTAAAAGGTTTTGTTTCTGTCATTTTTATATTACTCCTCTTCAGTGTATGCTTTTATTTCTGTAACTTCGCAATAACCATTATCTTCAAAATCTAAATCCATTACTAAACCAAAAGAATCATATTGGTCATTTTCATTAATAACACAATATACATTTGTTACCATATATTTATTTTCTAAAGGTATATCATTTATAGTATTGATTTTTACAAATTTTATAATATATTCAAAATCATTTCTGTTAAAAAATTCATTTTGTTTGAATAATTTTATTAATTCATCATATGCAATTTTGAAGGTAGGATATTTTTTTGCTTCTTTAAGTGTTCCAACTTCATTAGGAGCAGAACATATTTTATTTCCGAAACAATCTATTTTACTTGTTGTATTATTACCATCATAAAAACCATCATCTCTCCATTTTTCATTATAATCAAGAATTATATATTTGTATTTTCCACCTTCTTGAGGAGGTTCATCAAGCCATTCTTCAATAAAACCAAATACATAAAAACTCTGCATGTTTTGTTTTTTTAAAAGTTTTGTTTCTGTCATTAAACTACTCCTTCCTGATATAATACAGTTAAATTGGCATCATATAAAAAATCATTAATTCGTTTATAATCAGGGTTATCTGGAAGAGGAGAGTGGTCTTTTAAATAATTTAATTTATTTTCCATCTCATCAACAATATCATAAAACTCTTTAGTAGGTTGTTTATCATCATCCAAATACTTACCATTTCTAATATCCATTAGGAAATCATGTTCTTTTTTTCTATATGTAATAATCTTACCGTCTTCAAGAATATCAAAGCACATAAGATATAATCTAATAAGATGCATCATATGTTTGCTTAACTTATCATGCTCAATGGCTTTTGAATTACGTCTTCCAATTTTAGAATAATCTTTAACAATATTCTGCATCTCTGACCACATAGATTTATAATCCCTAAGTGGATAATGTTTTAAATTTATATCCATAAAAATTTCTGTATCATAATCTTCTTGGATAGCTTTATCAATATAAAGCTTAATAGAATCTTCTGGATAATTAAAATATTTATCTGGATAAGAATATCTTGCATTTTCAATACTTGCTAAAATATGTTTTTCTCTTTGCTCCTGTTCTACTGTACGAACAGCTTTATTAGATAATCTTCGAAGTTGTGCAGTAGCATAACCACCGAATGAATGGGCAGCTCTTTTAGATAGAAACATATCTTTATTTTTAATAAGCTCTTGACCAATATAACCTGTATATAAATACTGCCAAGGTTCAAGACCTAAAATTTCAATTGTATTAGGATTACAATTGGAAAGAAGATTAACAATCTTTTCAAGAGAATAAACAGTTGTATCAGTAGCTTCATTAACAACCTGTTCAAAACCTTTTCTTGTAAGAATATCTTCTGAATTATGAGTAGCCACACCTCTGATATCCAAATCACTGTTTTCAGTATTAGTGCCATAAGCATAGCTGCCACCAAGTCCTAATAGAATAATATTGTTGCCCAATGGTTTTTCTTTTAAAAAACTGTATTCAGAAGAAGCAATTTTATTTTTAATTTCTTCAATTGTCATTTAAATACATCCTCCGCATTCTCCATAACGCCAATCCTGTGAATTGATTGCTGTATAAATTTCTTTTTGAATAATAAGGTCTGTTGAAATTTTATTTAACCATTCTTTATTTTCTTTAATTCATTCATCACAGAATAAACCCTCTTCATATGAATCCCATACTTCCTGCCAGTTTACAAAATGCCAAGACCTATATGTATTATATGTATTCATTGGTTCATTTCTTAATTCGTTTGGAATTAAATAAGAAACATCTTTATTATTTACTTTTAAAATCCATCGACCCGAACAAAGATTAGGATAATCACCTGTCCATTTAGCTTCTACTTTCATCTTGTAACCTTTCTTATAACTATTTGATTATCTATATCAATATTGGCTTCACATGTAGTATCTAAACAATCTTTTCTACAATGAGAGTATAATGGTAATCTATCTTCTTTAGGAAGAATAATATTTAAAATTATATCCCTTTCATTTGGACATGAGTTTAAATAATACATCTTATCTTTAACTTGTTTTGCAATTTTTCTTCTTAATTTCTTTTTATCCAATTGTTGTAAACCTCCAAAGGTATCTATAAATTTTAGAAATTATATTATTTAATTCTTCCTTTGTATTTTTATATATAAACAATTTATCTATTTCCTCTTTATACCAAGGATGAAGAGAAGAATAATTTTCTTCTGGAATCATACCTATAATTGGTTTATTTAATGTATATGCATACATCATTTCCTGAGCAGTACCAATAGAAGAGAATGAATTAAAATTAATTATTATTATATCTGAGTGTTTAATCCAATAGAGGTCATATTTCATTGCTTCTTTTTCGTATAATTGGTCTGAGTTATTTGAAGGTGTATATAAATATGTTGGGTCTATAAAAATAAAACCATTACCTTCGTGTACATTTTCCAATTTAAATCCTGTTCTCCAATAAGAAGCTTCTTCTTCTGTTAAACCTGTCATTCCTCCACTAAGAAAGACTTTTAATTTATCTGACATATTTATTTGTTCCCTTTCTTTTACAAAAATCTACACAGTCATATTTAATTGAATAATAAATTAAATAAAAGAGAGCAGTAATAAAATATTTCGATATTTTTGTTTGCAGAGCAAAGTCTGAATAATTTTTATAAAGTACTGTATATTTATATCCCATTTAAACCTCCTCTGGATATTCTTGATATTGGACTGTAAATAATTTTGTTGTTGATGGCTCTTCATGATATTCAAATGTGAATTGAGTATCATATAAAAATGATTGTACATTGTTAATTACAATTTCTTTTTTATTTATTTCAATATTATATTTACATATATCATCATGAGTAAAAGACAAGTATGCATTACGATGAGTAAATGTACAATCATGAAAAATTATTTCTGAATAATGTGTCCTGTGGTTTTTATCAATAAAGGGAATATTATAAAAAATAATCATATAATGCTGAACATTTTTTTTTGATTTACGAGTTGAAATAATTTTAATTTTAGTTGCTTTGGGAAGTAAGTTAGTATTTATCATATTAATCCTTTTTTAAAAACAAATATAAATAATGAAAGTTACTACTACTGAAACAAGAAACAGGATATAAAAAAATACTCTAATTTTTTCTATAGCCTGAAAGAGAGCAGTGAGTTCTTCCTTATAATAATAATGTTCTGAATATGATGGGGAGTTTGTATTAATTTCCCAAATACTAAGATTAATATAAGAAAAAATTTCTGCTATAGCTAGGATAAGCAATGTTGTTATGGTGGATAAAAATTTTAAGTTCATGTGTACCCCCTCCTGAGGTATGTGATTTGTGGTGCGGTTGGTTAACATTTATAAACATGTAAATAATATACATGATTTAATTATATGGGTTTAATCGGAAAAGTCAAGAGGATAGGAAAGAATATAGTAAAGAATATAGTAAGAAGAATATAAAATATTTAATGTGGATAAAGTGGATAGAGTGGATAAGTTTGTGGATAAGTTAGAGAAATTTAAAAGAATTTTAAAGAAATTGACGAAAAGATAGGCGAGAATTGGGAGATGGGGGATTGAGTGATTAAATATGTAAAAATAATTAGTGTTGTGTGGTTTAAGGGGCGACCCGGTCGCTAAAAAAATCCTTTATTTATCAGGTTTTTCCTACCCCGGTACGGATCATTTTTACTCCTCAATTTTGACTTCCAAAAATCCGTATTTTTGGCACTTTTCGAGGATCGCTGCGCTGGAAAAAACGAACAGATGTACGAATTTGCCTCAAAATCCCAATTTTGCCACTATGCGACCAGCTCGTTCGAGTGGCACGGACGGGCACACACACAGACATGCCACACAAGCCACGGCGCTAAAGCGCAGAGAGGAGAAAAATCATGGCAAACAAGAACACAGGCAACACACAGGTACAGGCAATCGCAATCGCACAGGCAATGGCAATCACGCAAGCTATGCTTGCGTTGGATGCGTATCGGACATCGCTCCTCGCGTATGCAGATGCGGACGCACATGAGGATCGTGAGCGCATGAGCATGTACGCATCACTCGGCAAGGGCGAGCGCAAGGCAGTGTGGAACGCACTTGTGAAAGCGGGCTTTCCCGTAGGGAAAGCTGTGCTTCCCAAGACCGAAGCAGCAGCGCCTGCGCCCAAGCAGTCACAGACTCCTACGGAACGTGCTGGTGAGGTGTGCATGTGGGTACGTGATGGCGCATACGTGAGCACTGCCACCGCAGGTGGCAAGTTCGTTGGTCGCAGTGGAATCCGCAAGATTCTCAACGCTCGCATCCGTAAGGCGGGTGGCACATACGACAAGGCGCACAAGGCGTACAAGTTCCCGAACGAGCAGAACGCCATTGACTTCGTCAATGCTACATCCGCTACGGTCACGGACGAGCAGTTCCGTGAGTACATGGGCACACTGGAGCGCAAGCACAATGAGAAGGCGTAAGCCTTCTCGAGGTTCACAGTCGGGCTTCGGCTCGGCTGTGATCCTTTTTTTTGTGCCTTTGAGCCCCTTGTTGATCATATGCTTATCGAAATTTTGTATAAGCATGTGATGAATAAGGGCTTCAAAAAAACGCCCTATATGCATATACGAATCAGATAATATCGCATATGTCTGGTGTTGCAAGTCACCAATCATTTCTACTTGCGTTTTTCAAAATCGGGTCGGTCAGTACTCGTTAACCACTGACAAAGAATAAAACCGTTATAATCGAAGGCTTTTATGTCAGCTACCTACACCGTAACGGTTACATATTGCAAAATGTATTGTGTTATAACAATGCTCAATCAAAAAAAGAGCCAAGGACACAAATATGTCTCCAATATTTGTGATTGCAAAAACATGCACAATTCAACTTTAGAAATCTTAAGTGCCTTAAAGGTAGGTGATAGATTGCTAAGTGTATGAATATCCTGCTCAAAGAAAGGAGGTGAGAGCGATATAACACAATCCATAACATTGCAAGTTGACGATTGGTCGGAATCAATCAATCCCTTTAGGATTTGTCCTTGTGAATGTTATTCTTGCCGTATGTACTTCCGTTAGAGAGGCATGGGTCAAAAGACTGGCGATTAGTCGAAGGTGACAAGGGAGTAGGAGCTCCACTCGGTTATAGTCCTTCCGCAAGATAGTCAGAATGGCTTGGCACAACTTACCAAGGCTGACTGATAAAGGGGCGGTACTACAAAAGTGACCGAGAATAAAAAATAACAGGCGACTGGACAAACCTGTTATCAAACTGGCATCTGTTGAGACTAAAACTAAAAATTAGACTCAACTGCGTATACTTAGTAACTCGCAAGGGTAAGTACCTTGGGGAGCAAAGACGCACAGTAAGGAATAAGTCCACTAAACAATTGATTTATTCGGCAGATGAATAAAGATATATGTAATAAAAACATATATATAATAAAACACCTAATGAATAATAAAATTGCTCTTATGGCTTGTGTGTCTTTCTTGTCAAGGGGATAGAGTAGCGGTTGCAATAAGTACATACAAGTACATTGTTGACTTGTCCAATATACTTGTCCAATGTATGTATTGCGTCAACTCAGTATATCGTGAGGATGTCAGCGGTAGTGTTAAGTGGTGCATTAATATTAATTAATTATTCCACTTGCGAAGGTCTATTGACTGACACGAGGTCGCAGGAAGTACCTGCATAAATCCTAAATCACACTTATTCAGGTTGTGATTGTAGAACGAGCAATTGATTAACAGTCAATTGTCTATTGTGGCTTAACTACCCACATTAACGAGTAGGTGCAACTCCTACCACAACCTCTTAACTATTAATAATGATTGCAATTCTCGTTATAAATCGAGGTGCTAACATCCAACTTATGACGTAGTCCCAATCATCAACAACCATGAAAGGAGTAACACAATGAACAAAAAAGACAGAGCACTCGTAAACAGGGCAGAGCATGAAGATATGGATTATATCACACCTATTAGGTCTTTAGACGTCCTTATTTTTAGGAATTTATCTAAAAAGGCTTTTGGTATCCAATTCTGCAATCGCAGAGCGACCAAAGATGCCTTAGTATTTGACCTTACTGGAAGCCCTGCGGATATCCGTAAGGGTATTAAGTATGTTGAATATTTAGGTATTACACCTGTGTATGATAACCGCCCTATTATGAGAGAGGGCAGGACATACAACCTGTTTGTTGACGAAGGTGAATGGGTGGTGACACGAGTTGATATTGATGAAGAAACATTGACAGAATCGTATACATGCGTACATGAAATGGCTCTTCTCGAAAATTACGACGATGACTTCATCTGTGAAGAAGCAATATGTGAAGTACTCTGAAAGGAAATAAATAAAATGTATGATATGATTAACGGTTTTTACCTTGAAACTGGATATGGATTTAATCCTCATACCAGTACAGTAACAGAAATAAAAAAAGTTGACGAGTTCGGCAGATTTGTTATGGGAGCAATGGTATATAGAGGCGAATGGGAAGACTGTATTAAATATGCTGAAACCCACGAAAGTCCTTTAAATAAATAATTATAAAATACAACGAAAGGAAATAAATGCCTATGGAAAATGACTGTAACTCGTTGTCACATGCAAACTGTTCTAGTCTCACATCCCCAAGCATCATTCTTTAATGGGTAGACAAAGCGTAGGAACATTTATTATTCCTGCGCTTCAATGTACCTATTAATAGCTCAAATAGGGAAATAAATCCCAGAAAGGAGAGATATGAATTATAGTCCTATTCCCAATCCCGAAACTAATTTGGACTGGTTCAACATCAAGGGAACTCAAGTTGGTTAATAATATATATAAATATATTAATCGACTCAATAAGGCAAATAAATTTGACCCTCAAAAAAGGAAACAAATCTCAGAAAGGAGCAATATGAACAAAGAAACAGTAGAAAGAATCAATAAGGCAAATGAAATTGCACAGTTCTTTGAAGAATGTGCAAAGATTTCTCGCAAAGAGGGAAATATTAAACTTGCCCTTATTCAAGAACGCAGAGCGAAAGAACACAGACAGAACGCTATGCGCTATGCGAAAGACAAATAAATAAAGGAAACAGAAAGGAGTAACACTATGGCTAAAGCAAATTCAGATTACATCGAAATCTACCACATTACTGGTATGAAGAATCTTCAGAAAGCATACAAGTATATAATGGAATACTGTGTAAGTAACGATGAAGGTAAGGTCTCTTACAGAAGCGAATTCTCTGCAAGAGAAACCGCTTTCACCGAGTACTACATTGCAGTTTACTGCAACGTAGTACGCCACATGCGTCTGTGCGAGTATTTAGAAAATATTTGCGCAGACTGGAATTGACTTAGTGGACAGATAGGGGAGCAGAGAAACAATTCTCCGCTCTCCGATTGTGTCTATTAAGGCACGATTAACTATTAACCACTAACAGAAATAAAAGAAAGGAATAATTATGATTAAAGTACAGACATTTCCCTCAATCGCTCCCATGTGGATTCTTGTTACATATGACGAGAAAGGAAACAAAAAGTGTGAAGACCATTGTGTTGACCGTCTTCATTTAATTGGTACAGCATACTCTTACAACAGAGTACGTCCTGACCAGACATATGTAATCAAAGCAGACCTTCCCGAAGTATACAATTCTTTTGCAGAATATGAAGTCATTGCTTAATTAGTCCCCAGATAGGGATGTGTAGTAGGCAAATAAAATAAATAGCCAGATAACTATGCATCCCGATTGTGAGGGTTAAATTAATTACTCACTTGTAACTATCAATAAAGCAAACAAAAAAAGGAGGTAAACCATGAGTCCCGAAACAGAAAGAAAGCTCATGAAAGAAGCTCGAACTTTCTCCGATGCAGGAAATTTCTGGGCATGGGCTTACACCGATTACGGGCTTTCTACTACAGAAGCAGATGTAATTTGGCGTAACGCTAATTGGAAATTCAAATATCTCATTTGCGAATCTCGCAAGGGATATGAGAATAGAATGTTCATCCGAGATGTAAGCAACACTTGGGATGATGGTCTTAAAAAGAAAGGGTGGTGGAATACCTTTACCCTATCTACTCGTCCTGTTACAGAAGGACTTTGGCTCTGCAACGTAGACCATTATAGGATTGACAGCAACGGATACATGAATCTAATCGTTAATCCGTTAGTCGAAATGCCAGAAGTGAAATTCCAGTTCAGCGCATGGGAAAAGAGCGAAGGAACATGGAATTCTCCTGCTTTTCATCTTATGTTTAATGGTAACAGAAAATGGTTACCCGAATATAAGTTCCCTCAATTCAAACAGGGAAATATAAAAGAATTTGTTTCTCGTTTTCCTCGTTACACATATGAAGATTATTATGGATATGAATACATGTGTGACCTTCTTTTAATGGATTACATTAAAGGAGATATTTCTCTTGAAGAGATTGAATCTGCTTTAAATGAACCCACAGACCATGAGAAGTTCGTTAGACAAATTCAATTAGCAGTGGCAAAAGGGAAAACAAAAGAGATGTTCCCTAATCATCCTTTGTTTGCAGAAAAAATCTGTCGTTCCGAAAACAGTGCTTCTCATCTTTTAGGTGATGAATACATTGGTTTTAGAGAAATAAAAGATTATGTAGAAAGAAATCTGCGTAGTTATGAACAACTGGTTAAAGAAGAAAAAATGAATGCCATTGATTCTTCTGATGACCTTGACAAAATTGAAGCTGTTCTTGCTTACAGAAAAGAAGTCAAGAAAACTGAAAAATTGGCAAAGAGAAATAAAAGAAAGGAAGGTAAATAATGGAAATTATTGTAGATATGGCTACAAACGCAGTTCCGTTCTGCATTGTAATCGCCTATTTTTTAACAGGCATTTACTTGTTAATAAGCTGGAGCAGAGAGGATAAAGAAAAATGAAAAATAAAGATAAAATTTACCTCATTTGTCTCTGTCTCATCTGTATGGCAATCATTATTTTAGGTTGTCACTATGAAGCAACCTATGTAGCAAAATGTAAAGTAATTTCTAAAACAGAAACAACTCTGGAAGTAGAGAATCTTCACAACCATGTATGTTATGAATGTGAAGCAACAGAAACAGAAACAATTCATATTGATGAAATACTTTGTTGTAAATTCACCAACGAATGCACTGAGTCCGACCCATATGATGACCATTGGGTTAATTTTGGAGAGCACAGTTTCTTGTGCTTCGTTTGGTAATAAGTTAAACAGAAAGGAGAACTAATCATGTATAAATTCGTTTACACCCGTTGCAACAGAGAAACGGGTGAGGTTCAGAAACTGGTAGAAGCCCGCTACCACAACTATGAAACCTGTATAAGGGAAGAATATTATTATTATTCCCATCTTGACCATAACAAGTATAGTGGTCATGCAACTATTTCATATATCAGCAATATCAGCAGATAAGAAAGGAGAAACAAAATGTCACTCTACTTCGACCTTCAGAAACATTTCATTAGCAACTATCACAAGGGAATTTATCCCGACATGGAAACCGCTAGACTTGCTTTTGAAGCATATTGGAAAACATTAGAAATATATGCGTGGGAAGCATATAAGACATTACAGGACAAATACGGAAAGGGAAGTGGAATTGTTTCTGTTCCCACCGTTCTTGAAACAATCAAATTTATAACAGAAGCAAATGATGAATATATTATGGAAGTCTATCAGGTAATGATTATGCCCAAGACAGAATACCATGAATATATTACAGAGAAGCAAGGAGGAGGTGTTGTATTATGACAGAAGAATTAAAAAGGGAAATCATTTCCAAACTTCAATCTGAAATTTCAACGGACGAAGAGATTGAATCTCTTCATCTGCCCTATGACGATGACCATAGTTATGCATATGGTCAGAGGGCAGGACTGGAACATGCAATAGAAATCATTGAAAGCGTTTTCAATGATTTTGGTTATTAAGAAAAGAAAGGAGCAACACTATGACAACAAAAGAATTCGCAATCGCAAAGGTAAACGAATACACAATCCTTAAGAAAGCGGCACTTGCGGTTGAAGATTATTTCCTCGCAGAATACTACGACACTTTAATCAAGGAAACTCTTGCAGAGATTAAATAATCTCTAATAGGGAAAATAGGGAAATAAATAAAAATTAAATATTGAAAAAACTAAATATAGGTAAATAAAATAAAGCAAAGTTTTAAGAAAGGAAGTAACTATCATGACTAACAACACAATCACAATCAACTCCGCAATCGACATGAACTCTCTTATGTCTCTTCTTAAAGATAATAAAGCAACCATTATCATCATCAATAATAATGGTACACCTATGAATATGAGTAATGTGTTTGACACTACAGCAACGGAAGTAAAGAAAGGACGTACTTTTGACCCGCATAAGTATTATGCAGGAAATGTTAGAAAAATTCTCAGTAATCATGACATTCAGATTAAGGCTGGTAAAGGGTGCAAAAGAGGTCACATCAGCGCAGGAGCATTTGACGAACTGGTCAATCAGCTTGAGACAAAGGAAGTAACACTTAGAAGAGTTAAATTCCTTTTCAATGCTCTTGACGAAGCAGGGTATAAAGAAGAGGGGAGAGGTCTTAAAAAGGATGTACTGTTTGAAACCTTGAGTTACATCAAGGAAAATAATCTTGCGGTAACCTACAAAGGAAAAGGAGAGAACAGTCACTCAAGAGGAAATGCCCAAAAAGAAAGATATGAACTCGACAACCTTGTAGAAAGGTTGGTAAAGATTCCCTTTACCAATGACTTTGCAGAGAAGTTCGCCACCTGTTTGAGAGAGGGAGATGAAGTTGTACATGCAACCTTCAAACTTGCATAAGATGATACATATAAATAGTATATAGTATACGGAGGGAAATAATTATGTTTAGAATTGGAGATTTAGTGGTCGGAAACTTTGATAATGGTTATTTGTTTACAAATGAAAGATCAGTATCAGTTGTAATAGATATATACGATGAAGACCGTATGAGAATAGTCACGCTTGAAGGTAATAATCTTAACGGTAATTCAACAAGAGATATGAGAGTAGTAGAAAATATTGAAGAATATCTCTCACCTTCATCCACTCATTCAGAAGAACCAGACATTAATAGAGTATATATATTCTCTGTTGGGCAGGAAAGATTCCATTTAATAAATTCCCTTGAAGAGTGGGAAGAGATAAAAAGAGAAAGAAATATTATAATACATTGTAATCCTTATTACAATGAGATTGTAAATTATTTTAATTTGAAAGGAGATATAACTATGAACACTACAACCACAACCGCAGCAACAGAAATCGAAGCACCTTCTGCAATCGACCTGACAGGTAAATATAATATTACACCTGAACAGGAAGAGTATATTACTTCCAAAATGAAAGAACTTTATGATGAATATGACCATATCAATACTGAGCAAGGAATTAAAACTCAGTGGGAAGAGTACAAGGAAAATAAATCTCCTGTTCTCGCATTCCTGTCCAATCATCCTAACTTTGACCCTGAAGTTATGGGTATTGTTCTTGAAGGTTCTTATGAAAGGAAGAAAGATAGTAAGGCAATTGAAGCTTTTTGTAATTGGTGTAGAAATGCAATACGTGATTGGGGTCTGAAAAGACAGTATAGGTACTACTGCTGTACTGTTAACGAGCTTGATGATGCAAAAGACAGGTTAGCATCAATCTGTAACTATGTCGAAGATATTATTTATTGTACAAAATCAGGTTATCTTAATACTGTTACTGTAAATGGTTTATCATATAAAGAATTAGAAAGAGAAAAGAAAAGGGTCTATTATCTTTGGAGATATGCTAAAGATAATTCTATTTACAGTGATGGGATTTACTTTGATGCGAGTACCAATGATTATAATAAATATAATAATGCCTATAAATTTATTAATTTACTTGAGGCATATGAAGGAAACATTGCCGATGAAGAATTTGCTGAAAAAGCAAATAAATTAGCATCACCGTTTAACTTTGAAAAGAACGGTAAAACAATCGGTCTCGGAGCTGTCAAAGGGAAAAAGATTTCCCGTATTGTACAGGAATTCTTCAAGAATTATGGTTTGAATAAAATCATTGATAAAAGAACCGAGACGTTCCGTGATGATAATGGAAATCTCCACACAAGAACTAAAGATTATGGTTGGAATAGTCAGTATGGAAAATACGCAGATGCCGTTAATCCTCTCACAATTAAGAGATGGACAATTATTTCCGCAAACTTCCTTGACTATCTTACTATGAGCTTTGGTAATACATGGCAGTCTTGTCATACTATTGATAAGACAAATAAAAGAGGAATTGATTCCGCTCATAATTACAGCGGCATGTACTGCTCTGGTACTTTGTCGTATGCACTTGATGGTAACTCTATCATCATGTATACGGTAGATGAAAAGTACAAAGGGAAAGAATTCTGGAATCAGCCTAAGATTAACAGATGTATGTTCCACATCGGAGAAGATAAAATTGTTCAGGGCAGACTCTATCCCGATGGTCGTGACGGTGGAGATAACTCCCTTTCTGCACAATTCCGTAATATTGTACAGAAAGTAATTGCAGATTGTGCAAAGGAAGCAAATCTCTGGAAATTGGTAAAAGGATGTAATACGTGCTATGACGTAACAGAAACTTATGGCACACATTACAAAGATTATCTCCATTATGATGATTGTACAGTGTCTTACCTCAAGAGAAACGGAATCAAGAAAAATACAAAAATGATTCCTATCGGTCATAATCCAATTTGTCCTTATTGTGGTGAAGAACACCATGGTGAAGAACAGCTTGTTTGTTCAGATTGCTTAGACAAAGCAACCTGTTATAGTTGTGGATGCGTAATAAGTGAAGAAGATAGAATTTATGATGAAGATTCAGAGCATTACTTCTGTTGTGAATCGTGTGCCGCAGATTATGGTGTTCAGTATTGTGAAAATGTGGAAGCTTATCATTCTGAAGATATATATTATGATAATTATGCTGAAGAATGGTTTTATGATTACGATGAATATGACTGTGTCCACTTTACATATCGTGGAGAAGATTATCATTATCTCGATGAAGAAAATGCCGAATTTGATGGGTTTCATTGTGTGAACGGAGATTGGTATCACGAAGATGATGGTGAAATTGTCCAGTGTACTAATTGTGATGAATGGATTCATATTAATGATGCAATTGAAATTAATGGAGAATACTATTGTTCTGATTGTACTCCAGAAGAAGAAACAGAAGACGAAATCGCATAAGGTAAATAAGTATATAAAATAAAAAGGAGATATAGTATGAACACTGTTACAAATACAAATGCAGCTACAAATGATTTTTATTCTTTCTCAAAAGATTTTACAAAAAAAGTTGAAGAATTCCCTTACAAGGGAACTCTTAATAAAACAGCTTTTCCAGAATTTATCAAAATATGTAAACTGTCTGCTAAGTCATTGAAACAATATCTTAGTGGATTGATGAAAGAGATTTATCCCGATAACACTTTTATTGGTGATGGATATATTTATTGCAGAGGAGAAATTCCTGTATTACTTACCGCTCATATGGATACAGTTCATAAGAAACTTGTAAAAGATTTTTATGAAGATGTCCAAGTCGGTATCAATGGAAATACAACCCATACAATCAGTTCTCCTCAAGGAATTGGCGGAGATGATAGGTGTGGTGTATATGGGATTTTACAAATCCTTGAAGCAGGATATAGACCATACATTCTTTTTTGTGAAGAGGAAGAAATTGGTGGAGTTGGTTCTGATAAATTCTGTGCTACAAAATACATTGATGAATTGTCTAAATTAAAATTCTTAATTGAATTGGACAGAGCCAACGCAAATGATTTGGTATTTTATGAAAACGCAAATCAAGATTGGATTGAATGGGTAGAAGATGAAACAAATTGGAAAATGGCTTGGGGAAGTTTTTCTGATATATCTAATTTGTCTCCAGCTTGTGGAATCTCTTCCGTAAATCTTAGTTGTGGATATTATAAAGCACATACAGTTTATGAATATGTAATTGTAGAAGAAATGCTTGAAATGATAGAAATGGTTAAACATCTTCTTGACGCTTCTGAAAAAGTAGAACAGTTTGAATATATAGAAGAAACATACTCTTGGAACAAAGATAGATATTATGGTTTAGGATATGGATATGATTATAACTATGGTACTTATGGTACATATAGAAATTATGCTGGTGAAGATTATGATAGTTATATTTTAGAAGTGGAATTTATAAATCCACTTACTAATAATAACGAAATTGTTTCTGTTTCTGGTACAACAGAAGCAGAATGTTGGATGAAATTCTTTCAACAGAATTCAGATATTTGTTTTAATAATGTATTAGATTATGATTTAATATAAAGAAAGGAGATATTATGATTAAACTTCCCAGATTCGCATATGAATATGCGAATTATAAAAGAGCACAAATAAGAGAGATGGATTCTCGCAATGTGTATAGACCCATGTTTCTGATGGATATTGATAACATCGTCAAGAACATGGAAAGAGGTTTGATTACAATTAATGAGGGTATGGAAAGATTAGCTACTCTCTAAATTAAATATTGACAATTGAATATGGAACATGTAAATAATATATATAACATTAAATAAATTAAATAAAAGAAAGGAATCAAAATCATGGCAAACATCATTACTCTTAGCAACGTAAGCACTCCCGTTTTCAATCCTGCAACAGAAACAGTTATTGATGCTGATTTCAGACCTGTCAATCCTGTGATTTCTGAATCGATTGAACAGGTTAGTTCTTTGTTTCCGACTTCCAGTTGGAGCGCATGGAATGAAAGAACTCTTCCTTGGGAAGGTGTAGGAGTTGACCTGTCTCATACTCTGAACACAGATCAGGTTTGGGATTTGTCGGGTCTCAATTATGGATTTGAAGTAGTTGACTTGTTTGACCCTTACGGAAATAAAATTCCGCTGATTGGAGTTCTTAGAGATGACAATCATTATTTCCTTGGAAGTGGAACAAAAAGATTTGTCCCCATCGGAAATGAGCGCACAAGGGAACTGTGTGATATTCTGTTTCAGATGGGATTCCAGTATGAAAATGCTGGTTGCTTCGATGGTGGCAAGGTAACTTATGTTTCCATGAAGTGGAAGACAAATACTATTGCAGGAGAAAAGATGGACTACTATGTAGTAGTTATTAACTCTTTCGATGGAACAAAACCGTTTGGAGTATATCTTACTCCTGTTCGAATCTCCTGTAAGAACACTATGAACCTTGCTATTAAAAAGGCAGTTAGATTTTGGAAACTTAGACACACTACAAACGCTCATATCCGTTTGGATGAAGTTAGAGAAGGTCTTAACCTTCTTGGGAATTACGTCGGAGCATTCGAAAAAGAAGTGGACAGAATGAAACTTCTGACTTGTGACAAGGATAAAGTTAGATCCTTTGTGGATATGCTCTTCCCCATCAGTGAAGATATGAAGCCCAGAGCAATTACTTCAGCTGAAAACATGAGAAAAGAATTACTTTATAGATATGAATATGACCCTAGTCTTAATGGAATGGAAGATTGTTGGTATAGAGTAGTGTGTATGACAACTGATTTCATTGACCATCATGACCCCCTTAGAAAGACCTCTACATGGAGAGAAAAGAGATTCGCTAATAACATTGGTGGAAATGACCTTCTCAACAAGACATATGATTTTATCAACTCCCTTTAAAAGAAACAAAAAAACAAGCAAATAATATAATAGCTGACCTAACGGCTTGACGGGGAGAAAGGAACATATACTGATTGGGATAATATGAATCGTAATAAGGATGATGACGAACCAAATTGTATCAAGATTGTTCTTGGTAGACAAATTGGTACAATGCATGATGATTATTGATAAGGAGGGAGATGAAGAGAAATGACAGAAGAATATATTGACATTGAATGGGATAATGCTCAAAACGCTAATGAGAAAGAATGCGTTTATAAATGTCAAATGTATAATGGTGGAACAATATATAAATTATATAAACCATCTGTTGCAAATTTAGTGAAGAAAAGAACTGGTTTAAAAATTGAAAAAATTGAAGAAAAAGGAGAAGAGAAATGACAACTAATATTAAAAGTGTAATCTGGTCTAACTATGACCTTCACCTTGAGGACTGGGAAGACTTCCTTAATGAAGTATATCCCGAAGTAACAGATGAATATGAAAAATATAATATAATAGCAGATGAAAATAACAGATATTTAAAAGACGAAATTGATAATCTTGATTACCCCTTGCCTACGGAAATCATTATTATCGGCAATCTTAGCTTATGGAATGGAAGAGTCCCTTGTGCATACAAAGAAACTAAATGCAGAAATTTAAAAGATTGTCTTCGATTCGAAGATAGTTGTGATTATGCAGCTTGGTATATAGATGATAAGAATAATCTTCGTGGTAAACAATCTCATCATGACGGAACAAATTATTATCTGTATAGGATGTGGAAAGAAAATCTTTCTGATACACAGAAAGAAAACTTTCTCAATAAGATTTTTAATAAACAGGTAACAAGTAAAGACATTACAAGATACACAAAAAGTCTTGGCAAGATTGTTTGTGATATTTATGGAATTAAATAGAAAGGAGTAAATAATATGCCGAGATTAACAAAGCATTCAATTACTCGTCTTGAGCAAAGATGTGGAGTAAGCAAAAAGAATGCCCCGACAGTAGCAAAACGAGCATTTAAAAGAGGAATCACCCATGCCGAAACACACGGCAATTTACATCGATTCCTTGATACGCTTTATCTCTCACAAAAGAAAGGAACGAACATGAGGATTTACGGTAATGCAGTATATGTCTTCAAAGAAGATGTTCTCATTACTGTAATCAATATCCCTAAAAACCTTATGGAAGATGTAAATAAAATTAAAGAAGAAAAGAATATCAAATAACAATTAATAAACAGAAGGAGAAATAAAATGAAATATCCAGTAATGGTAACAGAAACGTTTAGTAAATATATTATTGTTGAAGCAGATAATGAAAAAGAAGCAATTGAAAAATGTTGGGATGAGTATTATGACAAAAGATTTTCAGGAGAAAAAAGCCCAGTATATTTTGAATATCTTGATAGAGGAGATACAGAATTTATTAATGTTTCAGAGAAAAAAAGAGAAGCAATTATGAAATATGAAAATAGTTATGAACATCTATAAATAAAAATATAAAAAGGAGATATCAAATGAAGAAAGTAAGAACAGGCAGAACAGGAACGCAGACAATGAAAGAAAAAGAAATGGAATTGAGGAAAGCAAAAAGGGATGCGATTAAAGCCGCTTTTGAACTTGGATATATGAGTATGTTCAAAGGAGTTGAGAAAGAAATCAATGAGGCTAAATCAATTGCAGAAGTAACTAGAATTATGACCACTTGTAGGAGAGCGAGTTAAATGAAAATAGGAAATTCAATTTGTCCTTGTATTAAATGTGAAAGAAAAGGTTGTGGTTCATATCATGACCAGTGTATCAAATATAGAAAATACAAAGAAGAAAGAATTAAAATAAAAAACCAGCTAAGGAAAAAAAATATCTATACTATAAATAAATGAAAGGAAAAACAATGACAAAACTTGACGAACTCATGGAACTAAACAAATCTATTGATGTAATTATTAATTCTGCAATGGAAGAGAATAAAAAAATTGAAGCTGAAATTGCAGCAACAAAAATTGAACTGTGGAATAGAATGTGGGGTGATATTGAAGCATGGTATAGGAAAGGATATATTGATGTTATTAAAGATAATGGATTAATACTTGAAATTCCATACGGATACTATGATAGAACTATTTGGACTTACAATATTAAATTATATAAACATTTTTATAAAACACCTTGTGTATATTTAGATATAAGTGGTGGACATACAGAAATAAAAAGATGTTATTCATCTATGATTAATGATACAAGTTGGAGTAAATATATTACTGCATTGCTTCTTAATTGGGGAAAGACAAAAGATAAAATTGAACAGGAACTAACAGATTTAGTTGCAAAAAGTATCAAAGAAAAAACTAAAAAAACAGAAGATAAAATAAATTATATTAATTCATTAGCCGAAGCATTAAAAAATATTTCAGAAGAAAAAGACAAATGAAAATAATAGAAACATGGAATTATGGTGATGCTGAAGAAGGTATTTATTTTAAATTAAAATTAAAAGAAAATGAATATCTCGATGTTAAACGTTTTGAAGATGGATATGCTTATGTCTTATATGATGCAGTCTATAGAATAGATGAAAATAAAGAAGAAGATTTATTTAGAAATTGCACACAAGAAGAATATGACTTAGCACTTAAATTGGTTGATGAATATTATGATAATAATTTAAAAAGGAGAACAAGGAAAATGAAAGTAAAAGAGCTTATTAAACAGCTTAAAGAATTCAATCCCGAAGCAAGAGTATTTGCCGATAGTTACGAAGGTAAAGGAGTTGATGAAATCCTTTGTTCATTCTCATTTGTAGATAACGGAGATGTAATTCTCGAACACGCTGACCAGTTTGATATGAAATGTGAAATTGGTCAGATGTTGGATGATTATTTAGAAGAAGATGCTTATAGAGAAATGTGTGACAGAGGATATACACCTGATGTAGTAAGTAAATACTATGATGAATATACAGGTGAATGCATGAAGAAATACTGTGATGAACATGGTATTGAATATTAAGAAAGGAGATTTATAATGAACAAAACATATTATGTAACTATAAAAATTTCTGGAGAATACATTGCAGAAGTTAATGCCACATCTTTTGAAGAAGCAAAAGAAAAAGCGATTAATGCTTATTATGATGCTGACTTTGGTAGTTTAACAGATATCAATGCAGATGAAGTATATTCTGCATATACAGAAGATGAAGATATGTTTGAAGAACATTATTATTAAACATAACATGTAAATAAAAAATCGAATAAAAATAAAAAGTTATTTTGAGGGCTGGATACTTCTTCCAGTCCTCTTTGTTATTAAAAAAAATAATGGAAAATCCATATAAATTTCACGAAAAAAAGGAGATAAAGCTATGGCAATCATCAAAGATGTAAACGCAAACGCAGAGAACAAACTTCCCATGTACACTGGTTACCTTGATGAAAACACTCATATTCATATCATTGATGGCAACAGTGAAATGGGTAAGGGAATTTATCATTACTCAACACTGGCAGGAAGTACAGGTTTGGTCAAGAAAGATGGAACTGTAATCACTGATATTGAGGGAACATGTGGTCATCATTGTGAAAAGTGTGAATCAATTTGTTATGCAAGAAATTACTCCAAGAGAAATCATAGAGGAGTTATGCCAGCTTATATTGACAATACACTTCTTCTTCGTGGTAACAGAGACCAGTTCTTCAGAGAATTGGAAGATTTCTTTCACTACAATATGGTCTCATGTTTTAGACCTCATGTAAGCGGAGAATTTATTGACTATGACCACTTTAAAAGAATGTGTGAATTCTGTGCAAAGCATAAGGATACTAAGTTCTATTGTTACACGGAGGCAGAAGAATATCTTGACAGGGCAGAAGATGAAGGAATTGTTCCTGATAACTTTATCGTTTGGATTTCCTGCTGTGATAAGGTAAGAGAATCAAATCCTAGAAATCATAGGTTGGCATACATAGAGGATGGTAAAAATCCTAATCCCGATTTTAAAGATTATTTTCACTGTCCTAAAATTAATAAACAGGGAAATAAAACAGGAGTAACTTGTTCGATGTGTAAAGTCTGTCCTAATGGAAACAAGAAAGTTGTTGTTATGTATAAACACTAAAAAATAAAAGGAGTAAAAGCAAATGATTTATAAATATGAATTTCAGTCAAATTTTAATGATGAAATAATTAATGAGTACATGAATAAGGAAAATGTAGACGAATGGGGATGCGCATTAGTTACAATTAATGATAAATATGGAGCAGAATATAATCTGTGCATAGATGATAAAGATAACGAGTCGGCTATTTATTTCCAAGAGATTGATGAACTTGGTTTTTGGCAGACAGATTATAGTGGTTGTAAACATTATGAAATTGATTTCAACAATCCAAATTGGAAAGAAGATTTGGAAAAGGAAATGAAAAATTATTTATTGAAAGAATTAAAAGAAAATGAGGATATATATCCTTTATAAAAGAGTACCTTAAATCTGCTATATATAAATAGATATAAATAATATATATAAATATATGTATATAATTAATAATAATATATAAGTATATATAATATATATTATATATATCTATTCCCGCCCCACCACCCCTACATTATACACAAAAAAATAAAATTTGTCAACCAATAAATATTCGCAAATATGATATTTGCGTATTTATTCATAATAGATGGAATTAATTCCCAAGAATTAATTCCATTATAAACCAGTAATTTAAATATGTAAATAATATAGACAAATAAAAAGGAGGAATCTATAATGAAAACAGGAATTGGTTATAAATTATTCGAGATGAACTCCGAAGGAAAATTGTTTCCACTATTCATTGGCAAGACAAAAGAAACCGAATTAAACAAATGGTTACATGCAGAATATATTCCAACTAAAGGATTTGCTTGCAGAGGTGGTTGGCATATTGGAACTATTCCTTCCGCACCTTGGTTAATATCTGCTGATGGAACATATAAATCTCAGCGTTCTAAATACTGGAAAAGAGTATGGTGTGAAGTTCAGTATAATGCAAATCATAATTATGACGAAGAAGTAAATCTTCTTCCTAAAAAATGTTTTGTAGATAAATGCCCCGAAAACGGTTTTTATTTCTTCAAAGAAACAGGAAACAGAATCTGGGTTATTACATCTGATATAAAAGTAAATAAAATACTCACAGAAACTGAAAGGAAACAAATTCTTGAAGCTGAAGGATTTGATGAAGCTAAAGAATTTGAACCTTATAGATTAGCAATGATGAAACGTATGAAGAAAGGAGCTTAACATGAAGAAATTTAATTATGTAATTTATCAGGTCAGAGTAGAAAGTGATTTCGCTTTTATGAGATGGGAATGGTCTAAAAATCATAATTGGTCATTTAGACCCTATCGTTCCGTATGGAACGGAACTGAAGAAGCGAAAGATGATTATGATTTACTTAATCGTCTTTTTGAAATCTTCAACCTTAATCATCCCGAAGGATATAGAGCACATTCAATGAGTGTAAGCGATGTTGTAAGAATTAATGATGGAAATGAAATTAAATATTATTATTGTGATTCTTTCGGTTGGGTAGATATTACAGAAGAAGTGAAAGGAGAATAATTATGGAATTTATTTGGAAAATGACAGAAGAGAACTGGAAAAACATGAAACATGATATGAATATAAATAATTACAACAACTGGTCAAAAGATTATGACTTTTATGGTCAAATGTTTGTTGGTGATTATTGTATTGAATTTAAAGTTGTTGAAGGTGATGCTTTTACTGAGATATACCAATTATTTATTGATAATAATTATGCATATGAAATGACAGGTAACAGATATACAACAATTGATGGAACACCTTATGATTTAGTCAGTGCTCAGATTGATATTCCCAAAGCAGATAATTTTGAAGGATTTAAAATACTTTGTGAAAAAGATTTTATTTCTAAAATTAACATTTATTTTTATAAAGAATTTGCTGATAAAAAATGTGAATGGATGGGTAATGAAATTCATATGAATGATTATTAAAAAGATGAGGAAAATAAAATGAAGGTAAGAAAAAAAGAAGAAATCGTTGAATTAAAAAATAAAGTAGAAGATTTTTATGAATGGGCATGTGAATTGCCTACTTATGAAAACAGAGAAGGAAGAGCAGCTCAAGCTCATGCAATACTCTCAGTACTAGATTGGGTACTTGGAGATGATGAAGATATACAAGCTTATACAATTGATGCAGGAGATGATTTCACAAATTGTATTGATACATGGGAAGATTTTTATAGAATGCTCACAAGAGAAAAACAAATGAATGAAGACGAAGAGGAGGAGGATGAATAAATGGCAACAATCAAAATTAGAAAAAGATATGAAGACAATGGTTATGTCGTTTACGCACCAGAAGATGAAATGACATTCTGTAATATATGTGGTAAACCTGTTCTTCGTGGTATGACAACAGATGATGGAGACTGCCATGTTCATGAAGATTGTTTTGAAAAGTATATGGATGATAAATATGGCAAAGGTAAATGGAAAGGTGTTGATGAATTTCCAGATTATGAATTTCCTGATGACGACGGATATGGTGGTTATTATGTTTATCTTGATGAAGATAACGAATGGATAGGAACAGGTATTTATTATACAGAATGGGAAGATGAATTTGATGTTGAATGGTCTTATGATAGAGTTCCTAAAAATACATATAATTTTTATGTAAATAGAGATGATAATGGAAATATTAAATTTATTATTGCTTTTAATGGATTGGATAATGAGGGAAATAATACATATATTACATTTGAAAATCCTACTGAAGACGAAATTAAATGGGAGGTAATAGAATGAATTATAAAGAATTAATGCATACCAAGACATATGATGAAATGACTGAAGAAGAACTTGCTTTTTGTATCGCAACAGAAATTGATTATTACAGAAATAAGGTAAATGAATTAAGAGGAGAGGATGTTCCAGAATATAAAATTAGTGCTTATATTTACGACTTATGGCAAGACTATTTAATTGCTGATGACGTTGAATTAGCTGAAGCATACAATATCTCAGATGAAGATTGGGCAAAAGGACTTGATTATTGGTGGTATGTTATGGACGAACCAAATCCTTTAAAAGATTAAATAGAAAGGAATAAGGAAATGGATTATAAATACAGAGTAGATTTTTATTATTGGAACTGTGAATCTGGTTTTAGTCATGTGGAAACGATTGAAAATACTAATACATTTAGTAAGGCAAAAGAGTATGTAAATAATATTGATATGGATTATTTTATTGAAATTCCATATGATGCAATCTGGGTTAAGATTGTAGATAATGAAAATGATTATGTACTGGATGACTATTGGTGGGATTTAGAAAATTAAAAAGGAGAATAATATGATTAATAAAGAAATAGAATTCAAAATTTCATATAATGCAATGATGAATATGATTGATGCATATGCTAATGTAAAAGCATTTTGTTTAGATAGAGAAGAAGAATGTGCAAATGAAGAAGAATATTGGGATTTAGAAGATAGTCCTAATTATAATTATTATCGTGGTAAAGCTGAAATGGCAGAAAATTGGTTAAGAGTGTGTGGAGTAAGTCCAGAATCTAACATTGTTCAAGATAAAATTAATAGTTATTTACAGTACAAGGAGGATTAAATTATGGCAAGAAAAGCAAAAAGAAATTATAACAAAGGTGTTTACAGATTGCTTTATGTATATCCCGATAAAACAAAATTTGATTTAGTTCTTACACATTCTGTTGATGGCGACCCTAACGGAAAAGGATTGAATGCAGATTTTGTTTTTGCTGAAAATATTAATTGGGAACAGCTTAAGGAAGAAATTAAAAAGAATAAAATAACCAGAGCAATTTGGTTTTCTAATCGTGAAGATGGTTATGCGATGCCGAAAGATGTAATAAGTGGTAAACATGCAGGTGTAATTATTGTTGCTGATGATATTTGGTAAAGGAGGAAAATAATATGAATAGAATAGAAGATAAAAGAAATGTATTTAACTTGATTTTTAAAGATAATAATTATGAAGATTGGTATATTACTTTACATACAACAGAATTAAAAACCGAAGAAGAAATCATGTCTTTGATTAATTATTACAGTGAAATAAATGATAGAAACTATATAGATTATTCACCAGTAAATATCATGGATGATTTATGTGAAGACAATGAAGGATGGTATTGGACAGATATGGAATATGTTGAAATTAATGCATGGTAAAGGAGGAGAGAAATGGATAAATACAATGATATTATCAATTTGAAATTTACTAAGGCAGAAGGTGTTACACTTGGGCAGATTTTAATGGAAGCAATTAGTAAAAGAACTTATGAACCCGACAACGTAAATGTCGAATGGTTGTGGGCTATAATGGAAATGCTTTCTGAAAAAATGCAGGAACACGAGGAGGATGAATAATGACTTTATATTTAATTACTTATGATTTAGATAATACACAATTCTTAGTTAATGCAAATGATGAAAGAGATGCCATTGAATTGGCTATAGAGCAAAATTTTTCGGAAAAATTCTTAGGAAGTTATGATGATGAATCAGATGCAATTGAAATGAAAAAGATTACAAACTATACAATTGAATTTATTGGTGATTTTGAATCACTTTGTGAAATTATTAAAAGAGAAGATTGGTTAGGAAATACACCCAATGTAATGATTTTTAGAGGCTGAAGATAAAAGGAGAACATAATATGAATACACTTACAAGAACAAGAGAAGAAGCAATTGATATTCTAATTGGCAATGAAATCTTTGATAAAGAAACAATTAATGAACATAATAAGGCAAGTGAATTTTATATTAAACATCTTATGGAAGGATGGGACATCTGCGATATTGATAGGATGGCTCATCTTAATACATTATTTGGTTATGATATTGGAGTATATAACTGGAGTGAAATAGATTCTGAATTGTGGGGAAATGAAAAGTATCAAGATGAAACAGGATGCGGTGTAGAAATTATGGAACTTAGTTATAAAGATAAAGAATTTATTCGGAATGTGTGTAAAGAAATTGGTCTTGATTTGTCATTTGATAAATGGAGAACAGAAGATTTCAACTGTTACGAATATTATTGATTGGAGGTAAACGAAATGAAATACGCAGAAATCAATAGAAGATTTACAGACAAAGTAAATGAATACTTAGCAAATGGTTATATAATTAATTCGGCTACAATGTCTGGTTCTCAAGGAGAAGTTGCTAAAATTGATTTAACTAATGATAATGAAATTATTCGTATTATGATTGATGAATGTTGGGAAAATCATCATGCATATAATGGATATGAAATTATTGTAGGAAGAGCGGTTAATGCAGAAGATAAAATTAATTCATATGGTTCTTTTAGGACAATTTGGAGTAAAGACCTTATTAAAGTTTATTCCGAAAAATTTTATCATGCTGACCATCATAAATATAAAGATTGGTTTGTTACAAAAGAAGAAGCAAAAAATAATTCTAAAATAAGAGAAGAAAGAATTAAAATGCGTAGATGTTCATTTAAATCGTTACCAGATAAAGCAAAAGATATCGCTCTTAAGTTTGTAAGAAAACAGCCTAAATGTTCACGAGCCAGAAAAGAAAGTATACGAATTGATAAAGTTAATAATAAATATTTTATTTATTATAGAAACAACTGTTGGGAACTTAAATAAAAACGGAGGTAAGCGAAATGAAAAAATCTTTACAAAATACAATTGAAAAAGCTAGAACCTATAGCAAGAACTTTCCTGATACTATTGTATATGTGGTAGATAAATATCGTTGTAAGCCTAAGATGTATACAATAGGATGGTTGGCTATGCACGCTATTAATTGTGAAGGTTATTACCCTGTAGCAACTTTTAAAAATGGTAAGAGACATGATATTAAAGAAGATTAAGAAGGAAATAAAATGAACGAAATTAAAAATGGAATAACAACAAGACTTGGAGTAATTGAAGTAGAAGATTTTGAAAAGATTGTCAAAATATTTGGATTTGAACATCCAGTGGTTACAGCTGTATGGAATACAATGGAAGCTAATCCTAATAATCAAGAAGAATTTGAAATTATTTATCATAGACATGTAGCTGGTAAATATAATTAAATAAATTAAAAGAAAAGGAGATTTAAAAATGGAAGACAATAGAAATGAAATGCTGTATATTACCACATATGCCGATGATACTGGACTGTTTAGTGAAAGAGAATGTGATTTTGATAATAGTGTTGGATTTAAAGTACCTAGATGGATAATTGAAGAATGGCTTAAAGTCGGTGAAGCGGTTGGATTTGATGATTATGATTCTTTTGAAGATTGGTATAATAATTATATCCATGATGAATTGATTGGATTTTATGATTTCTGTATTATTAAAGGATTTGTACCGAATATTTTGAATTCAGATAAGGAAGTAGAAAATAAAGTGTTTTATGAAGATGATGAGGGAAATAAACAGATTGTATTTGAAGGGACATATGATGAATGCAGGAGATTTGGTAAGATGCAGAATTGGAGTTGTCTTGGACATGATTTGCAGTTGGAAATTGAATAAAATTAATTGTATTTATAATGGTTGTATTTAACAGATATAAATAGTATAATAAAATAGAAGGTAAATAATATATAATTTATAGATTTATGGAGGAATAATTGAAAAGTTGGAAAAATAGAAGAAATACATATTGGATATTTATAGCGACAGTTTTTGGTCTTATGTTTCCAAGTAATCAAACGAACCATTATAAAAATCTTATTGGTCTTGCTTTTTGTTGGATGTTATATTTATTTTGCTTTATTCGTAATAACCAAGAGGTTGAAGAACAGGAACAAAGAGAAAGAGAAGAACATCAGAAGCGTGTTAAATTAGAACTTATAAAAAAAGAAAAAGAAGAAATCAAAAAACAAAAAGAAAAGAAGTGGTTTTATGAACATACAGAATGTCCAAAGATAATTAGTTATATAATGGATAAATATAATAGAGATTGGGAACAAGATTTATATCCAAGAAATGCAAGATATCATATTAATGATATAAAAAGAAAAATAAAAGCTGAAATAGATAATGAAAAAAGAACAATTCGTAATAATGAAATTACAATAGAACAATTAAAAACATTAAAAGAGATGCATAGTACGCAATATGAAAAGAATAAGATTGATGATAAAATTGATAGGTGTCAGTGGTGTATTAATAGGTGCAAAGAAAATATTAAAACCATCCCCCAAAAATATGAATATAGAATCACTTTTTATCAAGATGATATAGAACGATACAAAGACCAATGTCGAAAACATGAACAAAAAGCAAACGAATTACTTCAGAATTCCCCAGAAGAGATAATAAAGGCAATTGATTGTCACTTACATAAGATTGAGGAGGTTAAACAGAGATCTTTAAAGAGTCGTTATGATGATAGAGATATATGGGTAAAACGTGAAGAAGAGAAATTGCCTTATCTATTACAAGCAAAGTTAGACGCTATAGATAAAATTAAAGAAATGGAGAAAGTACAATGAAAATTAAAGAATATAAATTAATATCTAAAGAAAAAAATGGAACTTTTCCTCAATTAGAATGTATTGTAGAGCATGAAGTAATATATGATGATGTTTATTTACAATTTTATAATGATAATTATGAATTTGAATATATGTTTTTTGGAGACACTTTAAAGCTTCAAAATAATTATACCGAATTCTATTATGTAATGTCATATGATGAATTAAATAATCCAATCGGTATTATACAGATATCTTCTGGAGGAAGAGATAAAACAGTAATTCCACTTGAAATTGTTTTTAGTTTTTTATTATTAACAGGAGGAAAATCTTTTATTACTATTCATAATCATCCTAATAATAATTCAGATAAATCATATGAAGATATATCAAGTGATAATATTATAAAAAATTTAGCAGAAATGTTGAAAATTGATTATAAAAAAGGATTAATTATAACAAAAGAAATAATGGAGGAGTTACATCAAAAAATGTACACATTTATGAAAGAATCAATAAATGATGATGATTTACCAACATATGAAGAATGGATAACAATGGAGGAGTAATAATGAGTGGCAGAAATGATCATGAAATTAGAACAAATAATAATATTGAATGTATATTGAAAGAAAAACCAGATAGTTTAAAAAAATATTATTTAAAAATACGGACAACTAAAGAACCATTAACTTGTCTTGAATATATAAGAAAAATTAGTTCTTTTTTTGATTATGTAAATAAAGATGTAAATAATATTACAGTAAAAGATATCGATGATTATATGAATTCCATTTATTATATTAAAAATAACAAAAATGAACAAAAAAGGTCATCCAGCTCTTATAGGCAATCAGTTTATTCTGCATTAAATTCCTTTTTTGGATATTTGTATTCAAGAGGCGAAATTGAAAAAAATCCAATGCTTGAAATTGAACGTCCAAAAAGTACAGACCATGTTATTAGAAAAGCTTTAGATATAAATGATTTTAATAATATTTTAACTGTTATAAAAAAAGGAGTTGGTTCAGATAGAGCAAAAGCCAAACAAAAAAGATGGGTTGAAAGAGATTTGCTCATTATGTATTTATTTATGAATACAGGGATGAGAAAAACTGCTTTAAGTGAAATCAATATTGAAGATATTGATTTTGAATCTAAAACTCTAACAGTAATTGATAAAAGAAACAAAAAACTAGAGTATAATATAACTAATGAATTGGAAGTTATAATTAAAAATTGGCTTATAAAAAGAGAAAAAATATTAAATGGTAAACAGTTAAATGCTTTATTTATTTCTGATAAAATGAATCGAATTAGTGAAAGAGCTATATATAATTTAGTACAAAAATATTCAGAAGGTGCATTAGGATATGCAATTAGTCCTCATAAATTAAGAGCATCTTTTGTTACTATTTTTTATCAAGCCAGTGGTTGTGATATAAAAGCGACATGCGAAGCTGTTGGGCATTCTAATATTTCAACAACAAGCTTATATATCGTTAATAAAAATAATTCAAGAAAAAATGCTGCTAATTATATGTCATCAAATTTAAAAATTTGATTCAATAAAAAGGGAACTAATTTAAATGACAACTTTTACAACACAATACAGAATAAGATATATAGTACCAACTACTAATGATAATAAAGAAATAAGGTCTATTATTTGTAATAATAGATATGAAGTTCAAATTAATATTAATAAGATTATTACTATGAAAGATAAGGGATACAGTTTTATAGGACTTGATGATAGAATTATTAGTTCTAATAATCTTATTAATGATAATTATGGTTGGAATAAAATATTTAATTTTTAATATTAAAAAGGAGACTAAAACAAATGACAAAGACAGAACTTATTAAAAATGAAATGATTAAGGCACTTAAAGCACATGATAAGGAAACAAAAGAATCTCTCTCAATGTTACTTCAGGCATTGCAAAAAGCAGCTAAAGATAAAAGAACAGATTTAACCGAAGCTGAAGAAGATGCAGTTATTCTTAAAGAAATTAAACAGGTACAGGAAACAATCGAATCTTGCCCCGTTGAAAGAACTGATATTATGGGATTTATGTTGACTAGAAAAAATCTTTATGAACAGTTTGCTCCAAAGCAAATGACTAAAAAAGAGATTTATAATGTACTTGCAGGAGTATTACAGGAACTTAAATTGGTTGAACCTACTAAAAAAGACAAAGGTAAAATTATGAAACTGCTTATGCCCAAAGTAAAAGGTAAGGCAGATGGTAAAGATGTTAATTTTGTTGTTGATGATATTTTGAAATAAGATATAATTATTTTCAATTGGAGGAAAATAAGTATGACAACTAAAAAGACATGGTTATATCTTGAATGGCTTAGAAGAACTGGTCAGACTAATATGTTTGGTGCTGTTCCTTATTTGATAAATGAATTTGGATTTGATAATGAAAAAGCAAAAGAAGTTTTAAGTGATTGGATGCAAAATTATAATCCAGATGATTATCCTGATAAGATTACACTAAAAGATTTTAGTTAATTTTTGAATTAAGAAAAATTGATTTATATAATACAATAAGACGTATATAACATAAAGGAGACATATATGGATACAAATAAGTGTATTATTATGCTAGTATTAGCAGTTCTTTTTGCGGGTTTTATAGTAGGAGTTATACAAAGCATAATTGATTTTAATAATAAAATTACAGAAATGTTTGATGATATTTCATTGCTTAAAATTACATCAAACGATACATTATCAATGATGAGTTATTATAATAGTGCAATTAAAATGGGGCAAACTGAAATCGAAAAGAACCTATTAACAGAAATCGCCTGTCTTGCTACTAAAAACAACAATGACATGAAAGAACTAAAAGAAAAGATTATATCTAATAATCAAGATAATACTTTAAAAAAGAATAATATTAAAAATAAGCAACGTACACAATATAGAGTAAAATATAAGCATCCATTTGACAATACAACTTTTTTTATTGTTTGTAATGATAGAGAAGAAGTACAAAATACTATTAATGTTCTTAAGGCAAATGAAAGTATTGGATTTAAATTTTTAGGGATTGACGATAGAATTGTTGAATCTGAAAAAAATGATTCTGATTGGAACAAATTATTTAGTTTTGATTAATATTGACAATCTATTATACAAGTATATAATATATATAAATATGCTTAAATTAAATATCGGATAAAAAAATATGGATAAAGCTATTTTAGAAATGTATCTTGGTAAAAGAATTATTATCCAATGGGAGCACGAAATTGGAGAGCCAAAAAGAAAACATAAAAAGAAACGAATTGCCAAAAAATGGTTAAAGAAATATGGGACTTGGAAAAGTTATGAAAATGGAGTATGCCCATATATAAAATATGTTGTTTTAACTAATGATTGCGTATTTATGTCAAGGCAAATGTATATAAGATTAAGAAACCAACATAATATAGATTTTATACAATATCATATTCCACATCATGGTAATAATTTTATTCATTAAATAAAATATATAGGAGAGAAATAATATGCATCCTTCAATAGATACTGAAACAGCAATTATTGTTCTTAAAAATTTACAGGACTGGTTATATTTCAGTTCAATAAATGGTGGAACAAAAATTCAAAGAGAAGCAATTGATATCGCTATTAAAACGCTTCAAGTAGAATCATTTACTGATGCAGAACAAAGAATATTTCTTATGGCAATGACAAGAGAAAAAGAAAAGTGTAAAGAAATAGATGGAGAATTAGACGGACTTGTAAACCTTAAAAATATTTGTGAAGAGATTGAAAGAAAGGTAAAAAGTGTACTATGGAATTAATTAGTAAACAGGCGGCGATTGATGCGGCAATGCGGGATGTCTCCCCAATAAGAACGCACGAATTTAATGCAGGAGCAACTAGAGCCGCTAACAGAATTAAACAGTTGCCGTCCGCAGAGCCAGTTGATTATGGTTATTTAGCAGACTGGTTTATAAATTCTGTCGGTAACGAAGAACCAGTATGGACGGAAGAACACATTGATGAATTAATAAATGATTTTTATATTATCCCTAAGATTGAAAAAGGAGAACAAGATGGATGAATCAATCAGCCGCAAGGCGGTAATCAACGAACTTGAACGAGCTAAAATACGAGTTAGCCTAACCATGGTAAGACAGCCAACTCATAGCTTTGAGAGAGCAATCGGCAGAGGGACTATTGGGACTCTGGACGATGTTGAAAAAAATATTAGAAGATTGCCGCCCTCAGAGTCGAAAATAGGTAAATGGATAAGAGATGGACATCATATAAGATGCGATCAATGTGGAATGTATATGTGTGACACAGACAGAGAAGGTGATAAAATTCCAAATAATTTTTGTCCGAACTGTGGCAGTTATAACAGAGGTGAAATAAATGACCAATGAAAATGCAATAAATATTTTACGTCATCTAAGCCCGCCCCATACATCTAAAGCAGCTTTTGATGCTTTTAGACAAGCGATTGAAATGGCAATTGAAGCATTAAAAGAGTCTCAGATAATACGATGTAAGGATTGTAAACATCATTGGACACACGAGTGTATGGATAGTATGCCGATTGAGAGATGCGATTTAGAACAGACATTTTATGATGCAGAAGTTGATTATTGTAGCCTTGCCGAGATGAGAGAGGTAACAACATGAGACCAGTTGATGGTGATGCGCTTAAACGTAGAGCACAAAAAGTAGCTACGGAAGCATGGAAAATGAAAATAAAAGCAGAAGTCGAAACAATTCTTAATCAATTTATTGATTGGATTAATGAAGCGCCAACAATTCAAGCAGAACCGAACTGGATTCCATGTGAAAAAAAAGATACAGAAAAAAATATTGATACATATATTCAAGCATTAAATAGGGCAAAAACACTTTTAAAAGCAACATACAACTTATTACAGAAGCAAAATGAAACAATTTATGTTTTAAATATGTTAGAAGAATTGGTTTATTATGATGAAGCAGAATGTGATGGAAATTGTTTGATGGATGATATTAATTATTGGTTTGATGAATTTTGTGATGAAGAGCTAGATAATGAGTAAATATATAAAATTAAAGGAGAAAATGTAAATGAATCATGATGCAATACATTGTATTGATTATTCTGATAAATGCCCAAAGAAATGCTATAGAGCACAACTTGTAAGGGAATTACAAAAATATGAGAAACTTGCTCCATATGCATTTAATTTTCCAATTAGTTGGGGACATTTAAAAGAAACAGATGAATGTCCTATAAAAAGAAAGGATTAAAATAAATGAAAAAAGTGCTATTAGTGTTTGTTTTAATGATTTTTTTGTTAACTAGTTGTGGTGAAGACTTTAATGTGTCATTGGCTGACGAAGATTACTCCTCAATGATTGCGCCAAACATTTTAGAGTGTGGTGATGATGTAGGAGTTGGAGGGGAAGTTTATTATTATATTATAGATAAAAATACTGGGGTTGTATATTTGGCATTTGATTCATATGAAAGACATGGTTTAACTTTAATGGTTAATAGAGATGGTTCTCCAATTACAGCAGAACAATTAGGGATTAAGTATTGAGGTGATAGAATGATTAAATTTATGTCTGAACATTGGGTTATTATATATGGAATGTTGATGTTTGAAATCGGACAATTAGTAGGATATCTTAGAGGGAAGAGGTGACGAAATGAAGAAACTAATAGCGATGTTGATATTGACAGTGATGCTCGTATCATGTAGTTCAAGTACGGAAGCTAATGCTCGTAATGCGGACAGGTTTGAATTAATTCAATCCACTTCATGGTGCGATGTAGTAGTAGATACTGAGACTGGAGTCGAATATGCCGTATCTACTGGTGCATACAACTGGGGAAGCATGACGGTTTTGGTCGATGCAGACGGAAATCCGCTCATTTGGAAAGGAAATAAGGAATGATGACACTAGACGAAGCAATTGAGCATTGTGAAGAAGTCGCAAAGATTGTCTGCGATGAATGTGCGGAAGAGCATATGCAACTTGCAGAATGGCTGAGAGAACTGAAAAAGCTAAGAGAGCAGTCAAAGAAGGTGGATATGAGAGAGGTGACGGAATGACAAGATTAACGACGTTAATTTCATTTTGTTTGGGAGCAATTATCGCACGAGCAATGAGGATACAAGACTATTTTATTCTAACATTCGCATTAATAGCATTTGCAGTTAATATAGCGGTTGCTTGTTTGATAGAGAGGTGACGGAATGAGTGTACTGATCAAAGGCATGGAGATGCCGAAAAACTGTGACGAGTGTAATATCAGTGATATTCATCTTTGCAAATTATGGATGAGGATGACAATCAGCCAAAGAATCGAGGGGAAACATCCAGATTGCCCACTCGTTGAAGTCAAAGAACCGCATGGTGATTTGACGGATAAGGATAAGCTGATGCAAGAATTCATGGACAGCGACCTTGACCATTTGCAGAGAGACGATTGGAAAGAGGTCATTCAGATAGTGAGTGATGCAGAAGTGGTTATAGAGGCAGAAGGGAGAGAGGAATGAAGACTGAAAACAATAAAGAAAATGTTATAACATCTAATAAGATTATAAATAAGGCGTTTAAACTTGCTTGTCAGTATTTACAATATAATGCTCCAAATACATTTGTTACATATGAACCTGATGAAATACGAGCATGTTGTGGTGCAGCTTCTTATGAAGATGGTTGGAAACAATGGGCTAAATACTTCCTGTATAAAGTTGAATCAAATACAGATACAGATTTGGTAAAAATGTTAAGAGAAGGAATGTAAAAATGAAATTAATAATTCTAACACGAGCTTGTAATAGTGATAGAACATATGTTAATCCTAATCAAATTTGCTGTATCTACCGTAACTACGGATACAATCATGACAAAGAAACTACTGTAATTCAATTTGCAGGAGAAGCTCGTAACTATATCGAAGTCAAAGAAAGTCCAGAAGCTATTGAAAACATTATTGAAGCAGAAAAGGAAAAATAAATGGAGAAAAAAACAATAGAAAATATGGATTATAATTATGATATATATACACAAATAGAAAATTTAAAAATAATAAAGGAGTGGATAAATGATATAGATATTCTATTAAAAAGAATAGAAAAAATGAATATAAATAATATTCAAAAACAAATAGAAGAAGCCTATCAGAATGGGTATAAAACATGTATGCAAGAAAACGATTTTGATTCTCCTTGTACGAGTTGTGAAGCCTACCAGAGAGGAGTAGAAGACGGACGAAACGAAACATGGGAGGTGGCGAAAAAAGTCTCTCTTCAGGTTGATGAGGGCGGGTTAAGTGTTGAAAAATTAGATGAAATATTTGGTTGTGCTACTTTACAGCAGGTATTTAGAAGGTATTCTGCACAGCAGACAATCGCCAAGCTGAAAGCCTACGAAGAAAAACAAAAAGCAGAGAACGAGATAAAGGTCGGGGATATTGTATATTTAAGCGGAGATAAATACATCGTCTCTTACATCAATGATGATGGATGCGCTGATTTGATCCACATCTGGAGCGGAAGTACCTGCGAAAGTGTATCGCCTGATTGCCTCACACGCACAGGAAAGCACTATGACATCGACAAGATATTGGAGGCAATGAAGGAATAAACTATGAGTGAAGATATGATGTTACTTTTGACAATTATAATATGTATTTTATTAGTTTTTTATTTATGTAAATTTATAACTTGGGTATCAGATTTATGTAAAACAACACCTAAAATAACATTTAAAGCTTTTAAAAAAGTCTACTGTTTATATCCTTCTAAATGGTCTTTAGAAAATACTTATATTAGGTATTACCCTCAATCAGAGAATTCTAATATTGAATCCATAGCTATTGATTTTAAATACTTTCATGATTATCTGTTATATTGTAGATTTAAAAAGAAAATAGAGAAAGACCATGATTATGAAAAACAATTGAAAAATGAAAAGATACTTATTGAATGTCTACAAAAAGATATCAATGCTTATAGAGAAGAGAATTTGAACGAAATAAATAAGATTATAAATAAGTAAATAATATAAGAAAAAACTAGACAAAATTTGACTCATATGTTATCCTTGCTTTAAGGAGGATTATACTATGATTAAATCAAAAGAAGAATTAGCAAATAAAATAAAACCATTATGTGAAAAAGTATTATTTGATAAAGAGAAAAACAATAATATCCTTCAAGAAATGCAGACTTCTTTTAACATTCCTACTGGTATGACAATGGATTTGTTGACAGGAAGAATAAATTTAGAAGATGCAAATGAATTTATATTGTTTAGTTTATGTATTTGTTTAGATAAAGAATTAGATAAAAAGAATACAGCAAATTATTTTACTCCAATTGAAATAGATGGATATTCTAAATCTAAGTATCAAGAAGAAACCATTAAATTTCCAATTGAAATAAAATGTGTTCCTGTTGCTGCTGACCAGTGGATTGGTTCAACAGATGTTAATTTTATAATGAAACTCCGTAAAGCTCAATTGATTAATTATAATGTAAATGCTCAAAGAACATTACAAAAAGTCGTTAAAGGTGAACGGAGTTATTATAAAATTACATTAAATAAAGATGCTATAAATAAAATATGTGAGAGTATGAATGATGGAAATTATATTCCTAATACTATTACTCTCAATATGCCAGAGACTACAGATTTTTCTTATGATGATTCAAGATGTATTTTAAGTATTAAATCACTTGACCATTTTGATATATCTGATGGATATCATAGATATATTTCCATGGGACAATTACATGATAAGAATCCAGATTTTAATTATCCAATGGAATTAAGAATTGTAATGTTTTCTGAAGATAAAGTAAAACAATTTATTTATCAGGAAGACCAGAAGACAAAGATGAGAAAGATTGATTCTGATTCTATGAATATGAATGCTCCAGAAAATCTTGTTGTTGAAAGATTAAATAGAGATGTTATGTTTAATCTTAAGAATAAGATAGCAAGAAATAATGGAAGTATTAATTATGCTGAATTAGCTAGTATTATTAGATATTTTTATTTTAAAGGACAGAACGTAGATAAATCGGTTAGAAGAATTATTGAAGTTGAAAATGAAATAAAGAATAAATTTAATAAGTTAACAGAAGCTTATCCCGATCTTTTAGATAAAGTTTATAGTTTTGTTGATTTGATGATTATTTTTTATACTTTTGACAATGTAGAAATAATCGATTATAATCCTGAACGTACAGTTAATTTATTAAATAGAATTGATGAAATTGATTCTAAAATATTTGCTGCTAAAATTCCTCGTAAAGGAATGATATCTGCTATCATTCAGTTGGAAAAGGGGTGACAAATATGTATAATCAAGAGCTAAAAGAAAGATACCGTATAGAGAAAGAATCTTATACAACCGTGTCTGCCTATTATTTTAGTTCTCTTTTTAAAAGAACAGAACCTTTTGAAGAACAACTTGATAAAGATGTTTGTAATTTTACAACATATGAAATTATTAATATGTATAAGACATTGGCGATGATGTCTCTTGATACAATTGCTACAATGAATAGTAATTTATCCATGTATACACAATGGTGCATTCAACAAAATCTTGTCAATGATTATCAAAATCATTATTTAGAAATAAACAGAGATATGATGGCATCATTTGTAAATAAACTTGCAATGGATAAAAAAGTTGTATCAAGAAAGCAAGTACTTGAATGGTGTCAACAATTACCTAATCCAAGTGATAGTTTTTGCTTATTAGGATTGTTTGAAGGAATAAGAGGAGGAGGTTATCTGGAATTAGCATTAGCTAAAATGGAAGATTTTAATAATAATATCTTCATCGCATATAATGGTAGAGAAATAAAAGTGTCTTCGACTCTTATTGAATATGCAAAACAATCTGATGAAACACTTGAGTATCAGTCAATTAGCCAGAATATGGCTAAAGAAGTAACTTTAATTGATAATGGAAGAATAATTAAAGATTATCCTAATATTAGACGTTCTGATTCTATGCCTGTATTAAGAAGAAGAACACAAGCAAGATTAGCAAGAATATTTGATTATGTCGGCATATTAGATTATATGAATGGGAATGACATCAGAATGAGTGGCGTAGTTGAAATGGTTAATAATAGATGTAAAGAGCTTGGAATTTCTGGTAGAGATTATATATATGGAATTGGTATAGAAGAAATAAAAAAACAGTATGATTTCAAAATAGTTCCATCTGTATTTATGGATAAGTTTGGTGAGTACCTAGTATGACTAGGTACTCATTAAATTAAAATAAATAAGAATATAATATATAATAATATATTGAAAATATATATTAAACCTATTGACTTTCCGAACGTTTGTTTTATAATAAGAATTATCAAAAGCAATCGAACAAATATTCGGATTTAGGAGGGCTAGTTTAGTGAATATAAATGAGATGGGTGAGTTTGTTGAATATTCAAAAGAAAAATTTAAAAGAGACGTTGAAAAATGGAGTAGTGATACAAATATAAAAATTAGGATAGGAGAAGATTGGGGAGAAAATAGTTTTTGGTCGTTTTTTGTTAAAGGAACAAATTGTCAGATTAATGAAGGTGCAGTATCTATTATTGAGAATAAATTTAGTTTAGATTTATTTGATGAAGATTATGAGGTTTATGTAAGTAAAGATGAAGTGAATAGATATTGGAAAAAAATTTTTGAATATCCTGTATATTGGATACGCATAAAAGATAATAATAAACCCAATATTACCATCGAGGTTCTGTGATGGTAATACATTTAACAAGTATAAAAAATATTATGAAGAGGGTGTTGACTTTCAGAATGACATGTGATATATTATATGCATGTTAAGCGAGAGCTTAACAGTTACCTTCCATAAATCTTAAAACTTTGCAAAGGTTTTCGCCGTAGTACCTTTCGAGAGATAAAACAACGGCATTTATATTGGGCTATCGCCAAGTGGTAAGGCACAGCACTTTGACTGCTGCATACGTTGGTTCAAATCCAACTAGCCCAGCTGCGGGACATTTACAGCAAATTTTTCTAAGCATTTTATCAGGGGTAAAACAAGCGAAAAAGATGTCCTGAAATAATAATTAACATTCATGTAGCTCAGTTGGGATGAGCACCTGTTAAATTAAAATTCATCATTTTAGTGATGTTAACGGCATTGATTTTTCAAGTCCAAGCAGGGGGTCGTGAGTTCGAGCCTCACCATGAATGTTATATGCCCCTCTTAGCTCAGATGGCTAGAGCGCTAGAAGTTGTCATTTATGTGACACAAACAGCAATTATTCTATCCCGCTGGTAACGGAGAGGTCGTAGGTTCGAATCCTACAGAGGGGCTTAAGGGATACATACAGCAAATATTTTTACATCAGACTTTTAATCTGGAATAGTAGAAAGTATCCTGTAAATAATGTGATGCTTACAGCAAATATTCTGTAGGTAGTCAAGAGGATAAGACACTAGATTGATAATCTGGCAACACTGGTTCAAATCCAGTCCAACAAAAGCATCATGAAAGGAGTAAAAGGAATGAATTTTGCAGAAGCTATTAAAAATGAAACAAAATGGACAAGAACAGAGAATGGTGCAATTGCACTTAATACTACTGGCACTGCTTGTCTTGATTTGTTTGGAACAATTGGTGCTTTGAGAAAAGCAGACGAGGCTAGAATCACTTCTCTGTTTGAAGAAGCATACAAAGAAAATCCTCTTCTTACTACAAAGATTCTCTTTTATGCAAGAGATATTAGAGGTGATAAAGAAACAACTGGTCTTGGTGAAAGAAGAGTATTTAGAATTATTCTTAAATATGCGGCTCTTCATCACCCTGAATGTATCAGACCTAATCTTGATTTGATTGGTGTATATGGAAGATATGATGACCTGTATGAATTGATTGGTACACCACTTGAAGATGATATGTGGTCTGCTATGAAGAAACAGTTTGAAGAAGATAAGATTAATCTTGAAAAAGGTAATGTAATTTCTCTTCTTGCTAAATGGATTAAAACTGCTGATGCTTCTTCTGAGAAGACTAGGAAGCTTGGTATAAAAACAGCTCTTAAACTTGGATATAATGTATTCGAGTTTAAGAGAATTGTAAGAGCGATGAGAAAGCACCTTAGAGTTGTTGAGGGTCTTATGTCAACTAATCAGTGGGATAAGATTACATATTCTGAAGTACCTTCTAGAGCAATGATGATTTATAGAAATGCTTTTAAAAAGCATGATGCAGATAGATTTAATCAATTCGCTCAGAAAGCTGTAACTGGAGAAGTTAAGATTAATTCCACTACACTTTATCCTTATGACATTCTTGAGAAGTATAAAGGTCGAGGTTATGGGAATTATTATAGCGGTTCTAATCTGAATCAAACAGAAGAGAATATTCTTCAAGCACAATGGGATGCACTTCCTAATTATGTTGAAGAAGGTACAAACGCAATTATAATTGCAGATACTTCTGGTTCTATGAGCGGTAGACCAATGGATACAGCAGTTAGTCTTGCGATTTATTTTGCACAAAGAAATACTGGCGCTTATCATAATCTTTGGATGAATTTTAGTTCTAGTCCTTCTTATCAAACGATTAAGGGTAAGACATTAAAGCAAATTCTTTCCAATATTGATTATGGCAATTGGTCTGGTTCAACAAATTGTGCAGCTGCTTTTGAACTTATTCTTAATACGGCTATTAAGAATCATGTGTCAGTTGATGAAATGCCTAAAAGTTTGATTATTGTATCTGATATGGAATTTGATTGGTGTGGTGGTCAGAACTGGACGTTTTATGAGGAAATGAGAGCAAGATTTGCTCAATATGGATATGAAATTCCAACTGTTGTATTCTGGCAGGTTGATTCAAGACATGACACTTTTCATGCTGATGCAAGTCGCAAAGGCGTAGTTTTAGTAAGTGGACAGAGTACTGGTACTTTTAAGAATCTTATTGGTTCTGTTGGAATGAGTCCTACGGAATTCATGTATAAGTGTATTCTCAGTAAGAGATATGAACTTGTTACTGTTGAATAATATATTTGACCGACAAGGTCACCCTATATTTGAGGGTAATTAGTAATGTTTTTACCCTTAAATATAGGACTAAATCGTCTATAAAAGACGTTGGGTCATGATTGTGTCCTAGTACTGCAATAATACAAGAGTTATTACATTATGATACAAGTGAGCGAAAGGAAGTAAAAATATTTCGCAATTCAAAGAGACTAATACCTGTATTGGTCTGCCGTATACTCGGCAATCTGGACATGTAGCTCAGTTGGTTTAGAGCATACGGCTGTTAACCGTAGTGTCGTGAGTTCGAATCTCACCTTGTCCGTTTATGGCGTAGTCGCTCAATTGGTGGAGCACCTGTCTTGAAAACAGGCAACCTGCAAGGGTATGTAGGTTCGAATCCTATCTGCGCCGTTTATAATTAAATTAATATCGTGGGCATCCCTTCTCGAATACTAATCTACAATATTAATTTAATTATTTCCGCAGAGTGGATGATGCGGTATAAAAGAAATCGACCATCCTGTGTGAGTAGGAGATATGAAATGTGAATCTGGCTACACACAGTGAGTCCTAAAGCCCCTGATGTAAATGGGACTATGCGTGAACTGATACTGTCCAAATATCCAGACAAGATTCTTAATAGCCCTTCTGGAGGCACAGTTGTAAAACACATCTGAGAACGCTAGGCAAAAGGCAAAATTAAATACCGTGATGGCGAGAATAGGTAGACGCTAGGCTTGGTGAGGTATGCATTATAGAAGACGAATGATATTAAGTTACCATGGGCATATCATGTAAGGTGCAAATCCTTGCTCACGGTATTATCAGCTAAAGAGGTTTCGGTGTAACCCCGTGTAATTCTCTCCTACCAAAATCCCGACTGGAGATATCCTCAGAAAATCAAATTAGCTTATCTTGGGGATATGATAAGTAATGTCTGTAACAATTTTATAAGCTGTTTTGTGTTACAGAATATGCACCCGTGACGTAACAGGCAACCGTGGCAGACTTAAAATCTGCTCCTCATAAGAGGGTGAGGGTTCGATTCCCTTCGGGTGTACTTAATTGAACCTTGCAGTGGAGGTTGTAAGAATTAAAGAATTTAATGCTTTATTCTTAATTCATGAGTTAGGAAGCTGCCTCTAAACCAATAAAGCATGGGATACAAACAGCAATACATTCCAAAAAAGACTTGAAATCTTTCACCAAATGGTTATTTTGGATATCTGTTAATTTTAAGTGCTATAAAACTTTAACAAGACTCATTATATAAGTTTTGGATATCTGTTTTTTTTAAGTGTTCTAAAACAAAAAATGCCGATTGGTTACGGAATGGTTAGTTTTGGATATCTGTTAATTTTAAGTACTCTAAAACCCTCACAGGTTTTGACAGCAAGCCTCTGGAGTTTTGGATATCTGTTAATTTTAAGTACTCTAAAACCTCAAATATTTAAAACACTTAAAAGTTTTAGACCACTTAAAATTTAGGAGTAAATCAAAAATAGAATAAGACATTAAGTTGTCTACGTTATCAAGAGATAATATCTTACTGTGTAACTCTAGCAGTAATCATATCGCTGAAGTTTAAACATCCATGACTCCTTGAACAGTAACGTGGAAGTGACAAAGCATTAAAGACTTTTGATAACTTTTTCGAAGAGTATTACCGTCCTTGAGACGAGACAAAATTTTAAAGGATTAAATGAAATATTTAGATTATACGTTTGTAGTTGATAATAATAATGTTCCATGTATGCCAGTAACAAATAATGAAGCTGGCTATTTAATAAGATGTGGTTTGGCAAAAGTAATAAATCATGACCCATTTGTGATTCAACGACTTGACGATTACATTTCTGAATCAGAAATCAGAGATGAAATCACAATGAAGATGGATATGGGATATATGAATGTAGGTTTTTCTGTTGGAACGAAAGACCATGAATATCTATCAGGTCAAGTTAAATTACTTAATGGAATATCGGAAAGACTTGAACAAAGAGCAAGTTATCGCAGAACACGAAGGGGCAGAATACGTTATAGAAAAAATAAGAATGTGGATTATAAGACAATTCATAATCCGACATACAAGAATGGGAATGAAGATAATTGGATTGCGCCATCGGTTCAGCACAAGATAGATTCGCACGTTCGCCTTTACAGGAAAATCGCATCATGGATTCCAATTGATAAAATTATTATTGAAATTGCCAACTTTGATATACAAGCTATTAAGGCATTAAAGGATGGCAAAGAAATATCTGGAGTTGATTATCAACGAGGTGAAATGTATGGATTTGAAAATGTAAAACAATATGTTAGAGAACGTGATAATTATACTTGTCAAATTTGTGAGACAGATACTATAAAAAAGGGGACTGGACTTGAAGTACATCATATTATTCCAAGGTCACAGGGTGGAAGTAACAAGCCGTCAAATTTAATTTCTTTATGTAAAAAATGTCATAACAAAGTGCATTCAAATAATAATAACAATAAATATTTTCATGAATTACAAACAAGAAAAATTAATGACACTTATAAAGATGCTACATTTATGAATACATCTAGATGGCGCATTTATGAAAGTATAGGAAGTAAATGTCCAACTTATATTTCCTATGGTTATATTACAAGTTTAAATCGTAAAACAAATAATCTTCCTAAATTTCATTATGTTGATGCAGCTTGTATTCAGAAATTTACATATAAAACTTTAACAAAAAATATTTATCTTGTTGAACAAAAAAGATGTAACGACAGATGTATGTCTACTTTTTGGGATGCAAAATATATTGATAATCGTGATGGTAAAGAAAAGAAGGGCAGTGAATTATCATATAAAAGATTACCAAGCGCGACATCTAAGCGCACAACAAGAAAAGAAGATGTAGAAAATGATAGAGTTTATAGACAAAGAAAAACAAAAAAAGGAGAATTTAGATTTGTTTGTAATTCACGGTGCTTAAAAGCTGGTGATTTAATCCGCATTAATATTGGTAAAAGAAAAGGCATTATTGGAGAAGTTACAAATAGTCAAATAGAAAGAAATAAGTATAAAGTACGTTTTACTTATGATGGTCAAGATGTAAAATATCCATCTATTTCTATTTCGAAAGATGAATATAATATATTGAAAGAAACAGGAAAATGTGATAGTATAAGTATTGTTCGTACTAGAAGAGGAATGATTTGGAGAAAATACGACAGAGCGAAATACGAATCTGAAAATGTAGACCAGTATTCTTCGTAAAATTTTCTTTTAAAAGTCAAATGAATAATCAATTGGGACACTTACAGCAAATTTTTACAAGCACATTCTTTGAAAATGTATACTTATTATGTGTCCTGTATGGGAAGTTAGCAAACATGGTTGTTCGGCGCTGGACTGAAAATCCAGTCAACTTGGTTCGATTCCAAGACTTCCCAGTTTTATATAATAATATATGGGTAGGTATGCCTAGCGGCGAAGGCGGCGGACTGTAAATCCGTTACAAAAGAAACACCGAAGGTTCGATTCCTTCCCTGCCCATTAAATTTCTGGGTGTGGTGCAATAGTAGCATGCATGATTTGGGTTCATGTGGTTGCAGGTGCAAGTCCTGTCACTCAGATTGGCAATGTGGTGTAAGTACAGTGTACGGGTTATGGGAAAAGCACACTGGATAAGAGCGCTCATTATTAATCCAGAGGATATGGTTCGAATCCATACATTGCAATTGGGTTTCTTCCTAATCTTATTATTTTTGTATTTGGGATACTAACAGCAATTATTTTACATCGCCAAATCTAAATTAGCACTTGATGTAGGTGCAGAGTATCCTGTTTCTTTATAAAATAAAGGTTTATTATGAATAAAAAATATCAATGTATTAAATCTTTTGAAACTAAATATGATTATTATGGTAAAGATTATGGCAATGCTGGAATGGTTAATGAAGGTGATATTTATATTATTGTAAGAGAACCAGTTCCTAAAAAGAAATTATATAAATTAAAAAAAGAAAATGATGATAGTAAATGGGATACAGGTTATTTGTATTTAAGAGAAAATTTCTTTAAAAGACATTTTAAAAAAGTTGAAAATGATTGATTACTCCGCATAGCTCAGTTGGTTTAGAGCACTTGACTTTTAATCAAGATGTCGAGAGTTCGAATCTCTCTGCGGAGATTAAATAAAAGATTCAGTAATGGTGCTGTATTTCTCTATAGCGCTAGAGAAATTGAAAATCGGTTCGATTCCGATAGAGATAAAGACGAGCGCAAGTCTTAATTGAGTCTTGGCAGACAGACGGTTCAATTCCGTAATCTTTTTTGGGGAAGATTGGTGGAAAAGTGTAGACACGAGGTCGCTCCTTAAATACATATTTGTACAGGTATGTATTTGTACAGGTTCAAGTCCTGTATCTTCCCTATAATGATATGAGTAATGCGGTGTGGGTAGCGCCCACATGCTGTATGCAAACTTGATATTTTGAAGAGCGACAAAAGTGCGCATTATTGTGATGCAACGGATATCCAGTTTAAGTACCAGACCATTACTCTGGGAAACATATCATTATAAGGGGCGTTAGCACAACGGTTTGCGTGCAGGTGGCTTATACCCATCCGATAAAAGTTCGACTCTTTTACGCCCTATTATAATATTTATTTTAAATAAGGAGGTCTATCTGGTCTTCGGACTCAAAAGATAGTAAAGCAAAGGATACGTCCTTAAAAGAAGACAATCACAAAAAACGGTAGTTGAAATACTAGTTAATTAAACTATTCTCACATAACACTTAATCCAGCTTGGAGATTGTTTGTGTGCCTTTATGAGTGGTATGTGAATTATGGCTCGTTGGTCAAACGGTTAAGACACTGGTCTTTCCAACCAGAATTAGTGGGTTCGATTCCCCTACGAGCTGTTAATGGTTGTATTGCTAACAGCCATTACATTAAATAAAGTAGTAAAATGGTGTAATATAGGGGCACAAAACTTAAGAAGATTTGAGTTTAAGAGCAGGTTCGATTCCTGCTTTTACTATATATTTTTTATATTAATTAAAGAAAGGGGGATTAAAATGAGATATGATATGCAAAAAATGTGGCAAGAAAATAAACCCCCACAAAGCTAATAAAGAATGGGATGAATCAGCATCATATTATAGTACAAAAATATTGCGATGTCCTGATTGTAATAATGTAATTGCCATATTGGAATATAGTAACGAAATAGAGCTTGACATTAATAATGATGTAAGATATTATATATAAAGTAACAAGTAAATAATATAAAATAATTAAATGAAAGGAATTAAAAAATGGGATTTGAATGGAAAAGTGGAATGTGTTATCTATTTGATGTTGAAACAGGAAATATTGTAGCGAATTTTCCAACAACAGGTATGACAACAACAATGGGTACGACAAAGACAGAGGAAGTGGAAAGAATGATTAAGATTATTGATGTTGATGTTGACTATGAAAAGAAGACTTTTGTAGATAAAACACAGAGAGATAAGAATGGCAATTATATGGTAACAAAGAAAGAAGTACCAGTAGCTACCATTGTTACATTTGAAAATGGTAATACTCAGATTGCAGTTTGTGATGAAAATGATGAATTCAATCTCGAAACTGGTATTTCTATTTGTGTAACAAGAGAGCTTATGGAACGTCTATATGGAATATCTAATGAATGTGCAAGTCCTTATAATAAAATTATTAGACAGGGAATGAAAGCTTATAAGAATCGTTGTAAGTTTAAAGAGATTAATGAAAAGCGAATTGCTGAACAGAAAGCTATTGAAAAGAATAAAAAGATTAAAGAGCAGAAGCGTAGAGAGAAGAGATCTGCTAAAAAGAAGGAACGTGAGATTGAAATTCTGACAGAAGCAATGAAAAGAGCTAACGCAGATTCAAATAAATAATTAAATAAGTAAATAAAATATAAGGAGTAAAATTATATGGATACAAATTTGAGACAGGCAGATGCAAAAGTTACAGTAGCGGGAATTGTTTCTGACAAGAAACTTGAAATGACAACAAAAGATGGTGTAAGAACCATTGAAGGAACTATTACAATTAAGACAGCAGATACCAATTTTGTTCAGATGAGAGTAAGATGTGCTGATAAGAAGAAAGATGGTTCTGAAAATAAGACGTTTGCAGGTGTTATGACAGTTATGAATGAATATAAGTCTATTGCAGATGTTGGTGAAGATGAAGCAGATAGAGTTCGTGCTTCTGGTCAGATTAATCTTTTTAGAAGTAATAATAATGGTAATGAGATTGTAAGTTATACAAGTAATTTCTTTAATAGAATTAAGAATAACCAGACTTTCGAACCTAAGGCTGAGTTCGAAATTGAAATGTATATTAAGAGTCTTGTCCCCGAAGTGAATAAAGAAGGTGAAGAGACTGGCAGATATAAGATTGTTGGATGGATTCCTACATTTAATGGAATTGAGCCTCTTGATTTGATTGTCCCTGAAGAGCTTGCAGACCAAGTTTCTAGTATTTATGAACCTAAGCAGACTGCCAGATTCTATGGTAATATTATTCAGAATGTTACTTATGAAACAATTGAAAGACCTATGGCTTTTGGTGTGAAGAAAGAAACAAAAGCTAATTTTATTAATGAACTTGTTGTAACTGGTGGTTCTCCTGTTTATGATGCAACAGATAAGGACGAAGTTGTTGAGGGTGGTAATCAGATTCCTTATGACCCTACAGTTATTCAGGCAGCCATTGATGAAAGAGATAGACTGATTAAGGAAGGTCAGAATAAGCCTAAGACAAATACAAATAATGCAAAACCTTCTGGTGCTTCTAGAGGAAGACAGCTTGGTTGGTAATTAAAAAGGATATAATATATGGATAATGAATATATAACAATCGTTTTTCAGAATGGTGATATTTGTCATTATAAACCAAATGAATATACAGATTATAGATATGATAGAAAATATTTTATTGTAATTAAAGATAAAAGATGGATTGGTTTCTATAATCTGGATTGTATTGAATATATTGAAATTGGTGCTGAACCTGAGATGTGATTGTAATGTGATTGATGTGCCGTTATATATATTATGACGGCACATTTTAATAGAATAATAAATATAATTTAGTAAAATATGATTTAGTAAATAATATATAAGGAGAAATAATTTATGGCAGTAACAGTTGATATTTTTAACCCTCAAAAAACAGTAATTGCAAAAGGTATGGCTGGGAAGTCTGCTTTAATTTATGGGTCTAACTCAGTTGGAAAAACCGCACAGGCAGTAAGAATGTCCAAGCCTTTTGTTATTGCAACAGAAAGTGGTCTTAATGCTACAGTAGATATTCCATATATTCGTGTTAATTCATGGGCAGATTTGAAAAAGATTGTAAAACAGTTTACATCTAAAACAACAGTTGAAAAAGCTCGTCAACTTTATGATACAATTATTATTGATGAACTTTATGCAGCCGCCCTTTTGTGTCAGGATTATATTCAGTCTGTAATTGGTGGTGGCGCTCTTACTCTTGGAGATACAGTTGAAGGTGGTAAAGTAAATTTATATCAGGCTTATGAAAAAGAGTTTTTTAAGACCGTAAATACGCTTCTTTCTTGTGACTATACAGTTATTTTTATTGGTCATGCGCAGGAGAAAGATGGAAAAATGTATCCAAAAGGAGACAAAAGATCGGTTGATCCTGTACGAGATTTCGTTGATTATGTAATCTATGTTGAAAGTAATGGTGTTGATGAAGATGGTAAAGTAATTCCTTCTTCTGCATATCTTGCTGAAACCGATAGATATTTTGCTCGTTCAAGATTTGATACAACTCCTACATATCTTCCAGTGTGGTCTGCTGAAGCACTTGAAGAGGCAGTAAATATTGGAATCAAAGGTCTTGAAGAAAAGTCTGGCATTAAAGCTGTAACATATCAAGAGCAGAAAGAACAGAATACAACAAAAGAATATGACTATGATGAGACAATGGACGCTCTTCAAGAAGTAGGACAGAGATTTGCTTCTGCTGGTAAGATGGATGAACTTACAGAGATTGTTGAACAGACTCTTGGTAAAGGTAGAAAAGTATCTGAATGTACCAAGAGCCAAATTCAAGCTATGGTTATTATTTTAGATGACCTAAAAGAACGTGCTGAGGAACTTGGTATTTAAATGACAATGTAAAAAAGATAGAAAAGCGGTATTAATGTATATATATAAAAACATAATACCGCTTTTTATGTATACAAGGAGAAATAATGACACAAGAACAATTCGATAGAGCTAACCATCTACAAAATAAAATAAAACATTTGAAAGATAAAAATAACGCATTTGAAAAAGTAATTGACCGTTTAAAAGGCACACAAATGCAAGACATTCAATTTCGATTAAACGATGCTTGGGTTGCAACTCCTATAGGAACTATTGATTATGGTGATTTAGTTAATTTTTTAGTTCAGCAAAGGCTTAAAATTGAAACAAAGATAGAAGAGATACAAAAAGAATTTGAAGAAATTTAAAGGAGAATACAATGAGAGACCCAAATAGACTTGATAATTTTTATTTTCAATTCAGAGAGATTCATAAAACTAAATTCCCAGATTGGAGATTTGGGCAGTTAATGTCTAATTTTTTAGGATGGGTATATTCCCAAAAGAATATTGACCCATTCTTCCCAGAAGAAGATAAGATGCTTGAATATTTTAAAGAATTTGCAGGAGTTGATTGGTAATGCCTAGAGGTAGAAAAAGAGTTTGTCTTCTATGTGGTAAAACTATAGAAGATAATAATGATTCAGTTCCTTATAAAGGACGATATGCTCATAGTGCTTGTTTTAGAGTGGCAGTAAAAGCAGTTCATGTAGATAAGACTGAGAAGCTTGAAGAAAAAGCAGAACAAAAAGCTAAGAAAAAAACAGGCAGACCTGCTAAACCTAAAGCAGAATTAAAAGATTCTATCACTGAACAGGAATATATACAGAAGAAATTATATTATGATTATTTAAGAAAATTTTTAGGTGATAAACTTCCTGCTAAAGTATATGCAGTTACTGAAAAATATATCCAACAATATGATTTTACATATCAGAAGATGTATCAAACGTTAACTTATATTCACAATATACTTGAAAAAGAATTTACTGATGATATTGTTGGTCTGATTCCTTATTACTACGATAAGGCTGATAAGCATTACCATGCGGTAAAACAAGTAGAGGAAAATAATAAAGACAAAGACATTTCGGGAATGTATAAAAATAAAATAATTTATATAGACCCGAAAAGAAAGAAACGAAAACAAATTGATATAACATCAATTGGAGAAGAGGAATAAATGTACGAAGCATTAACAGATAAAAGAGCATATGCCAATACATTGGGGTGTTTAATGAAAGACCCTACTCTTGTAGAAGATATAGATAGACCACTTGATAGAGAAGATTTCAATACAGAAACTTTTTATGATTTGTTGTTTGTGGCTATTTATAATCTTAGTATGCAAGGGTGTAAAACAATTGATGAATTTGCTATTGATTCATATCTCTCTGGTTTTAAAGACCAGTATAGAATATTTCAAGAAAATAGAGGGCTTGAATATTTAAATAATATTAAAGACCTATCCAGTCTTGAGAATTATGATTACTATTATCATAGACTTAGAAAATATTCTTTGCTTAGATATTATGAAAAACAAGGATTAGATACTAAATTTATTTATGATACTTCAGTTGATGAATTTCATGCTAATGAAGAACAGCAGAAGTTTGATAATTATACTGAACAAGATATTGTATCAATGGTTGAATCCAGTTTAGTTATCAATCCTACGATGAAATATTGTACAAATACTCTTACTACAGAAGTTCAAGCAGCTGATGGTGGTATTGAATTGATTGAAGATTTAATGAAAATTCCCGATGTGGGATTACCATTAAATAACAATGGATTAAATACAGTTACAAGAGGTGCGAGAAAAGGTTGTTTATATATGAGGTCTTTGGTTCAAGGTCAAGGAAAGACTCGTTTTGCCGCTGGAGATGCCTGTAAAATGGCAGTGCCTTATATATATGATGTTAAGAAGAAAAAATATATCTATACAGGATTATCTGAACCTACTCTTTATATTACGACTGAGATGCCTGTTGATGAAATTCAGACAATTCTTTATGCAGCTATTAGTAAAGTTAATGAAGAACATATTCTTTATGGTGCATATGAAAAAGGTGAGCTTGAAAGAGTCAAACAAGCTATTGAATATATTGAATCAAGTCCTTTATATATAGTTCATATACCAGATTTTTCTATTGAAGATATTAAAAACATAATTAAAAAATATAATAGAGAATTTGGAGTAGAATATTTTTTCTTTGATTATATCAGCACTTCATTGAGACTTATGTCTGAAGTTAATGGTAAATCAAGAATGGGATTGAAAGAACATCAGTTATTACTTGTGTTTGCTACCGAACTTAAAACAATTGCACAACAACTTGATGTATTTATTTTTACGGCTTCTCAGCTTAATGGTGAAGCACAAATGGCTACATATAAAGACCAGAATCTTCTTGCTGGAAGTAAGGCTCTCGCCAATAAATTGGATGTAGGTATTATTTCTATGAGACCTAGTAGGTCAGAACAGGATAAGCTTGAGAGTATTCTTCAAAGAAAATTTAATATTCCTATGCCTGATATTGGGCATTGGGTATATAAGGTGAGAAGAGGAAGACTGACTCATATTATTATTTGGAGTAAGACTAATCTTGGCACAATGGATGAAGAAGCATTATTTGTAACTGATTTTGATTTTAATCTTATTGATATTGATTTTACTCAGATTGAACAGGTAGAAGCAAAGATTCAAGAACATTCCGTATTAGCAAGTAGAGTAGAAGATGTACCAATTGAAGAGGATGATGATGAACCAGTACAGACTAAAGCAGCATTTGATTGGTAAGGAGGGATTGTAATGCCATATTTAGATAAGGATGCAATTCTTAATTCACTTACTAAAGAAGATATAATTAAAATTTGTACTGAGATGGGAAGTCTTGAGTATAAAGAAGATTCTCAGGGGAATTTACTTTTTTCGACAGCAATTTGTCATGGTGGTGATAGTCCTCATAAACTAATTTATTATACTAATTCTCACCTGTTCCATTGCTATACCTGTTCAGATAGTTACGGAATAATTGAACTGGTTATTCGAGCATCAAGATTGAAAGGTCACAATCTTACATGGTTTAAGGCACTTGCTAAAATAGCGCAGATAACTGGTAAATCATACGAAGGTACTCCAGAAGAGCCTACAAAAACTATTACAGATTTTGAATGGATTAATAGATTAAATTCAATTAAAAAGAATACCAAGAATGTTCCTAATCTGACAGAGATTAATGAGAATATATTAGAGATATTCTGGTATGTTCCTTATCAAGGATGGTTAGATGAACATATAAGTCGAGAAGCTTTATCAAGATTTGAAATTGGATATTATGGATTAACAAATCAGATTACCATTCCTCATAGAGATATGAATGGAAGATTAATTGGAATCAGAGGAAGATATTTAAGTGATTATGATGCACAAGTTTTTGGTAAATATGTTCCTTTATATATAAATGGAGAATTTTTAAGTCATCAGTTGGGAAGTAATCTATATGGTTTGCATGTAGTTAAAGATAAAATAAAACAATGTAAAAAAATTATGCTCGTAGAAGCAGAAAAATCTGTGTTACAAGCTTATTCTTATTTTAGAGATGATAGTTTTGTAGTCGGATTATGTGGTTTCAATATTACTTTTACTCAGATTAAGATTATGCTTAAGGAATTAAAAGTCGAAGAAGTAATAGTTGGATTTGACAGAGATTATGAAGAAGCAGATTCATTTGAAGCTACTGCTTATTATCAAAAGATAATTAAAAAGGTAGCTCCTTTAGTGCCTTACTGTAGGGTTTATCTTGTATTAGATAAAAAAGATAGACTTGGATATAAAGATTCTCCTACAGATAAAGGGAAGGACACATTAATAGAATTAATGAAAGAAAAAATATTAATAACTATGGAAGATGTTAATGAGGCATTGGGAAAGACATGACAGATAGAGATTTATTATTGGATTATGGATATGATGATGTAATCATATTTGATAATCCATCTTATGAGGGAGCTTTGATTGGAGTTACATGGGACAATCAAGCGGTATATGATTATGATTTAATGATTGAATCATTAATGAAAGAAGATAATATGACACAAGAAGAAGCCGCTGATTTTATTAGTTATAATGCTTCTTATCGTCAAGGGGATGAATATCCTATTATTATAAATAATTTAAAGAGATTGGAGGGAACATGATTAGATATGTATGATTATATAACAGAAGGTGAATATCTAAAAGATTATGTTCGACCTGTTACAGAAGAGGATAAAAAGAAATTACCGACTTATTCACATTCAAAATTAGAGGTGTATGAGAACTGCCCTTATAGATATTCATTGCAATATGAACAGGGGAAAAGGTCAAATGAAACTACATTGGCTTTGGAACTTGGCACTGTATGTCATCGTGTGTATGAAATTGCTTCTCAAATGTGGAAAGAAGGAATAGTTAATTATGAAGATTTAAAATTTCTTCTTGAATATGGTGATACAGATGAGAAGATTTCTGGTATTAAAGATTTAAGTAAAAAATATTTTGAAGAATGGTACGAACCAGATTCAGAAGGACATACTTATAGTTGGAAAATGGGACAGTTTGATAAAGGACTGCATGGATATATGGATAGTTTTAGTTATAATAATTGGATTCCTTTTAAAGAGGAATATGATTTTGAATTTGTATTCAATAATAGAGCTATTATTCATGGATTTATTGATGCTATTTTAATCAATACCGAAGGTGATTTAAGGTGTTTAGATTATAAAACTTCTAAGCGGGTTTTCGATAAAAATAAAATTCCAACCAGTCAGCAGTTTAGTATTTATTGTATGGGTATGTTAAATGATTTTGGTAAATTACCTGTCCAATGTGATTATAAATTTATTTTATTAAATCAAGAACAGAACGCATTAACTTCTGGATTTGGTAAGAGGATTGTCAAAAAATTAAATACTGTATTAGATAATATTGATAAGAATGGTGAGAGTGGAGTTTATATACCTAATCCTAGTCCATTATGCTGGTTCTGTCCATATAATAAAAATAACCCTAAGAATATAGATTTTAAAAATGAATGCAAATATTATAGTTTATGGAGTCCCCATGAGAAAAGGTGGGATGTTAATAAAAGGTTTAATATTTTAAATAGCAAGGATGATAATAGAAAGCTGGTTTTTTAAAATGAGTAAATACAATTTAATAGGTAATAAATATGGGAGATTAACTGTTTTAAAATTAGCCCCTAAACGAGAAAATAGTACTAAAAGATATTGGATTTGTGAATGCGAATGCGGAAATATTATTGAAGTGCGAACAGCCAGTTTAATATCGGGACATACGAAATCTTGTGGGTGTTTACATAAAGAAATTCTTAAACAAGATAGATATGGAAATAATATAGAAAATATAAATAAACATAAAATAATATATTCTGTATGGAATAGTATGCATAGTAGATGTTATAATCCTAAAAATAAAGCATATAAATATTATGGTGAAAGAGGAATTAAAATTTGTGATGAATGGCAATATTTTCCCAATTTTAAAAAATGGGCTTGTGAAAATGGATATAATATTGGGTTAACAATAGATAGAATTGATTCTAATGGAAATTATGAACCAAATAACTGTAGATGGACAACGATGAAAAAACAGCAAAATAATAAAAGAAACACAAGATATTTGACTTATAAAGGAATAACTAAACCAGTTGCAGAATGGAGAGATATTTATGGATTAACTAAAGACCAAATTAATTATAGAATACGGGCTGGTTGGGACATTGAAGAAATATTAGGAATAAAACCAAGAAAAAGAACAAGAAAACCTCAACAGAAGGTTTAATGTACTTGACTTGACAAATAACAAACAAGTAAATAATATAGAAGATGATAGCAAAGAAAAGAAACAGAGGAAATTAATTTTTTAAAGCGAGGTAATAGATGTTTAGTTGTCACGGGCATACATGTCATAGCAATTATCGACTCAGGGATTCAATTATCAGAGTCCCTGATTTTATTACAAGACATAAAGAATTAGGATTTTCTGGTTGTGTCTTAACCGAGCACGAAAGTTTGGGCAGCCATCTTGAAGCTGAAAAATTCTTTGAAAAATTAAAAGATACACCAGAATATGAAGGATTTAAAGTAGGATTTGGAAATGAGATTTATTTATGTCCAGATTATGTAACAGCAGAAAATGTTGGACATAATATATATCCTCATTTTATTTTAATTGCACTTGATGCGTTAGGTCATAAAGCATTGCGAGAATTAAGTACTATTGCTTGGACTAAAAATTCTTTTTATTCGATGATGTATAGAGTTCCTACATATTATTCCGACCTTGAAGAAATACTTGATAAATATAAAGGTCATTTAGTTGGCTCTTCGGCTTGTCTTGGAGGAAGTATTCCTAGAAAACTACTTGAATATCGTTCTATTGAAAACATAGATGTAATCCAAGCTGAAACACTTTGGAGACAGATTAAAGAATGGATTGAATATATGGTTGAAATATTTGGTGAAGGATATTTCTTTTTAGAGATGCAACCAAATTCTCATGAAGACCAGATATATGTTAATAAATGTTTATATAAATTATCTCAAGAAACTAATGTTCCTTTTATAATTACATTTGATGAGCATTATCTTAAAAAAGAAGATAGAGATATTCACAGGGCTTATTTGAAAGCGTCAGATGGTGATAGAGAAGTCGATGAATTCTATGCCAGTACTTATATAATGACCGAAGAAGAAGTTCATGAATATATGGACGATTATCTTGGTTCAGATGTAGTGCAACAAGGTATGGATAATACAATGCTTATATATGATAAAGTACAATATTATTCATTAAAAAAGGAATTACAGATTCCTTATTTACCATTTGATTTATCTGAACCTGATGAAGATTTATTTAATAAATATAAAGATAAAATTGAATTATTAGATTATTTTTACCATTCTGAATATCCATCTGATAGACATATGACGAGAGAGCTTCTTAAATCATTAGAAAAGAATGCTCATTATCAATGTCAAAGAGGGTATGATGCAATTCAAGAATGTTTATCTTCAATTAAGATTTCATCAGAAGCTAATAAGGTTAGATGGTCTGCTTATCTAATGCAAGTCAGAGATTATGTTAATATTGCATGGGAATCTGATAGTATTGTTGCACCATCAAGAGGTTCTGGTGGAGGATTTTGTTTACTTTATTTATTAGATATTATTCAACTTGACCCTCTTCGAGAAAATACTAAAATGTATCCTTGGCGTTTCCTTAATCCAGAACGTGTTAGCGTACTTGATATTGATACAGATGTTGAAGCTGCTAAACGTGAATCAATTATTCGTAAGATTAAAGAAACCTATGGTTATAATAAAGTATCAAAAGTGTGTACTCTTCAGACAGAAAAAAGCAGAAGTGCAATTTTAACAGCAGCTAGAGCATTAGATATTGATAATGATACAGCTTCTTATATAGCTTCATTGGTTGTATTTGATAGAGGTCAACCTAGAGATTTGCATACCATGTATTATGGTAATGAAGATTATGCTCCAGTTTTCGAATTTGTTCGAGAAATGGATGCAAGACCAGAATTGTGGGAAGTATCTCAAAAGATTGAAGGATTAATAAGCGGTATCGGCTCTCATGCAGGTGGTGTTATTATTGATGACAAACCATTAACAGAATCAACTGCACTAATGAGAACTAATTCTGGTGATATTATTACACAATTTAATCTTCATGATTGTGAAGATGCAGGATTAATTAAAATAGATTTGCTTGCAACTGATGCTTTAAATTTTATTCACGCTACATTAAATCTTTTATTAAAAAATAATGAAATTGAATGGCAAGGTAATCTTAAAGAAACTTATAATAAATATTTAGGTATTTATAATATTGATAGAGCCGCTCCTAAGATGTGGGATATGATTGCTAAACATAAAATTATTAATCTATTTCAAATGGAGAAGGATAGTGGTAAAAGGGCATTAGCTTTAGTCAAGCCACATTCGGTTGATGATTTAGCTACTATTAATTCAGTTATTCGTCTTATGGCTCAAGAAAAAGGTGCTGAAACACCTCTTGAAAAATATGCTAGATTCCATGATAATATTCAGCTCTGGTATGATGAAATGACTGAATATGGATTAACAGATGAAGAACAAAATATATTAAAAGATATTTTGGGAATATCTTGTGGCATTTGTGAAGCACAAGAATATCTTATTTTGTTGACAATGCATCCTAAAATTGGTGGTTTTAGCTTGAAATGGGCTGACCAACTTAGGAAAGCAGTGGCAAAAAAATCACCTAAAGATTTTGATAAATTGGAAAAAGAATTTTTTCAAAATATGAAAGATAAAAATCTCTCAGAGAATCTATGTAAATATGTCTGGTATGTTTTGATATATACACAGCGTGGCTAAAACTGTGGTCACGATAAATTCGGTGAACGTATGCAAAAACGGTGTATAGTAAAATACTATGCTAACGGTATCAGTTATATATATAAATACGCTGACTAAGAGAACCTATGGTCTCAAAAGAGATAGCAGGTAATACCGTGCCAAGCCTTTATAAAGGAAGGTGTAACGACTATTATGTACATCTGAGATTAGCACAGATGGAAGCGCCGAATAGAGTTGGTTGCTTAGAAAGTGGATATATATGGATATAAAATATAATAGAGAAAATTTGGAATGGAGACCTGTTGTGGGTCTAGAAGGAAAATATGAGGTATCAAATTACGGAGATATTCATAGATTAGAAAGAAAAGCTCCATCAGGAAATGGTGGATATCGTATATTAACAGACCATGTTTTTTGGGCTGAAGAACAAAAAGAATATGGCGGTTGTGACCCTAATAATAGATATTTAGGAATTCATATATCTAAAAAATTAGGTAAAATGTATATTCATCGTATTGCAGCCAAAGCTTTTTGTCCGAATCCTGATAATAAGCCAGAAGTAAATCATATTGATGGTAATCACAAAAATAATTATTGTGGTTGTAAGAAAAATAATTATAAAGATAGTAATTTGGAATGGGTATACCATTCTGAAAATATGAAACATGCTTCTGAAAATAATTTAATAAATAGAGATAGTGAGTTAAGGAAATTAAGGAGCAAAGAAAATCACTATATAAAACGTCCAGTAATTCAATTAGATTTAGAAGGAAATATAATAAATAAATATGAAAATGCAACTGAAGCTCGTAAACAATTAGGGTATATTTCTAATAATTGTATTAACAGAGTATGTCGTGGAGAACGAAAAAGTTATAAAGGTTTTAGATGGCAATATGTGGATGAATAAAAAAGAGCAACCAACTCTAAAGAGATAGTCTAGTCCCCTAACAAATATCGGGAAACCGAGGGTACATCAATGGATTTAACAAGGCGCATACTCTCGCTTATAGTTGTATAGGTGTACAAGAAGCATATTTAAATTATAAATATAATCCAATTTATTGGCAAACTGCTAATCTAATTGTCAATTCTGGTTCATATGATGAAGATTCAAATGAATCTACTAATTATGATAAGATTGGAGTTGCTATTGCGACAATTCAAATGGACGGAGTTAAAGTAGAACATCCATTAATTAATAAAGCCCAATTTGAATTCACACCAGACATTAAAAATAATCAAATTATGTTTGGTTTAAAAGGTATTAATGGTGTTAATACAGACATCGCTCAATCAATTATTCAAAATCGTCCTTTTAAATCTATGGAAGATTTTGCTTCAAGAATGATTGATACAAAGATTATTAAAAACTCACAAATGATTAAGCTGATAAAAGGTGGATGCTTTACTGAGATTGATTCTGAAGATAAAACAGAAACCATGAAGTGGTATTTGTCTAAGTATTGCATTAATCCTGTTACCAGTTTGACGCTATCTCAATTTAATAGAATGGTTGAATATAATATTATTCCAAATGAATTTGATTTGGCTGTTAAAATGATTAATTTTAAAAAATATGTTCTTGATGATGAAGGGTTATACGAAAAATGGATTGACCCGACTAAACCTAAAATCCCTAAAAGGGGTTATCATGATGGACATTATATTTTAGATGAGCCTTCCCAAGAATTTTTTAAAAAACATTTCACTGAAGATAGTATTGTAGATGTAGTTGGTGGATTTTATGTACTGTCTGAAAAGAAATTTACTAAAGAAATTGATAAGAAGATTGAATCTTTCAGAATCTGGCTTGATGTGGGCGATGCTATTGATATATATAATAAAGCTATGTTTGATGAAGTTTGGAATAAATATGCAAATGGTACAACCGATGCTTGGTCTATGGAAGCCTTAACATATTATGATAAAGACCATGAGTTAAAGAATACTCCTGAAGGAGTATATGGTATTGTTAATTTCTTTGAACTTCCAGAAGAACCAGTTGCATATGAATTTTATACAAGATATGTAGATGGTAAACCGAAAGCAGTACCTAAATATACTATTTCTCGTATTGCAGGAACGGTTGTTCAAGCTGATAATAATCATCATTCTGTTGCATTATTAACCACACATGGACTTGTAAATATTAAATTTAGTAAAGGGCATTATGCTTTTTATAACAAGACAATTTCAGAAATTGGTGAAGATGGTAAGAAGAAGACAATTGAAAGTAGCTGGTTAAAACGTGGTAATAAATTATTAGTAAGTGGATATAGAAGAGGAGAACAGTTTATTCCTTGGATATATAATGATACGATTTACAGACATAGAATTAATTTAATTGAACATATTAATGAAGACGGAACATTAGAATTAAAAGCTGAAAGAGCAAAGGTATAAAATGAGTGTAAAAGTTAAAGCTGAAATAGAAGGAATTAGATTTTTTAAAGACCAATGGGGCATCATTGTATGCTCCATTGATAAAGTATTAAAAGGTGATTTTATAGGTGATTTAAATGGTATGGTTTTTAAAGGTAATATGCCTGAGCCAGTGCTTGGTGCTACCTATATTATTATAGCTGATTATGTGGAAGACCCTAAATGGGGTAGGCAATATAATATTAAATCAATTTATAGCGATGTATCATTTGATAAAAATGATAAAAGTGGTAGACAAAAATTTCTGCTTAATCTTTTTACTCCTAGTCAAGTACAAGCTATGTATGAGGTATATGATGACCCATTTTCTATATTAGATGCAGAAGATGTAGAAAAGCTTGTGCAAATTAAAGGCTGTGGTATTAAAACAGCAGATTTGTGGATTCGTAAATTTAAAAAGAACATTAATATTGCAAGAATTTTTGTTGAGCTTGAAGATTATGGTTTAACTAATAATATGATTAAACGTTTGATGGACAGATATAATTCACCAGATTTAATTATAGAAAAAGTTAAAACAAATCCATATGTTCTTGTTAATGAAGTTGATGGTATTGGTTGGAAAAGGGCAGATGAAATTGCACTTGCTGGTAATATTAAACCTGATAGTCCAATGAGAATTGGTGCTTATATAATTTATTATCTTGATATGTGTGGTGAAAATGGTAATTCATGGATTACACCTGACGAATTATTAGGTGCTATCCTTGATAATCTTGGAGAAGAAATTCCCGATGAAAATATTACTATGGCTATTAGAGAACTTGGTAATAAATTATGGTGGAATGAGAATAAAGATAAAATTGGTTTATCTAAATATTATAAAATTGAACACAGAGTTGCTGAAGAGTTGATTAGAATCAGAAATGCTGAATCCGATATTCATTGTGATAATTGGAAAGAACGTATTGAACATCTTGAAAGAAATCAAGGTTGGGATTTTACCGAAGAACAGATGAATGGTATTGAAACTGTTTTAAATAATAATGTTACCGTTATTCATGGTTTGGCAGGAACTGGAAAAACTTCAGTAGTTTCAGGCGTTCTTGAGGCTCTTAATAATTATTCAAGTGTAATGTGTGCATTGTCTGGAAGAGCCGCTTCAAGAATGAGTGAGATTACTGGTAAAACAGGATATACAATCCATAGATTACTTGGTTATCCTAAAGGTGATTCTGAATATCAATTTTTTGAATTTAATCAAGATAATAAATTACCTTATAATATATATATTCTTGATGAAATTTCAATGGTTGATTCTAGAATATTTTATTATTTATTGAGAGCAATTCCCGATGGTGCTAAATTAATTTGCCTTGGGGATTCGGGACAGCTTGAAGCAATAGGATGTGGCAATGTAGCTTATGATATGATTCATTCTCCAGAAATCCCTACGATTGAATTAACTAAGATTCACAGACAAGCTGCTAAATCAGCTATTATTACACAGAGTATTGCAGTTAGAAACAGTAAACAAATTGTAGGAAAAGATTGGGTTGGCAATGAAACAAGAGGAGAACTCAAGGATTTGGAGATTCATTGTTATTCTGATAGTAGTAATACATTTTATGAAGTAATGGAAATTTTTTCTAAACTGATGGCTCAAAAAGATTTTGATATTATGGACTGCCAGATTATTGTTCCTATTAAAACTAAAGGGGATGCTTGTACTTATAAAATAAATAATACAATTCAAGAATTATATAATCCTGCTTCAAAGAATAAAAAAGAAATAACAAGATTATCAAACAATAATCCTTTTATTCTTAGAGAAGGTGATAAAGTTATTAATACAATTAATAATTATAGATTAAGAACTCCTATTTATAATGGTAATATAGGAACAATTAAATCAATCAGCTATAATGAAGAATTAGATTCAAGAATTATTACAATTGATTTTATAGGAATTGGGAATGTTGATGTTCCCGAAGACGCATGGAATGGGATTGAATTAGGATATGCTATTACTGTTCATAAATACCAAGGCAGTCAAAGTAAATATGTGATTTTTGGCTTGGATTTTTCGTCATATGCTCTTCTCACTAGAGAATTAGTTTATACAGGAATTACCAGAGCGCAGAAAAAATGTTATTTAATTTGTCAAACAGGAGCATTGAGATATGCAACCGCACAACAAGCTGTTTCTACAAAACAAACTCACCTTCAGGATTGTCTATATGAAGTGGCGCATCCTAAGTTGATTTTTTAACAAGTATATATTATAATAAGGAGAGATAAATTTATGGGATTGATTACACATTTTAATAGGTTTATTGATGATTGGAAAGCAGTAAAAAACCACTGTCGTACAACAGATAATAAAGATTTTACAGATAAAGATGCAACAGATACTTTTAAAAAGAAACTGCTTATTTCAGAACATAGTCCAATTAGATTGCTTGAATTTGATTGGTCTTGGAAAGGTATTGCATATTGGGTAAGCACAGAATGGTCACGACATAAATTCGAAAAATTTATTAGTACACAACGAGATGATAGGTTAAAGGATGATATTCCACGAGGTAAAAAACCACAAGATGCCTCTGTTAATTATGATGGTTATGCAAACATGCAAAATCTAATTGATGCATGGAGAAAGAGATTATGTTTTCAAGCGACAAAAGAAGCTAGGTCATTAGCAGAAGATTTTAAAATTAAACTTCATGTGACACATCCATATGAATCAGATGTACTTTGTCCTAATTGTGTTTATCGTTGCGGATGCCCTGAATTCTACCCTTGTGGATATTTTAAAATGTTTAAAAATTATTTTTTAACACATCATCCAGATTGGGATATTCATGATATTCAGACTAGATATGATGTGTATAACGAGATGTTTTATGAAGGTATTGAAAAATGAAAATAAGAAAACCAGACCAGAATGATATTGTGATTTTTATGTATATTGTTTTTGTAATATTAATAACTGTTTTAGGATTGTTGGCAATGATTTGGAGTATAGCTGGAGCTTTTAAAATCCTTACATCAGACCTTCCATTTTGGATGAAATGGGCTTTGCTTACTCATGGGGGAAAATAAGATGACATCATGTAAATTTGAATTTCCTTGTAGTCCAAATGACACAGTTTATTTAGTAACTTCATATAGGGTTGTTCGATTATTGGTTATGCAATTACAGGTAGTGCGAGATATTAATAATGAGCTTTCTCCTGTGATATGTTTTTATAATTACCCTTTTATTACATTAGAAGAAGCAAAAAAGTATCTATTTGGTACATATGAAGAAGCTCAAAAAGCATATGAGGAAGAGATTTGATATGATATTTTACTATTGTTGCACACAAGAAAATAATAATTGTCCAAACAAAGAAACTTGCATGAGGTATCTGAACGCTGAGTCAGAACCTCATACTACATTATATAAATATTCATGTACTGAAGAAAATAATTATCATCTTTATATGAAGAAAGAAGATGATAATATTATAAATAATATAGAGGAGAATGAAAATGAAAAAAAGAAAACAGATTAATTATGAAGACATTGTTGAAATTGGATTGTCTTTAATCAAAGAAGAAACCGATGTTTTGTACGGTGAATCTGAAAAAAATCAAGCAGAATCTGCTATGAGAATTTGTGGTATTGTTGATTTTATAACAGCTTTAGATGAAGCAACTGTTTTATCTGAGTCTGATGTTTGTGAAAATCCAGATACATCAATTGATACATCAATTTCTAAGCAGCCTAAATTTAAAGAAGCTGTAATAGCAATGTCTGACGAAGACTGGGCTAATTATTTAAAATCTGGCTTAAAGGGGAATTAATATATGGCACTAATTATAATTGCGGGGAAAAGTGGTTCTGGTAAAGATGCTGTTGTTAATGAACTTTGCAGACGAGGATATAAAAGAATTAAAACATATACAACTCGTCCTATGAGACAACATGAATCTCAGGGGAATCCATATTATTTTATTACAGAAAAAGAATTTAAAGAAAAAGAAGCCAATGGGTTTTTTATGGAAACTAAAGAATACAATACTGTAAAAGGTACATGGTATTATGGCTCTCCTAAAAATGAGCTGCTTAGTTCTAAAAATAATATGGAAAATCGATTAATTATTTTGACACCTTCAGGGGTGGAGGACTTTACCAAAGAAGCTCGAAGTAAAAAAATTAATGCGAAAATCATATATCTACGAGCGAATTCTGGCACGATAAGCAAACGTCTCAAGCGTAGAGGAGATGACCCTGAAGAAGTTAAGAGACGTGTCGAGAAAGATGAAACTGATTTTGTTGCATTTGAATATTTTGCTGATAAATGTATTTATAATAATAGCGGCACTGAATTGAAAGATGTTGCTGATATTATTGATGAATATATTCAAAGCTTGTAAATATTAAATTAACTAGGAGGATAAATAAATGATAACTTTGTATAGTACAGGATGCCCAAAGTGTCAGGTACTTGAAAAAAAATTAATTAAAGACGGAATTGAATTTTCTGTTTCTGATGATATTAATGAATTAATTGAAAAAGGATTTATGTCTGCTCCAATTCTTAAGGTTGATGATAAATTTCTTGAATTTAAAGACGCTATTGATTGGTTAAAAAATAAGGAGGAATAAGATGAAAATTGATATTAAATTAATTAAAAATTTTGTTTCTCAATATAATAAATTACAGGCAGAATTTGGAACAGATATTGCAAAATTAAATGGGTTTGATGATGGACAACTTAGTTATACAGATTTTATAGATAATTTTATAGACGAAAAAGTTGTTGCTGATTCTAGTATTGATGGCAATTCAAATGTTAGTCATAAAGATATTGTTACACTTGAACGTGAAATGCCTAAACCTCATTCAAAGCTTTTAGCTTTTAATAAAATATACTACGAAATTTCTAAAAAATTTGGTTTTAAGATTGCTAATGACTGGTTAAGAATGGAATGGGTGGGAAAATTATATATGCATGATGCTCCTTCTAGCACATTTCGCAGTTATTGTTTTGCATATGATTTAACAGACCTTGCTGAAAAGGGACTGTTTTTTATTGAAGGGCAAAATCCTGAACCTGCTAAACATTTAACTACTTTTGTTGATTTTGTAAAAGAGTATGTAAGCTTTGCTTGTAATAGAACTTCTGGTGCAGTAGGGCTTCCAAATATTATTCCTTATATGTATTATTTTTGGAAGAAAGATGTTGAACAAGACTATTTAGGAATTAGAACAAGTCATAATGAAAAATATTATGCTAAACAAAACTTCCAAAGATTTATTTATGCAGTAAATCAACCGTATGTCAGAGATGGAAGTCAGTCAGCTTTTACAAACACTTCTGTATTTGACCATCCTTATTTTGAAGCTTTGTTTGGTGGGGCAGAATTTCCTGATGGAACTTTTATGATTGATTATGAAGAAGAAATTATTGAATTTCAGAAATGGTATATGGAAGTAATGTCAGATATTAGAAGTTCTAATATGTTTACTTTCCCAGTGAGTACAATTTCTTTGCTTAGACAGAATGGTAAATTTGTAGATGAAAAATTTGCAAAATGGGCTGTTAAACATAATATGAAATGGTCAGACAGTAATTTGTTCATTGATGAGACTGTTAATTCACTTTCAAATTGTTGTAGATTAAAGAGCAATATTGAAGACCTCGGGTATTTTAACAGTATTGGCGGTACAGCTCTTAAGGTTGGTTCAGTAAAAGTTAATACAATAAATCTTGCAAGAATTGCTCTTGACACAAATAGCGAAGAAGAATATTTGGAAGAACTTAAAAATAGAACTTATATTTGCTTATGTGCTTTGGATGCAGTTAGACATACTATTCATAGGAATGTTGAAAAAGGTATTCTTCCTAATTTTTCTTATGGATTGATTGATTTTGAACATCTTTATAATACTATAGGCTTTATTGGTGTTTATGAATCAATGAAAAAATTTGGATATATTAGAATAGATGAATTTGGTAATACTTATTATACAAAAGAAGCGTCTGCTTTTGGAGAAAAAATATTTAAAACTATGAGAAAAGTAGCAGACGATTTTATTAAAGAATATTCTTGTGATTATCAAATTAATACAGAGCAAATTCCCGGTGAAAGCGCTGCTGCTAAATTAATGAAAAAAGATAAATTCTTTTATCCAAGAGCAAATATTTATGACCTCCCTTTATATGGCAACCAGTTTATTCCTCTTGGTATTAAGACCACTCTTCAAGAAAGAGTTAGAATTGCTGCTGAATTTGATGGATATTGTAATGGTGGCAGTATACTTCATGCAAATATTGATGCACCGTTTGACAGTTTTGAAAAAGCGTGGAAAATGGTTAATTATATTGCAGACCAGCACTTAACATATTTCGCATTCAATACAAAAATTCAGTGTTGTGAAAATAATCATGCTTTTTATGGAGCTATTTGTCCTGTATGTGGAAAGCCTGTAGACAGTGAGTACACAAGAATTGTTGGATTTTATACTAAAATTAAATCTTGGTCGAATGAAAGGACACAAGAATACAAACTTAGAAAATGGGAAGCAGTAAATAATAACGAGGTAGTTTTATGATTGTAAAAGGGATTATTGATGAAGATTTTATTAATTATAAAAAACCTTCTATGGTAATTGAATTTCCTTATTGTTCATTTAAATGTGATAAAGATTGCGGGAGGGCTGTCTGTCAAAACAGTCCTCTTGTTGATGAACCAAATATTGAAATTGAGCACCATAAAATAATATATAGATTTTTTAAAAATGATATTTCTGAAGCAATCGTTTTTCAAGGATTAGAACCTCTTGATAGTTTTACAGACGTACTTAAATTATTAGCCATACTTCGTCTTCCAGCTTTTGCTGTTTTTCAAATAGATGTTGTAATTTATACTGGATACACAAAAGAAGAATTACAAAATAAGATTTATAAAGATAATATCTCTTATTTAGATAAATTAAAAAAATACAATAATATAATTATTAAATATGGTCGTTATATCCCAGACCAAGAACCACATTATGACGAAGTATTAGGTGTAAATCTTGCTTCAGACAATCAATATGCAGAAAGGTTATAACAATATGAAAATTAAAGTAACAGAAGATATAGAACTTGCTAATCAAATTAGGGCAGCGCTCAGAAAAAATTCTGGGTACTGCCCATGCAAATTAATAAAAAATGAAGACACAAAATGTATGTGTAAAGAGTTCAGAGAACAACCTGTTGGTGAATGTCACTGTGGATTATATATAAAAATAGAAGAATGAAAAATATGAATAATAGATATTACTTTCCTTATCTTCCTTATACAACTCTATATTATCTTCATGGTTTAGGATTTCATTATTCAGTAGATAGTGAAAATTATATATTAACTTTTCCTATTATAAGATATAAAGGAAGACCTACATTACTATGTAGACTAGTATATAATATACTTGACAATGAATTACATTATGATATAATCAATTCAAACAATGAACTTCTAGCATTATATTATGACCGTGAATTTGGTAATGCTGAAGATTATATTAAAAAAATAGATTCCATTGTTAATAAAAGAATCAAGACAATGGGATTCAAAAAGAAAAAGAAACAAGTAAATAATAAACAAAAGGAGAAAAAGGATTAATGAACGGAACAAATATTTTTAATGGAATGTTTGGTAAGATTGAAGCAGGTTTGGTAAGACTAGATGTGCATGGTAATGTAGCTGTTAAGACTACAAATGGTTATAAGTCTTATTCTACTAAATCTAAAAGATTGATTAATTGTGATAGTTTTGTATTTGACATTGGTGAGGAATTTTTCTTTGTAATTCCAACAAATAAAGTTGAAGTAAATGATATTATCCTTGCTGCTGGTAAGAATGGTAAGAGAGTACCGAAGTGTGTAATTGAAGTAAACGATACCTATATTACAGTTATTAATTATGAAGATTCTGTAGTTGAAAATATTCTTCCTGAGCGTCATGTATTTATGGGGTCTACTTATTTCTACGGTAAGATTGTCTCTATGTTTAATTTTAATAAGGGTAAAAAGAACGGTGGATTTGAAAATATCCTTAAGTTTAAGATGATGTCTGAGATGATGGGAAATGGTTCTGGTAACGGTCAGAACAATATGATGGGCAATATGATGATGTTGTCTATGATGAACAATGGTGGACTTGATAATATGTTTAATTTTGATAATATGTTTTCTTTGGGCGAAACAGAAGAAAGTGAAGAGGAGAATAAATAATGGGAAGTGGAAGTTTTACAACAAGCAGTTTTAGAAGTTATTCAACGAGCAGAGGAAGAACTGTTGATTCTAAAGGCACAGTAACATCTGATAGTTTGCAAGATTTTTATCAGCAGACACATATTCACGAAGATTTAAAACCTTATAAAGTAGTTCGTGAGTGTTGTGATTCTGATGAGCATCCTAACACAATTCCAGTAATTATTGGACTTGATGTGACTGGTTCAATGGGGAGAGCTTGTGTTAAAACAGCCCAGAATCTTAATACAATTATCACATCTCTTTATGATAAATTTGATGATATTGAGTTTATGATTATGGGCATTGGTGACTTATCTTATGACACTGCTCCTATTCAAGCTTCTCAGTTTGAATCTGATGTGAGAATTGCAGAACATCTTGATAAGGTCTATATGGAACACGGTGGTGGTGGTAATGGTTTTGAATCTTACACTGCTGCTTGGTATTTTGGATTGTATCATACAAAACTTGATTGTTGGAGGCGTGGTAAAAAAGGTATTATTATCACAATGGGTGACGAACCTCTTAATCCCTACCTTCCTAAATATCCTCTTTCGAGAGTAACTGGAGATAATCTGGAAGCTGATGTAGAAACAAAAGATTTGTATGAACTTACAAAAGAAAAGTTTAATATTTATCATATTGCAATTGACGATTTTGATGACTGCTATCAGGTTTATAAATCAAGAGTAGATGCTAGTTTTAGAAATTTACTTAAAGAAGATTATAAAATTTCTACTCTTGATGAACTTCCAAACACTATTGTAAAATGTATTGAAAATTCTGTTAATGGTTATTCTACAGAAAATTCTGTTGAGGCTACAGATAATAATTCCAATTTAATTAGTTGGTAAATAAAATATATAAGGGGTGTTATATTAACACCCCACTTAATAAAATATTGGAGATAAAAAATGAAAGGGGTGATGAAATGCCTACAAAAAACATTAAAGTTATTGTAGGTTCTTAGTCCAATTATGGTGATGAGGGCAAAGGATTAGCTACAGATTATTTTTGTAATCCTTCTGAGAAATGGCTTGGTGTATTGACAAATGGTACATCCCAAAGAGCACATACTGTTGATACAATTGACGGTAAACATCATGTATTTTCTCATTTTAGTTCTGGGACTTTTCAAGGTGCAGATACTTATATTAGTATTAATTTTGCAATTAATCCTATTACTTTCGTTAATGAATATCTCACTCTACAAAATGAATTTGGTATTACACCTAAGGTATATATTCACCCAGACTGTAAAATTATTACCCCTTTTGATATTTTAGCTAATTTGACTGAAAGAGAACAATCTGGTCTTCATAATACATGTGGCAATGGTTTTTGGAAAACTCTTGTAAGATATAAAGATGGTTATGGAATAGGTAGAATATCATTCTTTTATAAAAAGAATGAGTTTTGGATGGAATATTTAAATAATATAGAAGAGTATTATAAAACTATATTAAAAAACATTGATTTAAATTTTAATGGCATTAAAGCACATTTTATAAATGACCTACAATTTGTATTAGACCATTCTTTCATAATTGGAGATGAAATTCTAAAATCATATTCAAATATCATTTTTGAAAATGGACAAGGATTATTAATCGGAAGACAAAGTTCAAGAGTTGATTGGGATTTTTGTACACCATCTAATACAGGAATGAGATATGCATATAATATAATTGAAAATAATATAATTAGTGCAGATGTAGAAGTGTGTTATGTATCAAGAACTTATTTAACGAGACATGGTGATGGAGAACTGATTAATGAGTGTGGAGTAGAAGATATTAATAAATCAATTATTGATTATACTAATATTCCCAATGCATGTCAGGGCAGTTTAAGATTTTCTTGTTTTAATGATGAACAATTAATAAATAGATTGCATGAAGATTGGGTAAATAATATTAATCCACCTCATTATTTCTCTAATAAAAATAATTATAAATGTTCTTTAATGTTGACTCATTGGAATGAAAAACAAATTGAATTAGAAAATATAAAAACCTGTAATTTATTTAATGGTAAAATTTATATTTCAGATGGAAAGACAAAAGAATCGGTAAGGAGTATATAATATATATGTTTGAATTGTTAAAGTTTGCGAATGAAAATAATGTTAATGTTGATATTAAGGTCATGGATGGTTCATATAGACCTTTGGTAGGAGAAGTAATTAATATTATTACTTTTTCAAGCGTAACCAATCCTTCTAAAACTAGTCAAGTTACTGTTCTCAAAACAGATAGTGATGCTTATATTAAAAATAAAATTACATCTGCTATTAAAACGGTAGTTAGTGATGGGAAGAGCTATTCAGAAATGATGGAAGCTCGTGAAAGATTTTTTAAGGGGATTTAAAAACAATTAAAGATAATATATTGGTAAAGGCATGGGCTGAAATACCAATGCCATATGAGGGCGAGGCGTAAATGGATATTAAGTTCACCAATGCAGTGAAAGATGAATTTGCTAAAAGAGAGAATAAAAAGATGACACTTGAGACAGTTACACTTGATGAATTCCTAAATGAACGTGGCGATTTTGTTAAACAGGTTGTTTATAAAATTGATGGTGATTATATTGGCGATATTAAAGGTGAAAATATAACTGTAATTTTAATGGGCAACGGTGACTTTAAAGGGGATATTAACTCAAAAAGCGGCACAGTATTTCTTAACAAAGGCAATGTTATCGGAGATATAAAAGCAGATAAGGTGCTATGCCCGACTAATAAATCTTCAGATAAATCCTCAGATGTTACGATAACTTGCCACTCATGTAAATATTATTCATCTTATGGTGACCACGATTATTATTGTAAAGAGCTTAAAGAAAACTTTAGTAATCCATATAATACATGTAGCGGATATGTGGAGAGAATATGAAAATTACAGAAATAAAACAAGATTTATTTACAATGCCTAGCGATTACGCTTTAGCTCATTGTATTAGTGCTGATTTTAAATTGGGTGCTGGTATTGCTAAAAAATTCGATGAATTATTTGACGTACGTCAAAGACTATTTTATTTATGCGATGGAGATTATATTAAAGATTGGGATGATGATGTAAAAGGTGACTGTCTTGTTATTAGGGTAATAGAAGACCCCACAATTTTCAACTTAATAACAAAAAGGAGTTATTGGGACAAGCCAACATTACAAACAATAGAGAATGCATTGAAAAAAATGAAGATTATATGCGATGTTATTGGCATTGAAAAGGTTGCAATGCCTCGCATAGGATGTGGACTAGACAGACAAAACTGGTTTGATGTTAAGCCATTAATAGAAAAAGTTTTCGCAGATACTGATATAGAAATTGTGGTGTGTAGCTTATAGGAGAATATTATGAAACAAATCATCATAGTCCGTAAAGATTTAAATATGTCTAAGGGCAAGATGGCAGCTCAAGTTGCCCATGCAAGTATGGCATTTCTGACTAATGTAATGAAAAAAAATTCTAAGATAAGTATATATAATTCGTCATATTATAGTTGTAGATTTCTTGTTCATAAAAAATTATATGAAGACTGGATTTGTGGCTCGTTTACTAAAATTATCCTTGAAGCCAAGAACAAACATCAGCTAGAGAAGGTGTATAAAATCGCTGAAGAGCTAGGACTTGAAGAAAATATTCATTATTTCCCTATAAAAGATAATTGTTATACAGAACTTGAGCCTGAAGAAGTTGATGAAAATGGTGTTGGCAGAACGCTTACTTGTGTAGGTTTTATTCCTCTTAGTGATGAAACAGCCAATAAGATTAGTAAAAAGTATCAATTATATCATGATAATAAAAGTGATATTGACCCTTGGGATGGTGAAAAACCTCATGCTAAGAATGGGTTTGTTGAGAAGTATTGTTTATAATAGTATTATTTTTAAAGGAGAATAAATATGCAACAGTTAATTGATATTGTACTTTCGGTTTTGCTTGTAACAATGTGTGTTTCTGGCATACTTACAATTGCAGTCTTTTGGTATCTTGTTTTATCAAGATTGTTCGATGGTATTACTGGTGTTATTCCTAATGATAAACAAGTAGAGGAGATGACTAAGTGAACTGGGATGATATGACATATGAACAGAAGAAAAACTGTTACGAAAGTTGGGTACAAGAATTAAAAGATGAATATGGAGATAATGCAACTCCAGTTCCTTTTGAAGCATTTGACCAAGAATGGTCAGGACAATTTTATGAGGTTATCTAATGGACGAAACAGAATACGCAAGAGATGATTTTGATGAATATGATGACGATGAATATTATGATTAAAGGAGTAAATAATATATATGGATGTAAGATTTAAGAGATTAAATAATTTGGCAAAAATTCCCACAAGAGGAAGTAAATTTTCAGCAGGATATGATTTGTATGCTGCTACTGATAAAGATATTCAGATTCCACCTCATTCTACAGTAAAGATTGGAACTGGGCTTGCTATGGATTTACCTAATGGTTATTTTGGAGCAATCGTAGCTAGAAGTGGTATTGCTACTAAAAGAGGACTTAGACCTGCAAATGCTTTAGGTGTATGCGATTTTGATTATAAAGGAGAGTATATTGTTGCTCTTCATAATGATACAACTGAAACAAAAACAGTACAGGCTGGTGAACGTATTGCTCAGTTAATTCTTCTTCCTTATCAGGATATTAATTTTATTGAAGTAGAAGAACTTGCTAAAACTGATAGAGGTGATGGTGGATTTGGACATACAGGAGAGAAGTAATGGGAACGAGAAGTACAATTACTTTTTATGAAAAATTTAATACAGAGCTTATACCTTATGCAAACATTTATCAACAATATGATGGTTATCTTGAAGGAGTAGGTGAAGATTTATGTAAATGGTTAAAAAATAAAATTATTGTAAATGGATTTTCGCCCAATGATAAAAGAGATATTGCTAATGGAATTGGTTGTTTAATCGCACAATATGTTAAAGACCATAAAGATGATGTTGGTGATTTATATATATTCCCTATCGAAGATAGTTGTGAAAACTGTGACTATAATTATTCTGTAATTATTGATGAAAGTTGGACAATATCATTATATGAAACAGAAAGAAAAGCAGAAGATATTACAACTATAGAAGTTGGTAATTGGGGAAAGGAACCATTTTTCAAAGGTACTATCCAAGAACTCCTTGATTATATTGAAAAACATAAAGAGGAATAATAAATGACAGAAAAAGAAGCACAAGAAATTATGGAGAAAACCATTATTAATGGCACTCCTCATCCTAATACCCTTGAGTATATTGAAGCTTTAGAGATTTCAATTGATATACTTGGCGCTGATTATACGAGAGAACAATTAAAAAATTGGATACTCTGTGGGAAGTATCCTTTTCTTATTCCTAGATATGAATGGAATGGAGAAATTATAGAAGAATATGATTATATATCTACATATCTTGATGATATGCCAGATGGTTGGAGAAAAGCATTTGGCGAAATGATGTGTGAAGAGATTAAACAGGAACTTGTCAGGTGTAATTATCTTAATGAATATAGAATTCTTCAGATTAAAGAAAAATATGGTGAACTTCGTTGGTATGATAATGGCACTCCAATAGATTGTAAAGTTCCAGAAATCATTGATAACTATTCTATGTTATCACAAAATATTTGTATTATCTGCGGTAAACCTGATGTGCCAATTATAAATAATGGTTGGATTTCTCCTTATTGTAAGAAATGCTATACAACTCCATCCGATTGGTATAAAAAAGAACACCCAGATAAAATTGATGAATGGATTGAATTTCATTCTGATGATTGGGAAGGATATAATAAAGAAGAAACCAATAAAATGGTAAGTACTTACACTGTACATACATGGTCTAAAGAAAAAGGTGATGAAGAGATTATCTATGATATCTCAGAAACTGCTAATAAAATCAGAGAAAAATGGGAAGCTGAACACGGTAAAGATTAAAATGAATATATTAAATAAAATAATCTCATTATTTTTAAATAATAAAAAAGCAGTCACCAATATTGTCTGTTGTTCTGGATGTAAACATTTATTTTACTGGAATGACGGTAGCGTTGGATGTGACATTGAAAAAGAATATATCTGTATACCAAATGGATTTATTCATAGAGAGGAGTCAAAAAATGATTCACAAAAATAGAGGTAACAGGCGCTGGGTTGATAAGCGTAAAAGAAGACACAAATATAATCTTTATCAGAGAATTTGGGGAGATGCTAAAACATTTCTTGATGGAATCCTTGGTAAATATGATAAGGGTAAAATTCACAACCAAGAATATTATAAAAAAACCAATAATAGGACAGCATCTAAAGATCGAGTGAGTGGTGGCAAACTTGGTAATAATTATCGTCATACCGATAAAAAGAAAGTCGAGAGTTGTAATGACAGAATAAAAGATTATGAAAGCTGGTTTGATGATGATATGTATAATGCCATGTTAGCAGACTGTGAAGACTATGATTTATACGGAGATGAATAAATGAAATATCCTAATCTTGAATTACTTGAATACATTACAGAGAATACTGCAAACGAATTATTTAAAGACGTATTAATAATGTCCACTTATCATAAATTCAAAATGTATGTATTTCCTCAAACTTGGAGTTCAACTGCACTTGGATTTGATGGGTGTGGTGGTTGCAGTGGACAGGCAATTACAGAAGCCTATACTACAGTAGTAGAAATGACATCATATAAATTCGAATCTGGTAAGGATATAAGAGGAATAGTTTATAAAGAATTAGAAGACAAAGTTTATGCAGTTTTCTTTGATGGGTGTATTGCATATATGTGTTTAAATCCCGATTCTGAATTTTTGAAAGATTGTAACAATATGCGTATGGAGTCACAAAAAGGAGCAAAGTATTATGTTGATGAAAGTCTTAATGATGAATATGAGTACAGTAGAGTATCCATTTTATAAGTATATTTGTGGCGTTACAAGTTTAACATGTTGTGGGTGTTCTTTGTTTTGCGAACATAGGAGAGAAAAGAATGAAAACGCTGACAGAACAAATAAAAAAGATTAAAAGTCAATACGATTTCCCTATATGGTTAATCAAAGAGACCCTCGAATATCACAATGGCGATGAGGCTAAAGCGTTTGAAGAATTAAGAAATATATATTCTGCTATTGGTGACCATCCAGAAATTGTGGTTAATAGAAATATTAAAAAGTTCATGCATAAAGCGAATCATTTAAAAGCTGAACATAAACTGGACGAAATAAGACAATATCTTGATAATAATTTACATCCACTTGTTAGTCCAGATAATTGGTCGGTATACTCTGACCTAACAGATTTGGTTGATAAACTGGGTGAACTAATTAAAGAAGATGAATAGGAGAAAATAAAATGGCTATATCATTAACAGCAGAGCAAAAGCAAGAAGTATTTGAACCAATGTTCAAGAATTTTGAGACAGAAGAAATCTTAGAATATTTTAAAGAAATAGTAACTAAAATACCAAATGCTATTTTTTATAAACCAGCAAGTAGTT